AAACAAGATAATTTTAATTATATAAAAAAAATAATAAAAAATTTTAATCAAAATATATCTTATAAAAGTGGAAAATATAATTTTAATAAAACTATTAAATGTAAAATACATAAAGATAATTACCTTAATTATATTAATCCAAAAATATGTGAAAAAAATTTTGTATCATTTATACTTAAATGTGAAGAAGTAGGGAATTATCAATTTAGTATTGAGTTTGAAGATTCAGTATTATTAAATGGAGATTTTGAAGTTTATGAATTGTAATGAACCAATTATTGGTGTTCACGTATATGACGATGTTTTTGATGCAACTAACTTTATTGCACAATTAGAAGAAGACTGCAAAGACGAATGGGGACCGTTATCTTGGCATGAGTCAAGAGTTGGTGAAGGTTTTTATAGTGAATACAGATCATCTAGAGAATGTAGTCTCATTGAAATAATGAAACCTTATCCAAGAATTAAAATTAGTGAATATTTTTACGACGATCTTTATGACAAGATATATCCGTGTCTTCAAAATTATATAATGTCATACTCACTGCCAAGAATAGCTCATGAGCCTTTTGTTGTTCTTAAGTATATGAATGGTGGAAATTATAGAACTCACTCTGATTTTGGTCCAGATAATGGCAGAATGTTTAGCATGGTAGCGTTTCTAGATAATACAAGTACCGGTGGCAGTCTAGAGTTTCCTTACTTTGATCTTCAGGTTGAAGCAAAACCAAAAAGAGTTGTGGTTTTTCCAGCTAATTTTCCATATTCACATATAGCTCATTCAGTTGATGATGGCGTTAAATATTCTTTGGTATCTTGGTTTAAATAAGGAGGGAATCATGCAACCAGAAAATTTAGAATTAAATATAGACGAAGATAGTGAGATAGCTCAGCCACTATATCTTCTTTCTTGGGCTAAAAAAACAGTTGATAATAATACAACACAAGGACTTTTTGCTGGATGTAGAGCATTTGATCAACTTGGACTATGGATAAATCCTGCTATAATAGAAGAAGAAGAATAGTTAAAAGGAAAAAAGATGTTAGCCTATAATAAACAAAAGCACTTAGATCATTTAAAGGAAAGAATATCTTTAATGTCTATTTCTGCTGGATTAGATTATGATTATATAGATATTAATAACTACAAGGAAATAAGAGATAACCTTAATTTAATGTTGGTACCACCAGAGTTGTTTAGAAAAAAAGTTGAGTTAAGAGCAATTATGTATAGTTACTTTTTAGCAAATGGAGAAGTTAACAATGGCTGATAATACTAGTACAAATGAAGCAACATCATTAGTCGCAACAAGAATAGGTTTAGAAATTAGTAAATGGACTGGACTTTGTGACTCTAGTGATCCATTGTTTAAGTCCGATCAAGATTTATTAAACTTTTGTGCATCAGCATATTCAGAATGGCAAAGTTTAAATTATAGTGATAGAATTCTTCAAGGTGGAGATGAGTTTTATTCAACCGCATTAATGGGTACTGAAGGTGGAGAAGCATTTCTTCCAGTAATAAAATTAGGTTTATTAATAAATCAATTATTTTTCCGTTTAGTAAAACCACAAAACAGTTTAGTAGTTCATGGTCCTGGAATTATAGCTCAAGCCAGTTTATTCTCAGAGAATGTGTATGTTCCGCACAATATCCATGTTTACTTGGCTGAAAAATATTTAGACACATCTGAACTTAACAACGTTAATATGATTGACTATTCTGATATTTACAATAAAACCAATAACTATGACTTTGTATGCATAATTATGGGGGCAGCTTCAGATAGAGAAATGTTAGAAGCTATAATGGATAGTATTAATCCTGGTGGAATTCTAGTTTTATCTGGATCTTCTAATGGTGGAGAGCTCTATATGAATTTAGAACAATCATACGCTTACCAAATTCATCAAGAGATAATAAATAGAGGAGATTTTAGTTTGTATAATATACCAAACTTCATGGCGCAAACAATTTGTATAAAGAATGGTTAACTATACTTATGAATAAAAAAATATCTATAGGAATTATTGGTTCCGGCACGGCGGGTCTATTGTCTGCCATTATGTTTAGAAATGCATTTCCACATTCTGACATTACAGTAATTTCGTCATCTGACATAGGAATAATCGGTGTTGGAGAAGGCTCGACCGAGCATTGGAAAGAATTTATGAAGCTATGCGATATACCTCTTTTTGACATGTTATCAAAAACTGGAGCAACTCATAAATATGGTATTAGATTTGAAAATTGGTCAAAGAAATTTCCAGATTATTTTCACTCGGTTTCAGGAGATGAAACACTATATGCGTATGGTTTATATCCAACCTATTCAGGTTTTGTCGAACAAGAGAAAACATTAACATCGCAAACAGCTTCAGTAGGTTTGGTTCAGGATAAATTAAGAAGACAATCAACACATGATGCAGTAAACCAGTTTCACTTTGACACATTTAAATTAAACAGATACTTTTCTGAATTATGCTTTAATAGATCGATAAGAATGATTGATGGAGAAGTAGAAGATATAAATATAGAGTCGGAATTTGGCACTATAGAGTCTGTTACATTAAAAGATGGTAGTACATTTAGTGCTGATTTTTGGGTAGATGCCACTGGGTTTAAAAAAGCTATTATTAGTAAAGTTTCAGACGTAGAGTGGAACTCTTTTTCCGAATACCTATGCGTAGATTCTGCTATAGCATTTCCATCAGAAGCAGATGAAAATGGTAAGATAAAACCATACACAAGAGCAAGAGCTATGTCCTCTGGCTGGATGTGGGAAATTCCGACTCAAGAAAGAAGAGGAAATGGTTATGTTTTTAGTTCTAAGTTTATTAGTCTAGAAGAAGCAATTGCAGAAGCATCAAAAGCAGTAGGCTTTGATGTAAAGCCAGCAAAAGTTTTCAAATTTGATCCTGGACATTTAAAAAAACCATGGGTTAAAAATTGCGCAGCAATTGGACTTTCCGCATCTTTTGTGGAGCCACTAGAAGCCACTTCTATTGGAAGTACAATACAGCAAATTAAATGGTTGATTCCATCAGTTGCAAATTATAAAAAAACCAATCAGCACATGCAAGAGTTTTATAATAAACAATTTAATCTAATGATGGATAACATTTTAAGCATGATAAGATTACATTATATGACTGATAGAGACGACACTCCATTTTGGAAGCATGCAGCTTCAAGACCAGTTAATCAGACTTTGCAGGAGTACTTAAATCTTTGGTCAGAAAGAACACCATCTAGATATGATATACCTTCTAATAATGGCGAAATGTTTCTTTCTTCTCACATGATACATGTTGCTCAAGGTCAAAATCTTCTAAATGCCAAAGACGCAGGTTTATTTATAGATAACATGTGTCTTAGGGATCAAGTGAAAAATGATATGTCAGAAAAGCGATTAAGTAGAAATAATCACGAATTAGTAGATCACAAAGAAGCATTGATGGAATTATATGAAATTTGGGAATAGTAAAAACTACAAAGACCTAAAAGTAAAACCAGGAGAAGTATTATTTATACCTTCTGACAATAGGCATTTAGAAATGCCACCCACAGTTAACACATCTTCAAATCCACCTGGTTGGTTTAGAAAGATGGGGAAGTTTCCGGGATCAGTAAGAAGATGTGCTGGAACAATAGATTATCTAGCTGCAGGAGTAAGCCTTCCTGCTTGGTCTAACTTTAAATTCAAGAACAAGGGCTCAGGATCTATATGGGAAGTCGCTACAGATCAATTGGATTTACCTGGCAATTATCCAATAACAGTTCAATCTTTTGATTTTGCACAAACTGGGAAATGTCCAATGTCTGAAATAAGAGATCAAGAAGTGCAAGAAGGATGTTATCCAAAACTTGTAAATCCATGGAGAATTAAAACAGCTCCAGGTTGGTCAACTCTTATTCTTCCAAATTTATTTGAACCAAATAAAAACTGGACTGTAGTCCCAGCAATAGTCCATACTGATTTTTATCATACATTAAATGTTGTTTTGAATATCCATTCAAACGAAGATTTTGCCATACATTATGGAGATCCATTAGTTCAATTAATACCGTTTAAAAGAGACTCTGATTTCAATAAAGTTTTATTTGAAGATGAAAAAATGTTTAAATATGTTTCTTCTAGGGGTTTTGGTTCAGGCAGTTTAATTCCAACTCCTGGAGAAAGTACAGCAAGACCATATAGAATGGAAAGAATTAAAGTAGATAAACAGATTGAAGAAGAGAAATCAAAAAGAAAATGGAAAAAAAACAAATAGTATTTCCACTAGGTTTACACAATGCAATTGCATACAAAGATGGTGTTCTTTCTGATTTTTTATGTGATTCAATTATTGATTTTATGGAGAAGGAAGATAACAAAAACCTTCTTAGGGTAGGAATGACAGCTTCAGGCGTAGAATCTGATCATAAAGTATGTACAGATGGAACTATAAGTGCATTTCATCCCGCTGTATTAGAACATCAAGCTCCAACTTTAGAAATATTGTCTTCTCAAATATTCTCATCTTTTTCTCCTTTGGTAGAAGAATATTGCAATAACTACGAACATATGCAATTTTGGACAACTAGATTGGATACAGGTTATCAGTATCAGCATTATATTAAGAATCAGGGTTTATATAAAGTTCATGTGGACGGAAGTTCATTTGATAAACCTGGTTATTCTGAAAGAGTATTAGCAATAATTATGTATTTAAATACCGTAGAAGAAGGTGGCGGAACAGAGTTCCCATTACATGATTTGACTATAGGTGCAGTAAAAGGTAGAGTTGCAATATTTCCAACAAATTTTAATTATCCACATTCTGGACTTAAACCAATTTCTAATGATAAATTTATAATTAGTAGTTTTATGTTTAGTCCTTTGACAAAAGAACATTTTGATAGATCTTCATATTATTGGAATGAAGTCTTGCAAAGAAACGCTGAAGCAGAAGGTATAAATGTTTAAAAATATAAAAATATTCTTTAAAAAAATACAAAATGCAATAAACACAATGTCCTCTAAAAATTATTGGACAAAAGCTAATATCGTTGAGGCATGGGGGTTTGGCACTAAAATAGTCATTATTTTTCCTGGCCTTCTTTTTGGCTATCAGTGGTGGTGGATATATATATTTGCATTAATTTCTAGCATAGCGTTGATTTGGTCGTCTACAGTAAAGACTCTTCCAACGATTATTTTATTTAACGTATTGTGGGTAATTTTAGCAAGTCTTTCAATTATAAAGCATTTTTGGCAATTTTAAATACTACTATATAAGTAGGAGGCAGCCTATGCTATATAATGATAATTTTAGTTATAGTCAAAGTGGTGTAAGCTACCAGGGTACTCTGTATCTAAATATAGATAGCGTATCTACTCCACTGATACTGCCCAATGTTTCAATATATTATGCACAAGACGTTGACTACAGCAATGTTTCTACTATTGGACTAGTAACCATTGAATCTACATCCAGTGGCATAGTCACAATGCAAACAACGCAGAGTCAAGCTCAAATACTGGCAGAAGTCAGTACTATATATATATTGTCGACCTCAGAAAGTTCTACGCAAGTAAACTCTCTTGTCGGGCAGTCTACTGTTGAGGTTTTTGTAACTAATAGTACACAATCCGCAGAATCAATTATTACTTATTAAATTTGGAGATAAGATGTCAAGTTCCGTGCTTGTTAACGATACCGTAAGAATTAAAGTTAAATTTGTTGACATTAATCCTTCTACTGGGGAACAAGTAGAAGTTTCTCCGGTCTCTGTATCAGTTCTTATAGAAGATGCAGCAGAAGAAGAGGTAATTAATACCGCAGCAACTTCTAAACAGAATTTATACGTTGGAGATACTGATTCCGATTACAGACCATCTGTTACTCTTAAGTCAGATGAGACGATAATCTTTGCCCCAGACGTAGATCCTCTTTATGTAGATCCAGAAGAACTTCTCTCTTTTTTCCCAGATGCATCACTCCTTGAGATAGGAGAGCTAATACATCATTACTCACTGGAAGTAAAAGAAGTTTTTAACCTTCAAGATACAGAAGATGGATCTGGAATAAGTTTTACCACAGCAGAATACATTAAAGCTTCAACTTGCTGCGAATTAAGTAGAACATATGGTTTTGGTGGAGACGACGAGCTTTCGTTGAAGTTGGCCGATCTATCTATAACAAATAGATCTAACCCTAGAAATTCTATTAACAGAGGAAATGCAACTACGTGGTGCCAAATAGCAGCTGCCCTAAGAAAAGAATTAATGGCATCTAGAGTCGGCATGAGAGCTGTTGTTCCTAAGGGTCTACCAAATAAAAAAGTTCATGCAAACTATAAGACCGTTGATCCAGAAACTGGCAAGTTGGTTTATCTATCTGATAAAGAATTGTATGGACCCGGCAGAACCACTCCAACGGAACCAGATGACCCAATGCCAGATAGAAAATTTAAGAAGTATGATTGATCCAAAAAAAGCATTTAGAAAAATTCTTAGAGAATATGGCCACGATATCCTTCTGCAAAGAAGGGTTTCGGATGATTTTTTATATTCTACAAATTTTGAAAGAATAACAACAAGGCACTTTTTTCCTTCATCAGAAGTTTTAGCTCAGGCGCAAAAAGAAGACAACGAAGGCATTAATACAAACGTTGATCTTATTTTTTATTTTGAGTCAGAAGTTAATCCAAAACAAGGTGATAGAATATATGAGGAGTCGCCTTCAAATATAAATGATCCAAACGTTTATTTAATAGATTTTGCAGCTCCAGTTAGAGGAAGAATGGGTAAAATAGTTTATTGGACAGTTGGAGCAACCAGAGAAAGGCCTAGCTAATGATAATATTATCACCTGGTCAAACTGGTACATTTGAGTTTATATTTAGTGAAAATAATACATTTTACGACCCAACATCTGGAGCTACTCCAACTGACGTTCTTATTTCAGTCCTAAGAGGTGATGCTGGAGCTGGAAGCGTAATAGATGGGCCTTATTCCTACTTATTTCAAGACGCAACTCCAAGTGGAAACTACATAGAAAAAAGTGTTAACAACACTGTCTATTATGGAAACTTTGGTGATATCCCTGGACAAAATGTTTCTAATTTAAATGTTACAAAATTTTCATTTAACTACACTATTCCATCTAACCTGTATCCAGGAAATTATTCCGTAGTAGCAACAACATACTCTGGAGCTAGCATCATACAATACATAGCTCAGTTTCAGGTCCCGCAGTCAACTGCAATAATATCTTCACCTTATGCATCTGGGCAAAAAGATTTAACTCAATCTTTTGTGCCAGCATATGAAACCTTAGATCAATATAAAACTAACTCTGTTCTTCTAATAGGTCATGCTGACGGAATAACTTTAAATAATATTATAAGAATATCTTCTATTCAAGAAGCAATAGACCTATTGAAGGCAAATTCGGATTCACCTTTATTAAGAGGCGTTTTTGATGCCTACGCTGCTGGTGCAAGGGATATCTACATTTGTGCTGCAGCTCCAATGAATGAATATATTGAGGGAATACAATTAAGAAACACCGCTCAACCATTCTATTCAATGGACGACGCAACGCCTATAAATTATAACTTTTATCAAAGATACTGGTCTAGATTAGAAGAGACCTACGAAGTGATTAAAGATTATGACTATATAGATATAATTGTTCCATTAGAGACTAGTATTTTAAATACAGGATCTATTGATTTTGTAACCCAATTAGCAATGTATTGTCAGGATTTTCACAATAAAAGCGGGATGATACAAATAGGTGTAATAGGAAGCAGAACTGGTTCTATAACAGAAGCAGACATACAAACTTTAGAAGCTAAGCAAATATTTACATCTAAGTACACAATGTTTGATTCTCAAAATCAGATAATTGGTGACATGGGTAGATTTATTGTTCCTGTTTATGGTGAACTAATAATAAATCATAATTTCTTAAATAGAACATACATTTCTTCTGGCGCAGCGACTGTAGCTGGAATGATTTCTTCAAATCCCGTAAATCAAAGTTTAATTAGGAAAAGAGTTCCCTCAGCATTTGGTTTGAGTGGAATTTCTTTAACTCAAGCACAAGTAGACAGACTTGATAATATTGGGGTAAACACCTTTACAAGAAGCGCAAGAACCAGAAGGGGAAACGCTTATCAAATTTACCTAACAAATGACAATACTATGGCACACAGTACGTCTAATTATAGAAAGCTTCCTCAGATTAGACTTTGCTCTATGTTAATAAATGAGATTAGAGCTTTATCTAATAATAATATAAGTAAATTTTCTTCTCAAAAAGCAGTAGAAGACGTTCAGCAATTATTGTCTTTTTTAAAAAGAAATAATATAATTGCAGATTATGACTTTGAAGCTTATAGCGATCAGGATATAAAAGGTAAGTTATATTTTGATATAAGCGTTGTTTCTTCTTTGGGTTTAAAGAAACTGTCTTTTAGTATATCTTCCGGCAAGGCGGCATAATATGGCACAGAATGCTTTCGGTTTTCCTTTACCAGCTCTAAACGAGGTGGCAAACAATAGGACCTTTGGTCCTCCACTACAGGCAGCTGGTAATTTAACTTATCTTGAATTCGTATCTGTAGTAAAATTATTGTGGGAAAATTTACATCCAGACATACCGATTGTCCCCACTCAGCCAGCACAGTATGCAACATATCCCTGTATAGTTTATGGACTAGAACTAAGAAAGGCTCACTCTGTAGAGCCAAAACCCAGAAGTCGCCATGTTGTAGAAAATGATATGATGGTGTTTGGTCAGAGATTTCAAAATGTTGTTTCCTTTACTATAACCACAAAAGTTATGGGTGGAGCTACAAGAACTCCAGAATCAAGGTATGACGGGGCTGAAGTCGCTGACTCTTTGGCTGAAATATTTGAAGATTTTATGCTCGAATATACTCCAGTTTTTAAAAGATTAGGAGCATCAGAGTTTGTTTATGCAAGAAGATTGGCTGACGCAGAAGAAAATAAAGGCAGTACAGATGTAGTTAAAAGAACAGTTACCTACATGTTAACTACCGAAAAGCTTATAGCAAGCTCTGTCGGAACTATAGAAAAGATAGCCATAGACGTAAGGACGTATATGGCTTACGAGAAAGAACTAGTTAAAGAGGCCCTTGAAAAGGCTACTCCTGACTTTGATGGCACAGAAGTAAGTATTATAGACCTATATCAAAGTTCTACTCCAAATCTTGCCTCATAGTTGTTTTTATAGGTTGTTCGTTACTATACATTAAGACTAGACCTACAAAAGACTGCAAACCGGAGGTTTAAAATTCAATGGCTCTACCTGGCGTTAAAACAATAGTACTTTATGGTTCCTCTCCCAAGCAACACAGTCTTTAATCATAGTAGTGGCACAGCTACTTCTGGTGGCTCAGATGTGTTTGATGACGCATTTGCTGCAGCTGAAGTTTCTATGCCAGACATTATCGTCCCCTGGGGTAGAGGTGGTGTAACATCAGACTGGCAAGATCCAGCTACTCCAAGCGATGACGTTGAGTATGGCTTCCATGCCGACAACACCGCAACAGTAGCAAATAACTGGGCATACAAGGTTGCAAATAAGGTCAAGTCAATTAGCGAAAATACAAATCCATGTGTTGCCGTTATGGGCATCAGACCATGGATTGGCTCCGGAGCAACACCTGCAACAGCAGAAGTTATGACCCCAGCAAATGTATCTAGCCACCTTGCTCTTTCTCGTCTACCAGACAAGAATGCAGTCAGCGGTTCGGCTTATATTTGGGGCGGAATCGGCAGATACGTTGTTGTTATTGCTGCTGAAGTAAAGCCAGTAAATTACAGCTCAGAAAACTACAGTGACTTTGGTTATGCAAATGGCGCAACAACTTTTGCTGCATCAATAAGCAGAATGGCTTCTTATGTAAGCCCAGTTAACAAGACTGTTTTCAACGTAACAAGACTTCGTTACAATCCAACAAGAACACAGCTTTCTAACGAAAGCAATACCGGCGTTGCCGACAAGGGCGTAAACGCAATTGTTCTTAACTTCAACAAGATTCCAGTATATGCAGAAGGCATGACATTTGCTCCTGCTACCTCAGATTACAACAGAATTTCTACCTCAAGAATTATCAATGAGGCTTCTCTTGTAGTTCGCCAGGTTTGCCAGAAGTTTATTGGAGAGCCTTCAACAATGCAAGTTCGTAACTCGATGGAAACAGCTATTACATCGGGTCTACGTGGCATGCAGCAGCTTGGAGCACTTCTCGACAGTGACTTTACAGTAAGTTACATTCCAAGCGAGAACAAGGCCCTAGTTGACCTAGTGCTAACACCAGCCTTTGAACTCAAGTCAATTGAAGTTCAAATAGCAGTTAATCTATAATATACAAATACGATAGGAGGGTACACAGATGCCTACAGGCGAGTACTACGATTCACCGGTTAACAAATACCTTAATACTTACACCACTTTCTCTGGAGCAGACATTGTTGCCACATTTGGCGGTAAAGAGATTGGTGCACTTTCAGGTATTACTTTCTCGGTCACAAGAGAAAAAGCACCAATTTACACCATGGGTTCGCCAAACCCAAGGTCATTCTCCAGAGGTAAAAGAGGTATCGCTGGTTCATTGATTTTCACAGTCTTTGACCGCCCAGCTCTTTATACCATGCTCGAGACTCATCATGGCACTTCTCAGGACATGAAGTTCTGGACAAGATCAAGCAACACACTTCCAGGTGATCCTTCACACAGAAGAGGTATTGCTGAGTTTGACGACCAAACAAGAGACGTTGTAAGTAAGGTTCCTTACTATGCAGACCAAATTCCACCATTTGATATTACAATTACCTTTGTCAACGAATATGGCCAAGGTGCTGTAAGATCAATTTATGGCGTAGAGCTTCTTAATGAGGGTTCTGGCGCTTCGATGGACGACATCGTCATTGAAGAAACAATGACCTACGTTGCCCGCGAAATTGGTCCTATGTACACCATCTCTAACTCACAGTTGAGCAGATTTGGCGGTAGCTTGTCAGACATCATTTCTAAGGATGCAGTAACCTCAAGCGGTCTAAATTCAGAAATAATTAGACCTTAATTAAGGTTAAGTCTTAACAGCTTAAGCGTGGAGGATGACTAGTTTGTCCTCCACGCTTTAGTTTTTTTCGGGGTAAAATGTACAAAGATATAGAAAAGCTTAAAATTGAGCAAAGAAAAGTAGTTGACTACGCCAATCAGGTAGAGTCAGTTAGAAGAGAAAAGGGTCTTCCAGATCCATTCTCAAACATGTCATTTGCTGGCGTTGACATTCAAGCAACAATGGTCTTGCCAAGAATAGGTGACCAAACTTCAAGCGATGAAGGTGACTTTATTGAGCTTGGAGAACTTCAAACAATATCATATTCTATACACAGAGAAAATAGTCCAGTAAGAACATTGGGTCACGTTAATCCAAGAGGTTTCGTAAAAGGTTCAAGAACTATAGCTGGATCTTTAATATTTACAGTATTCAATGAATACGCTTTTTATAGAATTAAAGAATTTAAAAAAGCATTATTGGAAAGAAATTATGCTCCACTAGCAGACATGCTTCCTCCTTTTGATATTGTTTTAACATTTTTTAATGAATACGGATTAGCTGCTAAAATGAAGATTTTTGGAGTTACTATAGTAGACGAAGGTCAAACAATGTCGGTTGACGACTTGATTACAGAACAGACCTACACTTATATGGCCAGAGGCTTGCAGCCATTAATGCACTTGGATCCAGCTGAAGATAGAAATATTTATTCTAATAATCCAGATGATTTAGCAAAACAAGCTTTAGATATATCTACTAATTTTTTTGGTGATAGAGTAGAATTATATAAGAACTTTATTAACTCAAGGATAGCTAACTAAATGCCGGAACAGCAATACAATAGAGCTCCATACAGGCCCTTTACTGCATATCTTCCAAGAAACTTAAAGGAAGGTGAAAACTTTTTTGATCCCCTAAATCAAGCTATAGATTTAGAATGGGGTGGAACAAGAACTGATGAAAAGTTTAATAGTTATTTTGACTACTTCTTTTCAGGAGAAGATGTCAAGGTATACATAGATGGTCTTTTTGATGAAAAATACGAGATGGATATTGCATCAATGGCTTTCGTTATCAAGCAGGAAAAACAGCCTCTCTACGGATTCTGGTCATATAACTATGATGCCGTTATGATGGGCACCAGATTGATTACTGGCGAATTGTCTATCTATTCCAGGTACCCAAGAAGAATGACAGATCTTCTAGAAGAGGCTGCTAGAGTGAGAATGGAAAGTTCTAGTTCCAAGCCTTCATCAGCAGTAATGAGTTCATTAGGAAATTCTACCGATCAAGCTAGAAAAGACGATGAAATAAATATACAAAAATATTGGCTTAACTCAGAACTAGACAGAGTCACATCAGATCCTATGGCTAGATCTCTAGTAGAAAACCAAGGTGCTGGTCACAATATATTTAGCGCTCATCCACCATTTAATCTTGTTGTCTTTTATGGAACAGAAGAAGTTGCTATAACAAATAATAAAGTAGTTACATATGATTCTTCTAACTCTATTAATCGACAATTAAATTCTGATAGAATTTTAGCAACAGACTACAATGAAAGAAAGACTTTGAATAGTCCATCTAGTCCTATGAAGTTAGTGCTTCAGAATATTAATTTAATGTCAATGACCACTTCCTATACAAGTGGGGGTCAACCTCTAGTTGAAAACTATCAATTTATGGCTAGAGACATGTATTTTACCGACGCAAGAATAGGCGACAACGCCGTTACCGGCCAAAGAGTCACAGTGCCTGATGAGACTGAAAAAGAATTTACAACTCAAAATTCAACAACTCAAACTGTTGTTTCTGGTGTAAAATTTACAGGCGGAGATTATACAGCTTAACTGTTTAAAATATAGAATTATGATATAATTAGCGTAATAATCCAATGCGCAAAAGGAGAAAAAATGTCAAATGAAAAAAAGGTGGTAGTTACTACCGATGAGGTTACAAAAGAGGAACTTGGTGTAGATGAATATCAGGTTTTGTCTTTAGAGGACGATGAAGCCATTGAGGAAGCTCAGGGTATGACTGTTGAGGATCTTGACGACAACGAAGAGATCTGGGATGGCGGACCAACAGCTGGTCAAATCAAACAGTGGAAGTCCATGTTTGGTGATGTTTATGTAACATCAATTACTTTCGATAAGCATATTGTTTGGAGAACTCTAAACAGAAATGAATATAAGCAGTTAGTTAAGAAGATGGAGCAGCTTGTTCAAGCTGGACAGATGTCTACTGCAGAAGCAAATCTTTGGAACGAAGAGGCAATTACTGAGATTTGCTTACTCTTTCCAGCTTATGACAAGATCGCTTTGTCAAATGAAATGGCTGGATTGCCATCACTTTTGTCTCAAGAAATACTTGAAGCCTCTGGCTTCGTTGCACTTGAGGTCCGTCAGTTATAATCTATGGATAATGAAGTTCTTTTAGAACTTAAGCAGCAATACGGTCCCCTTTACGCAGTCAATGTAAAGGGGACTGATTTGTTATTTAGAGAATTGACATTTGCAGAGTTTGATAAGATATCTTTAATTGGCTCAGCGCAAGGTTTTTCTTCAGCCGACGCAGAAGATGAAATTCTTAAAACTACAATTGTTTATCCAGAAAATTTTGATATATATAGAATTCCCGCAGGAATGGTCTCATCTATTGCCCAAGAGGTTCTAGACGCCTCAGGCTTCCAGTCGGCAAGAGTTGCAAAAGCTATCTTAGAATCAAAAAGAGAAATAGCTAGTGAAGTTAGATCATTAATGAAAGCCTTTGTTTTGGCTACTATAAGTACATACTCACCAGAAGATTTAGATAATATGACCTTTTCTCAATTGGCAGAAAGGGTTGCTCTAGCTGAAAAAATTATAGAAATAAAACAAAATATTAATGGAATTGATTCAACAAATATTAAGTTAGAGCTAATCGATCCAGAAGAAGAAATGCAAAAAGAACGAGCAAAAGCTGCCAACTACAATGCTTCAAGAAAGCAAGGCGAAGCAGCATACGAAGATCCCGTTGCCAGAAAGCTTTGGGGGGCAATGTAAATTGGGAGGATAAATGTTTAGGGACAAAGGACCTATTCATAATTTAGGACACGGAGTTTCCTCCAGGGACATGCCATCCAGGGAGGGTGAAACAGAGACGCCTAGTCCTAACTCTGGCTATGTAGCTAAGGCTTTAGATGCGCATCCTATGATGCGTTTTTTTGCATCTGCTGGTACAGCAATGCTCGTCACTACTGTGGCATCAAGGTTAACTAAGTCAGGTGGACTTAAGTTAGGTCAAGCTCTACAAAAGTCATCAGATGCTGCGATGGGCGCAGGTAGAACTGATGCGTTATCAACAAGAGCAATTAGAAGCATTACTGAGATTAGAAAAGAGTTAGATAATCTTAGTGCTCTTCATAGAAGTATTGATGGCGTTGATGATCCATATCTAAAAGCTGTTTATGAAGTTGATGGAAAATTAACCACTGGTTATAATCCAACTCTTGGTAGAAGAAAATTCTTTAGACCATTAAGTCAAGATGGAGCCAGAAGTTCTGCTAGAGGTTTAACTTCTGAATCAGCAGAAGCTTGGACAATGAGAGATGAGCTTCAGGTAAGGCTTATTAAAGCGGCAAGAAGAATGCCGTACGAATTACCTGCTCTTTATGTTACGCAAAAAGCAGTTACTGAACCTTTATTTGGCCAGAATCAAGAAAAGAAAAGACTAAATTGGTACAACCCAGCTGACGTTATTGCCGACTTCGTAAAGCAGTCAACAATGAACGTTGCAACAATGGTTCTTCCGTTTGAAGCAGTAGGGGCAGCTGGAGCAGCTGGAAGAAGTTCACTAACAACTCTTGCTGGGTCAATGAATGACCTTAGGGCATTGTCTCCAATTCAAAGAAAAGCAGCTAATGCAGCCATAGACATGAGATCACTTCTTGCTGAAGTTGGGCATGATATAGCTGATATTACAAATAAAGCATTAAAAGTTTCTTCTCAAACAAGCGGTGCTTTTGCTGCTGGAGTTTCAGAAGCAAAGAATGCTCAACCTGAATTTGTTCAAGCATTAAGAGCTGCTAGACACGGAGCCAAACAAGCAGTTCAAGATATGGCCAATGCTGACAGGTCTAATAGACTAAAGGTAATGACCGCAAGGGCAAGAGGATTTTTCACAGGAACCACTGATGAGGGAATAGGAGTATTAGACGTAGTTCCTTCTTTCAGGGGTACTGGAGTAGGAATAGCAGCTGCTAAAAATCAATTTAAATCATTAGGCGTTGCTCATGATGTTATTTCAGGAAAGCTTACAAGAGAACAGGCTTTAGGTAGACTAACTCAAAAATTTGGATACTCAACCGACGATGCATTTACTACAGCATTAAATGAAAATGCAAGTAGATTAAAGCTTAGAGGTCTTAACGCGACTTCTGCTGATGAAGTATTAACAAAAGCAATCAACGCAGTTCAATCTCAGCACTCTAGTAAACTCACTAGATTAAGTCAAGATTTTTATAGACTTGGTGCAGGTGGACCAAATTCAGATAGATTTAAGGGTAGTGAATTTTATCAAAGATCTTTAGAGGATGAATATAAAGATCAGCTGTCAAAACATCTTGTAAGAGCAAAGGGTGTAGACCAAAAAGCAGCGGATAACTTTGTTTCACAAATTAAAATCAATCAACTTCCATCAAGAAGAGAAGCTTCTGAAGTTACAAATAGAATATCTTTAGGTAGAAAAAAGCAATTCGCTGATGCTGGAGAAGACACTTTTTTTGATGACATTCTTGAAAGATTTAAAGGAATTAAAGGCGGCAAAGATTTTCAAGCTGCAATTGGATCAGGTAATGCACTAAAAGATTCTATAGAAGAAGTTGATAAACTTTTTGTATCTGAAGAATTTAGAAGATCTCTTCATGAAAAAATAGCCAGTAGATGGAATCAATTTAGAGTTGGTTCAATGCCCGAAATTGCTTCAGACGTTTTGAAGCCAGCAAAACAAAGCTATTTAGATTTTATTGGTCCAATTTCTGAAAGTAAACAAACTTTCTTACAGAGAAAAACAGCACAAACTCTTGGTATATCTTTAGTTCAAAAAGATGGAAGAAGAATAACTCAGTCTGTTCTTGAGTCTAAATTAACTGGACAAGGATTTGATCCAACAGACTTTAGTTACATGAGAGATTTCTTATTAAATCAAAGAAAACTTTCAACAGGATTTTTTGGTGGAGGAACAAATCTCCTTGGACTTAGACCGCTTCTTGTCGATGAAGGTGTTGAAAGAGGTCTGTTTAAATTCATGCCAGAAGAGCAGCAGGCTTCAATTAGGCAGCTTGCTTCTACTCAGGCAACATTTGATCCAGTAACTGGCGGACTTGGTGCAGCTACCCAGACAATGGGTAGAAGCGCAATAGGTGGAGTATTCCAAACGAGATCTGGTGAAATACTTGACTTTACAAAAGTTACAAGTATGCTTACAAAAGCAAAAGATTTTATTGCTTCCGACTTTAGAATTCCAGTTGTTGGATTCAATCCAGCAGACTTAATGGGAAATAGATCTTTAAGAGATATAAGAAATTCTCCCGTTCTACAATATGTTTCATCTAGATCTGTTCAACCATTTGTTCCTCAAACAGAAGTAAGACCTGATTTCTTTATTCTTAATAGAGTAAAAGGAACTAAAGGAACTCTTAGATCTTTTACCTCTGATGAATCAGGTAGATTAACTACCTCAAAACTATCTGGTCTATATAGAGCTGCGCCTTCAGCTAGTACTGAAATCTTTTCTAGGGAGGCAAGAAATGCAGCAGGATTAGCTGGAGAAAGAGTAGACACCCTTGGTGGTCAGGCGCAAAGGTTTGCAAGATTTAAACGAATTTTTGATGTTGATCCAGAACAACCAAACTCTTTATTTAGATTAGCTTCTAGGTTTAGAAATAGAAACTCAGACATAAGAAACCCAAGAGTATTATCTGATTTACTTTCTAGTGAAAATAATACAATATCTTATAAGACTGCAAAAGGAACAAAAACATTAAAACTTACTGGTCTTGGAGATGAAGGGTCAGCTCTTTCTGTAGTAGATGAAACTGGAAGTCAAGTTTACAGTCAATCACAGGTGCTTAGCGCAGTAGAATCTTTTAGAAAGAGAATCTTTAATTACAACATTAATCAAAGGGTAATGAAAGAACTTGAAGATGTTTCTCCAGGTCTATTTAGTTCTACTTCCGGTGTAAGAGCTAGTCAAATAAATACGGTTCAAGACGTTAGGTCTGCAGTTAGATATCTAGCAGAAGAACAAGGTCAAGCATATGCTCAAATTAGAGGATCTGGAATGGATCCTCGTCAGCTTTCAAAGTCATTCTCTCGACTCCAGGGTTACATGGATGAAACTCAGTTTGATGTTGAAAGAGCTAGCTCAGAAGTATTTAGATACATAGCACAAAGAAACCAGATGCTAAGGCAAGCAATGCCAACTGCATCAAGAACAGTCAACGCAACTGATGACATCTTTACTCAGATTGAAAAGGTAACAAGACAACTTCAATCAGAAGGAAAGATAGGCATAGACGCAGCAGTAGAGGCTAGAGCTTTTGGTGTTGCAACACTTTTTAACTTTAGCGCATTTAGTACTCACCAAGGTGCTCGCAGTATTACGCAAAATGCATCTAGTGCACTTAATAGAGTCGTATCAAGTGCAACTGAAAATGAATCAGTAAGAAAACTATTTAGCGAGTTTACCAGAGGCAATACATCGATGGTTGGCACGACCATCAGACGACCTGCTTCTAGAATGTTGCCAGCTTTAAATAGAAAATTTGGAACTGCACCATATGAAATAAATGATCTTTCAACAAATGTTCTTGGTAGCGGACAACAATACACAATGATACCAACTTTTGGTACTGTGTTTGCAAGAAATCCATTAAGCGCAATAAAGAGCGCAGCTGGAATAGGGACATATAAAAATCCTGAAGCCTTTTCTACTGGATCAATTCCAACAGCTCATATTTTTGGAAGATTAAATAAATACTTTGGTACGTTTGGTCTACAGTTAGATCAGTCTAAATACGGTGGTCCAGTTGACCTTTACATGAGGGGAATGGTTGGCAAGAGGGTTCTTCCAATTACTGCAGCTGGCGCAACATTTATGGCCGTTGATCGCACAATAGGTGGCGCAGTAAATGAAAGAGATGAAAGAGGAGAAAGGGTTTATTCTCCATTCTTTACAACAAAATTAGCACGCGCTGCAGTCGAAGGTCAGTCTATAGGTGCGGGATTAGTTCCAGGTGGAATGTCCTATGAGGAAAAGAAAGATCAATTATTAAATGGCGAAGTTGCAGTTAGACAAGGTAGATACTGGCCATTAGGAACTACGCCATTTAAAGGTGGCAAAGTACTTTATTATAGACCTTCGTACTACAGAAAACTAGCAGAAGGAACTGGTTTAACTTCTGATTCATATTCTTCTCCAGCTGAAAAATTAGCTTTTGGTTACGACTTCTCTCCATTAAGACCATTTGATCCATATAGATTTGAAAGAGAAAATTACTACGATAGACCATATCCAGTAACTGGTGAATACTTTACTGGACCATTTGGTCCGGCAACTTCTTTGGCTAACTTGACAGTAGGTAAAATACTTAAGCCACAAATGACAATGCATGAAAGCGAAGTTGCAGCAGGACTGGCTTCGTATGTTCCTGCTGGAGTATCTGGCGCATACAATGCTCAAGGTTTAATAGATTCTGGTAAAGCGTCTCCTGTTATGGGAGCAACAGGAAATATAGTTTCTTTAAATGCAGCCAGTGGTGGTTATTTTGGTGCTGGAAGTCAAATAGGAAGATACAACAATGCTCTATCGGCAAATGCTGGAGCAATGGCTACTGCAAGTAGGTCTGTAACAAATCAGATTGGTGGATACAATAACCAATTATCTAATGCTGCTGCAGCTGGTCCAGGTACACCGCTATCTCCAATAACATACGGTCCTCCAAAGGTTCCTGGAATTATTCCTCCATCAATAGTTCCTGCAGGGGCTCCAATATCAACTGGATCAATTCCGTTTCAAGCAAGTGAACTAGGATATAGATTACAAGAAACAGCTGGTATATATGGCTTTGCATTTGGATCTTTAAGAGAAGGTCTTGGCTTTGGAAGTCAAGATATGTCACCTCAAGTTTCTGCTTTGCAGTCGGCATCAAAGGGTTATGGTTCAACTAGAGCTTTCTGGGATCTTAACTTAGGTGGTCTTGGTGACGTTCCAATGGCTGGAGAAGGTTCCCTTGGAAATATTGAAGTTTCTGAAATTGTAAGAAGATTCATTCCAAAAGAAAGAACAGACATTAACTATGTTAACCCGATTAGAAATACAATGGGTCAGCAGTACCCATTCCTTCCTGGTTCAGATTACTTTATAAACTTTAAAACTGGTGATCCATTTACAAAGGTTCAAGAAGGAGAAATTAGATTACCTGGTGCAGGCTACGAAAGATTAAATACTTTATATGGAGATGAAACTGGAAGATATGGTCGAGTAAATCAACTTGATATATTGGCAGATGTTGCCCCTTATTCTAAAGAATTTAGATCGCTCAATAGAACTATAAAAATGGGCGATCTTTCTCCAGCAGAAAGAATAAAGGTTCAAGAAATTAGAGGTCAAGTAGAAGATACAACTACAAAATATGAATTTTCTGCCTATAAATATAAAGGCACTTCTGCTGAAGACTTAGGAATGAACCCAACAATTCATGCATTCAGTAGGGCCGGAGAATTCATAGCCCACAGAGACACTTTCTTTAATACAAAATTTCTAAATAGAAGAACTGCTACTGAAGACTGGGAAAGAAGAAATGTTTATGGAGCAACGTTCCCAGAATGGCAGAGGCCATATGAAAGCTTTATAGAGCCAATGGTCAATAAGGCTTCTCAAAGAGATCCACTTAGCGCCACAATTGCTATGGCAGCAGCTGGTTCATTCTTTGGAAGAACTGCTACAGCAAAAACAGTAGGTTCTCTTGTTGGAGGCATGGCAGGGTTTACGTCTTCGGTGAAGGGTAATATTCATGAATTAGTTACTGGTGAAAGACAAATGCCAAAGACTAGAGTAAAAGAACTTGCACTAGAAGAATACATAGATATATTAGGATATGTAAAAAATACAAGTCTTGCCGCAGAAGCTAGAGCAAGAGGCGATGCAGCAGCAGCAGCAAGTTTTACTTCAGCAGCTAAGAGAACCATGTATGGAGCTGATATATATGGCGGATCTGTAGATAATCTTTCTTTAGCGATACCAAAAAGAAAACGTGAGCATTTTAAAGCAATGATCAACGCACCAGAAGAAGAAAGAGAAAGAATTCTCTCAACTGCTGGCAGACTTGAAAGAAGAATATATCAAGCTTCTTGGGGAATGAAGGTGGAAGAAAGACCAGATCTAGCCGAATACTTCTCTAGACATGAACTTCCGGATCAACACTGGGAAGGTTGGCATCCTAATACCAACTTAGAGCATGTAAAGATTAAAATGGGAGAACAGATGGGTCTAGAAATGTCCCAAATGGGTTACTATCCACAACAGATCAGAGAAGCAAATTTAACAAATCCTTCTTATCCTTCATTCTTTGAAAATAATTCCCCAGAAAATGTAGGCTCACAATTAAGAGCAATGATGTCAAGAATGGGAGTTTCTGGAAGCGTAAGGGAAAATAGAAATCCTTATGGTTCTAACTCAGTTAACTTAATGTCAGCCATTAACGTATTTTAAAGTGAAAAACTATGCCAAGCATTAATCCAAACATAAGCCTGAGTGCTATACCGATAGAAACAAGAGTGCAGGCTGAAAGACGCCTCTTAAATAGGACTATGTATGGCCTTAATGACATTGTCAGAGTTGATGTTGAAGGCGAAAATATTGTATATAAATTGAATACAACTGGAGAAACATTTACAGCTGCAAAAGATGCATTTGACGCTGCCAGTAAAACTGGAATGACAACCTTTGCTAGAATAACTGGAGACCTAGAAACCTCTTCTTATAACACAAGAGGCTTTGGTGGCTTAGAACAAAGGCTTAAAACAATAAGAGACACCTTAACTACTGATGCAGGACTAGCAAATAGACTTGGTATAGACGACCCAAATCTTATACGATTTGAAGTAGCAACATTCAAAACTGGAATAGGAAATAAACAATCTATAAAATCTATTGTTGATCAAGTTGGCGAAAACTTAGGAGTAATAGTTCCAGACGACTCGGCATTTAATTTGCTTAGAGTTTTTTCCGGCGATAGGGAATTTACAGTAGGCGAAATATCCAGACTATTCAGCGCTACATCAGAAGGTCTTGGTGGAATTTTGTCTACACAGGATTTGATGAACGCACTCAAAGAAGGTCCAGACGAAGTTGCATCTATGTATTCTAAATCTGGCAAGCGTGTTAGAGGTGCAATAGGTTTAAGAGATATATCTCTCGCTGGAGAAGATATGGGCAATATCCTTCAGCAAGTTAGCGGGACTACAAAGCTTGACAAAAGATCTGTAAGAATATTTAAGATTTCAGAAGATCTTATGCAGATGGCTGAATCATACATATCAACATTGGGTTCTGCTGAATATGGAGCATTTGCCGGAAATGCAAGAGGAGCAAGATCCTACGCAGAAATACAAGTAATGGATGCATTCGGAGACACTGTAGAGGGTTTAGAAAAGAGAGCTTTCTATAATAAAAGCGGAGCAATGGATCAGGTGATAGGGGCTTTAAAAAGCGTTGGTGTTCTAGACGACAATGGTAATGTATTAAAGCAAATGAGTGGCCTAAATGCAGATGATATTAAGTTACTTGAAGGAAAATTTAAAGCTGGATTTGATGGAACATCTGTAATAAATTCTAGAATGTTTAATGCAATGAGAGCTCAAGTTGAGAATGAATTAAACACTTTAATGACTTTGCCAGTAGATCAAAGATCTCAACCATTTGTTGCAAGTAGAATTTCTGAGTTAAAATCTCAGCTAGATAATCTTAAAGGAAGTAGTTTTCAAGCTATAACTTCTAGAATATTTATGAATGTAGAAGGAGATGACGGAAAAACGCTTCCAAGAATGATTAAAGCTGTAGTTGATCAAGCTGGCTTTGCAAAAGAATTAGATAAGTATTCAATACTTACAACAGACGTTGCTCTTAAAAAAGAAACAGCCATTATGGGTACTGATGAATCTATTAACCTTGTTTTGCAAGGAGATGTTAGTTCAAGGGTTTATTATGACCCACTTGCTCCCGCATTTCATTATGATATGTTCTCTGATCCGACATATATAAAAGCAAATGAACGTAGACAAAATAGAATCATAACTTCATTAAATCATGCTATTGAAACTGGTGAGATTAGGGCAAATCTTAGAAGGCAAATATATCAAGCCAGTGCAGATTTATATAGATTTAAAGATGGAGTATATCAGCCAGCTCTTGAAGATACGTTTAGAGTTTCTTTGGATACAGAATCTTCGTTCTTTGCTGGAAGGTCTGAAAAAGCAGCGAGACTTGGAGAGGGTCTTAGGGAAATAAATCTATTTGGTCGTAATGAACCAATAAAGGCACTGACCTTTCAGATTCAAGGTCACAAGATGTTGTTTGCCGGAGACGCAGCAAGCATGTTTAAGCATTCTCTTGGTGGTTTCGACTTGGACGACAAAGGCATCGTCATGCCAAGAATATTTAAGGATGCAAGTGGAAATGATAGATTGGGAACTTTTATATTTCGTCAACCAACTGGTCCTGGAGAATTTATATTTGGAAAAGCAGACTTAAGAAATAGTGACACAATTAAATTGTTCTTAGCAAACAATGATGCGCTGATGGAAGAGTTTGAAAGTGTAATGCCCAGAAATGCAAATAATCAACTTGTAAGTTCAATATACGAAAGTATAACTGCAACAGGTAAAAGAAAACAAGAATTAGATAGATTTCTTTATCAACAAAGTTCTGATGACATAGAGGATTTTATCGTTGCTCTTATGAAAAAAGCAGAAACGTCTGGAACTTATAAAGCTCAAAGAGTTGATCTAAGTCATTCTTTTTTTAGACAATTAGAAGGAAAAGAGTTTTCTTCTCCACTAGCTCTTACAAGAGAAAATATTAAGGCAGCAGCAGCAGCTGGATTAGGTGAAGAAAAATATTTGGTTCAGCAATATAACTATGGAAATATGTTAAGAGTTTTCGCTACAGAAGGTTCTTTTAAATATAGTGACCAAATACATGAAGGGCTCAGAGCTTATACTACTGACGCTGAGTTTGAGTCTTTAAACGCAATGCGAACAGCAGGTGAAGATACTTTGTATGGACAAAGAATCGCTGAGATTATGCGTAATGCAACTGCAGAAAATAGAGCTGGTATATCTTCTTTATTTGATGAAGATTTAGCTAGAAAAAGCAGAGCTGCAATCACTAAAAACGACACTATCGGTCAATATATTAACAGGTTAACTGTAGCAGCTGCTGGAGCAGATCAACAAGAAGCAATATTATCTAGACTTGAAGGAAAGGTTAGTGATGATATTCTTTCTTCTTTAAGAAATAAGCGTATTGCTACCTTTGCTCCTTCAGACGTGGTCGACTTAATTGTCAACCTAAACGAAGGTATCGGAGTTGAAGGGGTAGAAAACCTTGAAAAACTTTACGGTGGAGCAATAGATAAAGAATCAGCAGCAAAAGCAATCATGAAAATAACTGGAATCCAAGAAGAAGCGGGTGTTTCAGTTGTGGAAGCAGCTGGAAGACAAATGATAGATTCTAAGTTTGAACTATTAGGTAGACTGAGAGCACTTTCAATGCAGAACTTAATAGATCAAGATGACTATAAAGATATGCTAGCTGGAATTGATAATGCCATTATAGATGCAAGACTAAAACGGAGATGACGTTACACGAGGATTAAAAGCTTATCAATTTGGATTTGATGACACGGCTCAGTCTGGAGCAATTTCAGAGGACATGGCAAAATATTCTCAATCAATAAAAGACGCATTTAGCGGTGGAAACGAAAGCGGAATAAAAGAAAGAGTTAAAGAACTTCTTGGATTAGATGCAGAAAGTCCATTCGCACATGCTTCAAAAAGCCTTCAGCTTGGACAACAAGCAAAAGACGCAATGGACGCCGTAGACAATGCTATATTTAAATTAAATCAAGTAGCATATTCTGGTGAAATTGTAAACTCTAGACAATCTTCCGTTTTAGCATCAAATATTCTGCAAGAAGCAGAATCCATGATGCAGAGAAACTCAACATTATTAAATCTAGCAAAAGATAGCGGAGACGATGTAACTAGTGAATTCTTTAAGTATCAAGCTCCAAAATTAAGAGGAGAGCTTGTCGATAAAGTTAGATCAATGATTTATGAAGCAGCTGGTGGGCAGGAGGAGTCTAGTGTTAGACAAATATTAGACGCAATGGAAACTCAAATGTCTGGAAGATATAGAGGTTTGCGCAGAGAGCTCACATCAACACCTGGGTTTTTAGATGAAAATACTTTAGCAGACATGTTTAATGCTAGAAGGTCAGAAAGAGCAGTTTCATTCCTTCAAAGACAAGATGGCATATCTGGTTTAACTGATCAGTATGAAGAAATGGTGCAAGCCATGAAGACAATGTCTATTGAAGAAAGAAGAGAAATACTAGCTATATCTCAGGATATGATTGGTAAGTCAACAAGAGGTGTAGCTGCAGTTGACGAAGACCAGTTTAGAATAGCAGCTGCTCTTCTTGTGGGTCCAGAAAAAACAATAGAATCCCTGCAACTTGACGAAGCAACAGAAAAAGCAGTTAGACAAATGAGACTACTGCAGCAAGCTAGAAGTACGATAACTGAATTGGGAATGGACGAGATACTCTCATTTGGAGGTAGGGCATCTGCTTCTAATTTTGCACCGGGAGCTATTGATTTAACTGATGAAGAACGAGGAAATCTATTTAGAGGCTTAGATGGAACAGTTGCTGGAGAAACGCAAAGACCATCTGAAACAGCTTATAAGAGAATAGGTAAAGAATTCTTTGATAAACCAATAGTTAAAAAATCAGCCTATGCAATTGCTGGCTTAGTAGCTGCAAGCTTTATTTATTCAGGAGCAAAAGATAGATCCCAATCTGATATGTCTGGGCCACCACTTCTTCCTGGCGGATCTGCTTATGAAGCAATGTCTCAAAGGCAACCACAAATTCCTGAAGGATCTATTTTTTCAGGTTATGATCAAGGCGTAAGTTATACTGTAAATATAGAGGGCTCTAGAGAGCAAGCCGAATCTTTTTCAAATTCTATAGGATCTGTTGCAAGAGGGCCCGTGAACAGTACTATGTATAGAGGACTGCCACAATTAGGCAAAGATCCTTATTCCCAAATCGCCAGTTCTTATTAGGTTGATTATTTATGATTCTAGGTGCTGACAAGCAGAACAAAAACCTTAGAGCTGCATCTACTATTAAAGTTGACTCTACGGCAAAAACAAGGACAGCAAACCATTATTCTGCGTCTGTATCCAGCTCTAAAACAACCAGCAATTCTACTTCAGCCAGGACTCAACAGACTATAAATCATCAGTCTAGATCTAAGATAAATGACGGAACTCCAGATCCAATAAGAGGATCAATGGAAGGTTTGGACAATGGCAAGTCTACTCACATCCAGATGGACAACAGAGGATATGACGCAAAATCACTACAGACCGCAAGGTACAAAGATAAAAATAAAGTTTTAAATCCAGTGCAAGGAAGTTCACTTTCCTTTACAAATCTTCAAAATAAGAGTATAATGAATAACTACAGCGGAATAACCATGAGTGGATCTTCCAGTGACAGAATGTCAAAAAACTTAAGATTAAACAGAATGTTTTGATAAATTATGGCTAAAGTAGAAATAGAAAAGTATCTTACTGCATACCTTGCAGACATATCTGTAGAAGAATACAATAAGGCAGTTTCCGAAGTTCAGTCCGCTATAACACAAGGTGTAGCTGCATATGCAGAGCTAAAACAAAAAGTTCAATCTGACTCCAATAAAATATTTGCTAGAAATTTTAACACAAAAGTTGCCAGCCAATTTTCTGAAGAAAGTGGAGGCAACCTTGGCCTTCATAACTATTGGTATATTAATTTAGGAAGCATAGAGAGAGGTTATTCCTCAAATTACCGGAGGTGGAAGAGGTGGTGAGGACGGTAGGGGAAATCATGTATTTGGAAAACCAAATACCCCATCTCAAGCTACTCAGGATTATGTTAAAAACACAATCTGGCCAAAAGTAAAAAAGGTATTAGACGTATCAAATAAATATACTGGTTTTGGCACAAACAAAGCTATTATGGATATTTATGATTTAGATGTTTTTTATAATAATTTAGCATCTAATGGTAGATACAACTATTATGACTATAACAATATAGATCCAGCAGCACTTCTTGCTGGTGGCACATATCTGTGGCAAATTATTTTTGAAACATCTTCTGATGAATTAGGCGCTGGTGCCGGTCAATATATAAAGTCTTTAAAAAAGATAAAAGTATATGGACTAAATGACTATTATGGTGGCAGTGATATACTTGGCAATACCTTAGCTGGTCTTATAGCTACATTAAAAGGTATTAAAAATAAACTAGATAATTTCGATCCAGTTAATCACAAGTTTAAAACGACTTACGCAGAAGATTTAATAGGTGATGTTCAATCAGAAATTACCCTTGGTAATCAACTCGACGCTCTGCTAGCTAAATATCAAATTGGTTTTAATCTTGAGTATGAGCTTTCTGTTAAATACGGTCAAGCTTTTTCTGATAATATGTCAAAATATCAAGCATCTTTCTTTAGAGTTATGGCACCAAACGACATGCTTGTCGATAAAGATCAAAAATATATCAAGGGTGTTTGGGATAGAATAAAAACAAGTGGATTAATAGACTTAGCCTTAAGCGCAAGTGCAATTGGTGAGTTCGCCAAAAAAAGATTCAGCGCAGGAAATAATTTACTTGATCCTCAATTAGGTAGTGCGCAAGTCGCTTTGGATCCAGTAAGAGATACAATATGGCTTAATGATTTAACTATTGTTATTCAAAATCTATCAAGAGATCCATTGACTCTTGCCATAGTACAGTCTTATTTTCCTAATCTTGCAACCTTATTCTTTAACGCTTCTGCTGCAGCTGCTGATTATTCTGGCGGAAGCGAAGATGATCCAATTAATAATATTGATGAGTTGGCAAAATCTCTTCTTAGATCTTTTGGTACAGATAAAGATGGAAACCCAATATTTAAACCAGCTTGGGAGTTAATTAACACTGGACAAAGAATTAAAAAAGCTTTAGAGGATTTTCCGTTTAGAGAAAATATTCCACCAAAAACTCCCGACATATTCCACTTTAGACTTGGTGCAGCAAACTTCTATGTTCCACCAATTTCAATTAATGTTAGTTCTCAGTTTAAAACAGGAAGTTTAACATCTGGCGCAATTAGACAGAAGAATAGTCCTAAGTTTAACGCTGGATATAAAGAAACTTCAATAAGCGTTAAATTATTTTTTCCAAACTATGAAGAAATTTGGGGTTTATCAATTGATGGAATTAAAGATGTTACGCTGAATAAGGACTTTAAGATAGACTTTAAAGAAGCAGGGAATGAAGAAAAGATAGATAAATTTTTATCTTCACTTAGAGGACTAGTTGCAGCATTCAAATATGCTCCTATTCTTCCTGTAAAGAATCATTACCTAAATGCCGTACACGGAATTTCTGGAGTCGCTTTGTCATCAATGAGCATCTCCACAATTCCAAACTACCCATTTGCTTTAGTGGTGGACTTAGAGCTTCTGAACTTTAATCATAAGCCGTTCTTGCCAATGATTAAAGACTTTAACCAAGCTGTTCATTGGGGTAAGTTTAGGCACTACATGGGCAAAGCAGCTGGACAACTGCATGGCTACATTAATGAGTCTTTCTTGCTCCCTAAACCAGAAGATGCAGAAGAACCAAGCGCTAATCTAAATAGAATAACATCTCCTACTCCTTACGATACAAGGCCTAATTTAACCACTTTAAATAACAGTGTTGACTCTCAATCTGCACAAGTCGAACCAGATTTAATAACCGATCCTTATAAGAATGATGTCTTTACTACAAATGTAATTAAAGAATATAGAAATGGAAATAATATTTCTATATTTATTCCAGAGAGAATACAGACAAAACTTTTTACTCCTGATTCATCATCTTTTAGATCAGATGAAGAAAAGCTTTTAGATGACACCGGTCAGTCCATGTGGGACTCTTTGTTGAAGAAAATTGGCATTGACGTAAATCAATCTGCTGGTTATTATAGGTCTTTAAATTCAGTTGTTCAAACTTCAATAGAAGGTTCTGTAAGCCCTTCTGCAAGAAGAGTTGTTCTTGAGAGTATAGAGTTACTTGTTGCTGGACTTGGAAAAGGTTCATACAATGAAGAGGACGGAACTAACACATACAATGAGAAAGTTTATGACTACTTTGCAAAGGCATTCGTTGCTGAGAATAAATCTAAACTAACTCAACAAGAAATTGATTATGTTCTAAATAGTCCTAATGAAACGCCATCTCAGGAATATGTAACTAGAGCTGAAACCTTTAAATATAAAGGTAAAGACCTAGTAAGAAGCAGTCAAACTGATGAAGAAATAAATTATAGTCTTCAAGATGTTAGAAATCTTTTTAAAGAAGCATCAAAAGATACCGTGAGTGCTCTTAATCAGCTAGCTAATGATGAAGCAGATAGAAAAGCAAATACGACTGGTAAGTCTAGAGAAGACTTCATAAAACAGGCAACAGAAGATATAGCAAGAGCATTTAATGTTCTTGTTTATAACAGATTCTTTAAGAGCGGTCCAATTAAAGATTTAATGGAAGCAAAGAGGTTAAGACAGGCTAATTATCAGTTTAATGAATGGGAAGTTCCCATGATTAAAGTTGACCTTGATCCTAAAGCTGTTATTGTCAATGGAGTATCGGTCACACTTGGCAATAACCTTGCAAAGCTTCAGTTACAAATGCAAGAAGAACCTACATATCAACACATTGGTGGTAGGGATTCTTATATGAATATTTCTATGACTGTTTTTGGTGAAAAAGAATTAATAAAAATAAGAAAAATATTTGAACATATAAACGGCCTTGCCAGAATAGAACACTCTACTGGCGTTATAGGTTTTATGGGTATTAAAAATATAGTTTCAGGTTTAGCTGGCATTAAATATGTCATGCCACTCAGCTATGAAGTAAATACCATTCCAAATTTTCCACATGTTTACGACGTAAGAATGTCTCTTGTTGATTTTGATATATTCCAGCAGCAAAGAGAGTCTATTTCCTCTAAACAACAAAGAGAGATGATAGAAACATTTGGGACTAAGAGGAATCCATTCTTAAGAATCAAACAACTATGGGGCGCTTTCAATGCCTACCCAGACTTCCCATTGTCAATTAAAGATGGTAATGGCGAAGTAGTAGGAAACCTAGATCCAGATTATTATTTTAGATCTTTCGAAATGTTTGACGATGACATCATAGAACATCTTGCTCCTGAACAAGAAAAGATAAAGTCTTTTACTGTCACGCCCAAAGAGCTTAACACTCAATCTACAACAGATCAACAAAAAAATACCAATAGAATATTAAATGAAATTAAAACTATGGTTCAAAACAACCAAGTTAAAGAGCTAAAGGTTTATTTTGATAAAGAACAAATTGGAGTCCTTGAAGCATCTGCATATGTAGAAGGTGCAGTAAGAGAATTCTTTAAGGGACAAAATAAAAATCTGTTAATAGATTTCATTAAAGAGTATCCAGATGTCGATGACAAAACAGCTGTATTTGGTTTGACCGCTGCTCTGGGTTCTGGAACCATTAAATTAAACACCGCTGTTGGAGACTTGTCCTATAGCGATTCAACTGCAACTCAGCAGATACAAAATATACTCGAAACAAAAGAACAAGTAGTTTCCGAAGACGGTTATTTAAGCATAGATCCAGATGAACTTACAATCCATCATACAATTACTTATGTTCCAGCAGAGGACAATCCTTCAGACGACAAGATGCCAGCTTTCTTGTTCCATGCAAATGGTTATCATTTAGGTTATGTAAGTAAGTCTAATAATAGATTTTATTTTACAGTTGATGGAGTAAGACCACAAAAGGCAAACTCTGGAGATGGAACAGATGGAAAGATTAGCTTTGTTCCTATCTCTGTTCCTTTTACAGACGCAGATGATCCAAGTAAGACTTACAAAAAGGGTGAAGGTAGTGCACACATATCCAGCCTTAAGGGTGCTGGATCAAACCTTGCAGACTTCAATGATCCATATTCTGGATCCTCAGGAGATTCACCAGAGGTAATGGCTACTTCTGCGGCAAATAGTAATGTAGCAAAACACTGGGAAAGAATGCTTGTTGACACTAAGTATAGAGACTTGTCAGGAAGAATGATTAGAGCATTTCCTACATACATGCTGTGGCTTATAGACGAAGGTGGTTATTTCTCTGGCGTTAAACTATTTGACAACTTCTATGGACTACAATCAATTATAGACTTCTCTGTTGTTCAGTCAGAAGATATTTTAGGAGATACTCTTATACTTAGAGTTTCTAATCTTTATTCTAAATTAACGACATCAGAATCAAGCCGCATCTTCGATGCAGAAGAAGAGTTTCAGAATGAACAGCTAACTCAGCTTGAAGGAATTGAGTCAGTACTTGACAAGGCGTTGAACAGATCTAGAAATATGTTGGCACATATGGAAAATACATATGTTGTCGATATCAATAGCATTAGACTAAAGCCGGGAGTAAGAGTTCACTTAAGAGGTGGATACGGATCAAATCCAAACTCCCTGCAAACAATATTTAATGGAACTATTACATCTGTTGAGAACGGAGAAATAGTAACAATTACAGCGCAATCTGATGCTATTGAATTGAGTCCAATAGTTAACTCTACTAACAAAAAGGGTGACAGCGGAAAAATTGATGGTGGAATAAATACCGGATTTTGGTTATCTGAACCAAGAGACTTAATGGTAAGGCTTTTGACGATGGGTTCATCTAGAACTCGTGAGGCTATTGCTCATGCAACAAGAGGAAGAATATTCTCTGAGAATAAATTTGGCATTAGACACTTTGGTCAAATACTTTATGAACCACTTAATGATTTAGAAGCAGCTAAAAATGAAGCAGTAGTTTCTCAAGTGAAAGACAGTTTTGATTCATTAGGTGATGCAAGCGGAACCGCATGGGGAATGGGTTCTGCTATGGGTATTTTATCTTCAGGAACAAATGAAGGTAGTGGAAGTTTCTTTGGAATTGGACCAGAAGTTAGAGTTCCAGGAATTTCTTTAATGAAAACCCTTTGGGCTAACTTTAGTTCACAAAGAGATTTTGAAATATTTAAAAGAAATATATATCCAGGAAATGGAACTGGTATAGCTCAGTTCCTTGGAGGAGACCTTGGAGATGGATGGTCAACAGTTGCCAGTATTACCCCAGAAGATAAGCCAAACGAAAGACTTAACTATATTGGCAGGGTTACCGATTACTCATGGAATGGATTGGTAGCAAGCAACAGTGTAGGAAACGCCGATGCAAAAAGCGTTATTGATGCACATGGTAAGCCAAACCAAATAAATAACAGTAATGGCTCTGCAGACTTCGCTAAAACTGCACTAACAGGAGCAATCGCCGCTGCAGGAATTGCCGTCACAGGAGGATTAGGTGCTCCAATTATCGGTGGAATTTTAACTGGTGGTGGACTACTCGGCGTATTAAGCGGAAGAGGTGGAACAAATCTATTTAATGCAATGGGTATTACTTCCGGCATGGACGACGACCTTCCTGGTCTTGATGAAGTATCATTTAGAGCACAGACATACATGAGAACAGTTTGGGATCTCTTTCAAATGTGTGCAAGACTGCTTCCAAATTATATTGTTGCCATTAGACCATTTGAAGATAGATCAACTGTATTTTATGGAAAACCACATTGGCTATATACATCTGGAGTTGTTCCATTGACTACTGGATATCCGGGAACAAAAAAGGCTGAAGAGCTTGGTATTTCTGCGCCAAAAGAAGTTGACGTTGATCAAATCCTTGAATCAACAATGCAAAAACTTAACGAGAGTTCAAATCCGTTAGCGGATTCTGCTGCTTTTAGTGATATGAATAGTTCTTTAATAACAATTCAAGACGTAATGGGTCAGCAATTAACTACATCAGCAGGTGGCGTTTATATACCTGCTGATAAGCTTAAGGATGAAAATGGCAAGAGTAGAGTTATAGCTTTTGGTTATCAGTCAACAATGGAATACAGAGATGGTTCTGGTAATAAAGTTGCAAAACTTCCAGAATCTTTCGGTTTTGCTACAATCGGTTTTCACCTTCCAATAAGCTCAGAAGATGCAGTTGATGTTCCTCTTGATGAAAATCAAATAAAATCACATAAACAAATTGATCAACTTCCACTAAGATATAGATTCCCATTCTTTACAGATAGAGAAGATAAGATTGTCCTTGAAGATTTTGCTTACTATGCGCTCGGAGATCAACTTGGTTCTTGGAACAACCACAATGCAGACTATCTAAAGCTTGCAACTGATAAATGGTCTTACGGAGAAGGCGTAGGTGGAACGAAATCTGAAACAAAATGGATTCAACTTCTCAAGGTGGAAACAAGTAAGTATGCCGGAATCTCTACCGTAGATGAAGGACTGCTTAAAAACCAAAATGGTTTACCTTTTGCAATGCACTTAAATTCATCAAACATACCTAGTTTCAAAGATGCTGAAACTGAAGTCGCAGATTTGTATATATTCCAAGAAAAGTTAGGAAACTCTGTTTCTGGAACTCAACCAAATATAAGAATGCCATTGCCAGATAATCCATCTTTAGTTAAAGGTGAGACTAAAGCCAACGTTTATGGTATTCTAAAAGGAAATCCAAGTTTTGATACAAACGCAGCTGCTTTAAGAGATTGGAAAGCGCCAAAAACTCCGGAAGACGAACAATTTTACATTGCCATGAGATGGCCATATGAACCATCAAGTTCTTTTAGTGAAAATAGCGTGGAGCAGTTCATACAAAACAATGGAGGTTACACACCAGTAGGAAATGCAAAGTCTTACCAGGAAAGAAAAGTTATGGTTTACAGCCCAACTACTGGTAAAGCTGTAGTTTGCAGGCCTGCTTATTATCTTTGGGGTAAAGATACTGTTAGTATAATTAAACCTTACGATAATACAGTTGAAACCCCCAACGGAACCACAACTTTTTCTACTGATAGATATGGAAATACAGTTAATCCTGCATTGGAAACCGGATCACACTGGGGCGTAGGTGGACATAATGCCCTTCAGCTTGGGGATGAAGTAAAACTTAGCGCACTTGTTTCACCAGATGCAGCCTATTACCTTGGGATGATGAATCTCACCCCTGCTGAAAAAACAGTATGGTCTGATGGAAGATATTCAAAAAATGAAGACGACTGGAATAACGCTGAAGCAGCAGTAAAAGCATCTGCCGCAGCAGGTGTAGCACCTTTCCCTGTTCCTAGAAAATGTTACTATGCGTTTGTTCCAGATGACATGCCACTAGGAGTAGTCCCAGATGCAGTGCTTCCTGTAGATGAGTTTGCTCCTCCTGGTCAAGAAAATCTTCTTGATTTTAATTCAAATAAAAAAATAATATCTTTTGGATTATTTAAGAATAAGAGATTAACTCAACAAAATCCATCATATAATTCGACTGGTTCTTCTGATGAGAATTTCTTTGAGTTTCAATTAGCAGATTCAGTAAAAATAGAAGATTCTTTAAGCGCCTACGGCAGATTAGAGATAGCTGGCAACCCTCTTGGTGAAGGTGGATTGTATGGCCCTGGTTCAGGAGACTATTTTGACATGGTCAAAAACGGTGACTGGAAAGCTATTGATGACCTAAAGAAGGTATTAGAAGACGAAAAGAAAGATAGATCAAGCTTTGCCGGCAAACGATTTACAGAAGTATTTAATGAACTTGAGCCTAAATCTGTAGAAGCTAGAAATTATTATGACGAAGACTATGCTCCTAGTATTTCAGTTATAGCTGGAAACGGAAGAACGCTTCAGCAAGCAATAGAAATATGGGATCAATTTAGAGCCGGATACCATACTTACTCTAATGTTAAAGAAGCCTTCCAAAGAGCTTACGGACTACCTGCCGATGGTCCAGAAAGCGAAATTGAGCTTGGAGAATTTTTGAGAGGTGGATTTGATCTTAGTTCTAGACTAGGAGATAAGGGTGTTACTTCTGGAAATCAAAGTGCTAGAAAATATATAGAAGATTTAGAAAAGCGATACGCAACCCAAGATTCTGACACTCAAGAAGCAGCAGAAGCAACAAGAAATAATATTAATAATGTTTTTAGAAACTACTCAGAATCTGGTGGAACAGCAGAAGATGAATTTTCATTAGTATTTGGTGACTCTTTCTTCAGTGGACCAGATTGGGTTAAAGAAGAAAACGGAATTGCTCAATCAGCTGTCAAAATCAATTCAGAAAAAATTAGACAGGGATTAGAAAAAGCAAGAGAGAATTTTATTGACAACCCTGATTCATCAAGTGGTCTCATTAGTTATTTTAACGAATTATTAAATGATAAAATGGATAATATTTTATCAATAATAGAAGGCTCACTAGCCGCATCAGGAATAACTGACCAATCTAAGAAAGATGAATACATAGCATCTATAAAAACTCCAAGACAGTTATTCTTATTTATGGTTGGAGCTTTTAGAAATAGAATGTGGCAAGATCCTTATGCAAGAGCATGGTTAGTTTTAAAGCCAAATAGAAAGCTAGTTGGCGATGACAAGTGGGACTTTAATCCTGTGTTAAAAATTTTCCAAGCATACATAGATCCAAATGAGGATTACGCAAAAACTCCTGCAAAATTTACAAAACTTCTTGCTCAAAATAGATCAGAAGGCAGCAGTGCTACAAACATAGTTGGAAAATGGGCAGAAGATGTTGGTGGTTTCTGGGACAAGAATATAGGTCCACTCTTTACTGCGCTTGGAGACTCCTTAAGTGGTCTGGTCAATTTATTTAGAATGTCAATGATGCAACTTGGTTATGGTCTATCTCAGGTTGGACAGATGTCAAAGCAAGCAAATATTCTAAACAAAGTTCTTAATGACTCAATATATTACTCGTTGGGAAGACCAGGCTCTCTTTTAAGAGCAGTTGACAATCCATTCACAAGAGAGTACGCAGAGCCTGTTATTGAAGTCAGACAGCCTTTCCAAAGAATTCACTATTTAAGCTCTTTCTCTCATATTCTTTCAAATGGAATAACAGAAAATTTAAATGGAGTAGCAACCATGGTCACCGCTGTTTCTGACGGAAAGTATCCAGTTACAGTAGCAATGGACAAATCAGCTCCTGCAGAAAGGCAAGTGGAAAAAACAGTTGAAACTGGACTGTTCTTTGACAATGCTACGGGATCTGGTTTATTCGGAGCCTTGCATCCAATACTTCATCCTTTTGAATTTGCTAGAGGAATTTCAAAGTTTGCGCAAGGAACACCAGATGAAATGCTTGCAAGAAGAGTTGCTTTAGCTCACCTTAAGGAATCTCTCAAAGATATATATACAGGTGAAATCTTAATTATAGGTAATGCCGACATAAGGCCACATGACATCGTATATCTTGCTGACGTTTACGAAAGAATGTACGGCATGTTTGAGGTTGAGCAAGTTGTACATCATTTTACTTCAGAGCTTGGATTTGTTACATCAATAACTCCAAATGCCTTAGTTACTGTTAATGACCCAGCTAAATGGTTTATGTCATCATGGGTTGGCACATGGATGCATATGCAGGCTCTAAGAAACGATACAAGGCTATATATGAGCTCTCTTGGCTCTGGAGTTAACGCAATGGAACAAATGAGCGTAGATGGCTTAGCTGATTCTTTGCAAACTCAAATGGTTGGCGGTATTCAATTTACCCATGGAGCATCTGCCTTAACAAAAGATATCATGGCACACTTTACCTCTGAGGGAGTAAATGATATCAACGCTCAGGTTAAGGGTCTGGTAGCACAAGGATCCGCTGCTGCTTCTGGACAAATAGCACTTGGTGGAATGGGGGCAATGTTTGCCGGAGCAACGGCACTAGGAGCCACTGCAGCCACAATAGCATCTTTTGCTGTTCCAGGAGCTGGATTATTAGTTAAGGGACTATCTGCTGGCTTAGGAGCAGGAGCTGGTGGAAAACTGGCATGGAAGGGCTGGAGTTGGATAAGAGACAACGTATTAGACCAACATGGCTGTTACATCCAATATCTCAATAGAAATGGCAAGGCTATGGACGCAGGGCTTGGCCTAAGTGGTCAGGGCATGGTGGTTGGAAGATATCATACAAAGAAACTTCTTCCTGGAATATTGGGTGTTCAATCTAAGATAAGAACAGCAGAAGGTTATTCTTATATTAGAACTAACGATTTGCTTTCTAAGTTGGGCTGGAAAGAAAAAGAAATTAATGATTTAGTTAGATACATAGACTTTGAAAACGCTCTAGTTAATTCACAGGTTCTTAGATACTCTGGAATAGGCCCAGAAAAAGCTGGACTAAATAGATACTTTAAAGTTATATGTAAAGTTGAAGAAGTTATAGACGGTGACACAATAGATGTTGTAGACCTTCTTGATACTTCAGGAAAAAAATTCAGAATAAGATTTGATGGAATTAACACTCCTGAAATTAATGTTATTAAAACAGATATAAACGTATCTGGAAAAATTGCAAGCATCACAAATGTATCAATCCTTAACGGAAAAGCTACAATAACAACAGAATCTGATCATGGATTTTTGATTGACGAAGTTTCTGTACTAAATATTCAAAATCCAGGTAATATCTATCTACTAAACGGTTCACACAAGATAGAAGCAGTACCTAGTTCAAACTCATTTGTCATAGCAACAACTCTACCTAATAGTACGAATGCTAAAACTGGTGTTGCTAGAGTTTATGTAAACACTTCTGGAGAGTATATAAATTCTTCTTCACCTGGTGGAAAAGCAAAAATGTTTACTATAAACGCCCTTAAAGATAAGATTTTTGTTTTAAGAATATCTCCAGAAAATGTAACAGGATCTTTTACTGAGCAAGATTTTGAGGCTGGTTCAACAAGGTCTTTAGAAAGAAAAATGATAAACGGCAGTCCTGTTCCAGCTTATTATGATAAAGACGTTTTTGGAGAAAGAGTTCTTGGAGTAGTCTTTTATAAGACCGCAGAACAGTCTATTGAAACAATAGTAAGAGAGGCTAATTTCCTATTTGATAAGTATAAGAAAGCATCTCAGTCAGATCTTTTGTCTCAGCTCGCCTCAAGTTTTTCTCCTGGAGTTTTTGCGGACAGATATTCTGACCTTTTGGATAAAGCAAAAGTTATCAATAAAGTTGACTACTTCTCTGATTACGCAAGTGCTTCTATACAAAATATATCAGCAGATTTAAAAAAGACATATAACGCTTATGTTTCTCTGAGAGTAGTCCAATATATATATGAAAGAGTTTCGGAATGGCCTAATGTTGAATGGGATGAGTACTATGATGATGGTACGCCAGTTTCTTTAAATTATGAGTTAATTGTTAACGGCCTTGCAAAAGTTTATACAAAAGGTCTGTTGATAGAGCAGCCTTCTGTAATAGACTCGTATGAAAACGCAGGTCTACCAACTCAGGTTACGGTAAATAGGAGCAATTAAAATGCCTGATTTTAATTATAATATAGATGACCTTTCTGACACTTCCGCTTTAGCAAGTAAAACCTCTTCTGCATTCTATCCTTCTGGAGAACCATTAAAGACTAGCTATTCTGTTTCTGGAGATGTCAATAGAACGCTAACACAAAGAGATATTCAAGGGGTTCTCTCGCGGAGATGCTCTCTATAGGTCTCCTAATTTTGCTCTGCAGATATCAAACCAAAATGCTCAATCAAGTATAAACTCAATACTTTCCTCTATCGGTGGACCAGATGCCAATAATCTAGAGATACAGGATCCTAATAGTCAAAACGAAAATGCAACACTAAAAGGATCTGCTGCAGCAAAAATGATTGTTTCAAAAACTTCATTAGGTAAAAAATCTTTGTCTTTTGGTACAAGAGACTTTATATCTGAATTAGAAAACTCAATAACTCAAGGGTCTGGAACAACAGGCGATAATCATCAAGATACTGAGAACTTTACTTTTGATCCAACAAAAGGTGGTCAATCTGAAGTAAGAGTTATAACTATCAAGGAAGCTCTTTCAAATGAAGAAGCAAAAGTGTATGATGAAAAAATTAAAGAGATAAGAGATAAGGGAATAGTTACAAGTAAACATGTTCCTTATGTTGCTAACTTTCCTCAAACAAACGTAAGCCTAAAAGCCACTGCAGCAAGAGATCTTCCTAGTTATGTTTCTCAACCTGATTTTAATTTTGCTAAATTTAATGGACAAACTGTTCTTCCATGCGCATCTTTAATGGAACTTTTATTAGTTCTTGATTCTAAGATAGTTATCAAAGGAGACTTTTCTTTAGATAGAGGAGCTTTAATATCGGGTGGAAAAGCAGTTGTAGAAAATGCAACACTTAACGACCATAGTACTGGTAGAGGCATAGACATAGGAAAAATTGGACCAAACGATTCAGAAATATATTCAACTTGGGCTAAAAATATTGACATTAATAGAAAAGCTTTTTTGCTTCTTTTAGATACATTAAATGCAATTGATGAATCAATTCTTCCTGACTTAATAGTTTTTGATGATAGATTAGCTACTGAATTTGGGATGGTCACAGGAAAATTTGATATAGACAATAGGGAAGTGAACCTTAATGGAATCTTGCAGAAGCAGTATCCAAAATTAAGAAAGATTAATTTTCATCCAGACAGTGGGCACCAAGACCATTTTCATATAGCTTTTTCTCCACAAAGAGCCGGAACATACCAAGACTATGTTGACTATGATTATTCTTCAAGCGGATCCTCTACAGATTTTGACGGAGTAGCCACAGGAGAATCTACAGCGACTTCTGAAATATTTAGAAGCTATATAAATAGTAATGAAAAAATAAAAAATAGAAATGCACTTTATAAAGCGTTGATTGACTATGGTGGATTTAGGCCAGAAAGTGCAGCAATATTTATGATGATTGCAGAAAGAGAATCTAATATAGGTGCAGATTCATTTAACGGTAATATAGGTACTCGTGATTACTCTATAGGTTTATGGCAAACTAATTTTTATGGAGTTTCAGCTTTTATAGAAAGAGACATAGAAATTCCAGTAGGTACACCTGGTGGAATTACTAAAAAGAAATACAAGGCATATAAGCTTTTGTTTAAGGATCACGATAAATTTAGTCCAAAAATTGTTGGAAAAGATACAGCTATAGCAAAAATGGAAGAGCTTACAACTAAAGGTAAGGCTTATTCTGACCCAATCTTATGGACACCGATTGCACAGATAGCTGTTTTGAAGATGCAAGTTCAAAATTATATTAACAATAAAGGTTTAAACAGAAGGGGCTGGTATTATTCGCCTTGGGGGGAATATGGCGGCGGACCTGAGTATGGCTGGATTACTAAATTAAAGTTTAAAACAGCAGTAGAATTTTATGTAAAGAATAATCCAGGAAAAACAGAAGAAGATTTAAAAAAACACTGTCGACCATTTATTGAAAATATGGAAAATACAGCAGGAAAGACGGTTTATAATCAGTGGCTTAACGGGCAGGTGTTTGGATGATATACCCTAAATTTGACCAAAAAATAAATGATCAAATTCAATCTTCAAGGATGCAACAAGCCAAAACTAGAATGGCAACAGTTGCTTCTTATGATAAAATTAAAAATACTTTAACTCTAATTATGGAGTCACAGTATTCTGATACAATTGGAAACATAGTTGGAGATGTCCCATGTCCAAATATATATCGGAATTCAAACAGTTGCCCCAGAGCCTGGTGATAGATGTATAGTTGGTTTTAGTGACGAAAATGAAAGATATCCTTTTGTAATTAATTTTGTTAATGACTACGCTAATGAAAAGCTTTTAAATAATGGAATAGCAAATACTGGAATACCAAGGTATATGATTTAATATGGTAAATAAAAAAATCCTCGAAAATGACGTAACTAAAAATATAGACAACTTTAATGAAGCTGAAGAGTTGCGTAAAAGAAATACTTTCTCAAGAAGAGAGGTCGGCCTAACACACCCCGACACAAGTGCCTTTGTGAGACTGAACGACAGAGGCGAAGTTGAGATATTTGCTGGAGAAGAGCTTGGTATTATAATTAGCCCTTCAAGCAGGTCGATATCCATATTTGCTGACGTGGTTAAAATTGTTACAAAAGAAGACTATGGATTAAGATGGAATAATATGAGTTTTAATTATTCTGGAGATACATTCAATGAGCCATCTTTAGTTAAAACCAATGAAAAAGAGATTAACTCTGGATTTAATTACGCTAATTATTATCTAGAAGCACTTACTGATCTTGAGGTTTTGGAGAAAGAAACTAATGTTGTTACTATTAGTGGGGAGTACGGGTTTTCGAAAAATCCAGTCGATTCAGAGTCAAACTCAATAACTATGGTTTCTGGAAAGATATCTGAAGAAGATTACGCTCTTTTAAAGGAATATAGTTTTACTAATTCTCAAGAAAAAGTAGATTATATGAAAAAGCTTCTTGAGTCTGGTTTTACATTTAATCAAGCTAGGGAAAAGACAATGAGGGACAAGGGTGTCTGATCTATTTTTAACGCTAGATGGCGATCTAATGATGAATGGCAATAAAGATATAGCCAAAGTAAACTCCGCTGTACAAAATGACATTCAACAAGTTTATATTAGATTAATGACTGAACCAGGAGACTTTCATGCATATCCTAGTTTAGGAGTAGACCTTTCAGTTCTCTACGGCATGCCGCAAACAAAATCAACTGGCGATACAGGTAGGATGCTAATCCTATCTGCTATGGAACGAGAGGGAGTTTTTAAAGGTAAGAATGTTACCATAGAAGCTGTCCCAACTGGTCCTGATACAATTAGATTCGATGTTCACGTACAATCTGGTGCATCTAATCCAGTGACATTAAGCATTAAGCAGAATCTAGGAGCATAAATGCCTTCAATAAATACTAAAACAAAAGATGAAATAATAGTTAGGATTTTAAACTCCTTAGAGCAAAATGCTAGTATTACTGCAACTTCTCCTGGTTCTATAGCTAGAGCATTTGCCGATGCTTTTGGCACCGAGATGTTTTATTTATATGAATCATTTAAAGAAGCAGTAAGTCAAACGAACCTTTCTACAGCTTCTGGTAGAGGTCTTGATTTAATAGGAGAAATGTATAATGTTAAAAGAAAAACATTATCAGATCAACTTGTTTATGAGAGAACAACCGCAAATATTGAGTTTATTTTAGACAAACCATATACTTCTGACATTATAATTCCCAAAGGTACACTTGTATACAATGATGTTGGCTCTTATAATTCGACACAATACTCATATAAACTTTCTAATGACGTTGCAATCTTAGCTGGAGTAACAAAAGCTTATGGAATTGTCACTCCAAACTTCCAGTCAAATGACCATGTTGCATCAGTAGGGTCATTAACTAGACATAACTTTATTGGTCCAGCTGGAGTTATACTTTTCTGCACTAACCCCAAGGAAGTTTACCCTGTTATAAACGCAGAATCTGACGACAATTATAGAAGAAGAATTCTTTCTGCGGTTAAAGTAAGTGCCACGGGAACAGTTGAGGCATTGCGATTTGCTGCACTATCAGTAAATGGCGTTAAGGATGTTAGAATAAGAGAAGGGTCTTTTGGCCTAGGCTCATGTGAAATCATAGTGGTTCCAGAGGTTCCTGGAAGAATAGGCAATATTCCAACAATTGTAAATTCAGCAATATCAGAAATAAGACCTTTGGGAATAAGAATTAATATATCTGCAGCAAATCCACTTCCAGTGAGTGTTAATGCCACAATCACTCTTCCATACGGAACAAATGAAAACCTTAGAGTTGGAATTCAAAATCAAGCTAGTCTTTTTGTCAAGAGATATTTGAATTCTCTGACCATAGGCGACACCATGTCTATTCAAGAAGTCGAAAGACAAATAAGAATATCATCAGATTTAATTAGAAGTATTAACATAACCAACATAACTGCACAGGGAACATCTATTAACAGAAAAGATTTTAGGGCTCAAACAGAAAGAGATTACATAGTTTCTGGCGATATCTCCATAAACTCTGTTATAATTGGTGTGTCTAACTACTAAAAGGTTGGTTTTATAAATGAGTGAAAAGTATTTCCTCTTGACGACTAAGCATATCGTCAAGGCGCCTAATATGACACAGGCAAAATTAGCGGTTGAGGGTGAATCCGATTTTGTCGGAGAAGTCCTTAAGCAAAATGTAGATGTTAATGAAGTCTCTAATGCTGAAGCTATTAAATACGTTGGCTTAACAGATTCCGTTAAGTCTGATTTTGTATATGATGATTCTTTGGACTTTTCTGATGAAGACGGAGCAGAATCATTTAGTAATAAATTTGATCTATTAAGATCAGAGAATAGAAGATTAGCAAAAGCTGTCGATAAGTATAAGAATGTTAAAGACGAAGCTGTTCTGGCAGTTTATCAGGCAGCGTACGATGCATTTTCGTCATACGAAATGCCACAGATTAAATCACCAAACATTAAGTCTTCTAAGACTGGAACGCCAGAAACAGCAGTTGCTGTATTTGCAGACTGGCAACTAGGTAAAGTTACTCCAACGTACAATAGTGATGTTCTTTCTAATAGAATAGAGTTGTATACAGAAAAGCTTTTGGAAATTGCTGAGATCCAAAGAGCCGATCACCCAGTGGATAACCTTCACGTCTGGTTACTTGGCGATATTGTTGAAGGGGAAGAAATCTTTCCTGGACAAAGCCATTTAATTGACTCTGGCTTGTATAGACAAGTTGGAGTTAATGGTCCTGAAATACTTAGCACATTTCTTAAAACAGCTTTAGAAAACTTTAAACACGTTCATGTTACTGGAGTAATCGGAAATCACGGAGCAGTTGGCGGTAGAGCTAGAAAGCAACACGATCCAGAGACCAATATGGACAGACTGCTCTACAAGATTGTTGAGCTAATTTTTAAAGATGAACCAAGAATTACATTCAACATTCCTGATGGCAAGGGTGAAAGAAACTTCTATGCTGTAGACAACATCGGTAACTATAGTTCTTTGTTGATTCATGGCGACCAAATGCCTGCGCCAACGTCATACTATGGTTACTATAAAAAGGTAATGGGATGGAAGGATGGAGCTATTCCAGAGAACTTTGATGATGTTTTCATGGGTCATTACCATCAGCAATTTAAGATGACTATTGGAAGTGGACTTTTGAGAATCTCGGGTTCACCAGAAAGTCATAACACTTATGCACAAGAATACTTCTCTTCAATGAGTAGACCTTGTCAGCACTTAATGTTTGTTCACCCAGAGAATGGCATTACTTCAGAATACTCTATCTGGTTAGACTAAGTCAGGAAGGCATCTGTAGATGAAGCAATTTATAATAGCTTTAAAAAGCTCGGACTTTATTAAGTCTGGAAACGCTTGGTCTACAGATGCCATTGACCTATACCATAACAAGTGGTATACAAATTATTCTGTATCAAAATCAAGATATGGAATAAATGAGCTTAGCGACAGGACATTTGTCGGAACAGAAATATTAGACAATGCTACGCCATCAATAGTTGTAGATGGAAGTACTCCAGTATCTGTCACTAACTATGGAGAAATTTTTAAAGATACAAGTGTAATAACTTATAATATATTTGAATATGACGAAATATCCGAACAGTATTACATTTTTAATTTAATAGAAGACGCCTCGCCTTTTTATATTTTAGACCCAAATTCTGTTAGCTTAGATCTTTACAGGTTTGTTGATACATCTTCAAGAACAGATATCTTAAGCTACAAGCGGAGCTTTTACTAATGTAAACACTCAGGACTCTCCAACATATACTGTAACCGTATATGAAGCAGATTCCTCATCTGGCCCATGGCTTAAATCTTCTGTTTCATCCGAAGTGGGCACGCTTTTCATAACAAATTCAAAGAGATATGTTAAGTTTGAATTAGACATAACATCCGAACTTCAGCCACAGGATGTAGAGAGTTATGGATTTGTTTTATTAGTAGAAGTAGCAATAGCTAATCCAGTTCCTTCTATTTTAAGCAGAACTGCAAAAAAGATCTTAAGCAGGTTTCCTTCTTGGACTAAGATGTTTGAAGATTCCGTTGATAATGCAACTCCGGAACTTCAGACTCCAACCACAGTTGGTGGATCATTTATAAATTCACTCGTTGCCGATTTTCCAGAAAACTTTGAAAAGCAAGTAAATCAATTTGAGCTGGATAGATTTGTTACTACAGCTGACGAAAATCAACTAGCATGGATGTATACATCATCTGACATCCCAGCTTCCCACTTGTCTATTAAGGGCGATGCGGTTACTCTTTCTAGAGTTGATACTATAAATGATTTTTACGAATCAGTAGAAAATGATTATTGCTACTATTATTCAGTTCAAGATCGTAGGGTTTTTACTAAGAAATTATTTAAATCATTAATAGTAGATAATTTACTTACTGAACAAGAACCAATGCTTAAGTGGAACTGGTTTGATGAATTTGGTGCAAGGGTAAGTCTAAGTAGACTTTACTTGGAATCTAACTCTAACTTTAAAAAGAGAATATTAGATACTTATAGAAACCTTCCTGGTCCATCAATAGATGCAGTTAAGAGAACTCTTAGAAGAGAGCTCGATATATGGAGCGCATATGGTGCAACTCCAGACTCAGATTACTTAGGTGCAACTCCAGAAATATTAGAAATATCTGACATAGAATCAAGTACTCCATACTTTGATTTTTCTGGCAAACCTAATAAAGAATTTAGAGACTTTGTAAGATCTTTGAATGAAAGGTATCCACTTAACTGGGGTTACGTTAAATGGGGAGAAGGATACTGGGACTACGCTGGAAGAAATCAAGAAGGCGTTGGCAGAATACCTGCCGTATATGACGACGCTACTCCTCTTGGTCAATACTATCAGCCTGGTATAGGCGATTTTTCTGATGCAAACTTAATCGTAAAAGAGCCATCTGAGTCAGTTATTGATTTCAATGCAAAGTTTAAAGCCACTGGATCAAGATATCTCGGTAAGGTTGATGATTATGCTCCAGTTATAGTTGACTATGAGTATTACGGAACATACACTCAAGATTACTACGACAACAGTCCAGCCACTGTTAACTTTAGATATCTGTTAGAGATGCCAATTCACGGCTCTTATGCAACAGCAAAAACCTTTTATGTAGATATTAGCCATTATCCAGTTAATACATATGGACCTGGTCATCCAGCTAGTCCAGAGTATGAGACAGTGCCAATCTTTGATCAAGACGGGTACGCATATTCTAAATATGTCTTTAAAGATTTAGTCACAGATGCAGCATATTCAGATACATCTGTTACCCCGGCTAATTCAAGAATCAACTATTATTATGCTAATAAAGCCTCTGCTACGCCTACAACTGGTTCTGATGATTTTAATATTTCTTTTACTGGAGCAACACCTTATTCTTCCACCGTTGGATCGCCAATAAGTTTGCTGAACGCTAGATTCTTAAATGGTGGGGCAAACATTAAGGCTTCTTCAAATAAGTACACTAAAAAAAGAGGGACATTTCAAACTACTCCAAAACTAGATGGTTTTTTTGTGTTAAACTCTGAAAATGAAATATCTTATACTAATGACATTGTTTTAGACAAGGACTTTATAAATCAGACCCTAATATTCCCACCTGGCGCAACGCCTGTTTATGTTCACGTAGATAATGTTAAACCTTCAGGATATAAAGAGTTGCAAGATATTTATATTAGTCCAACATATGATGGATATGGTGGACTATCTTTCGACGGAGGAGAACTAAATCTTGTGCCGGCTTCTCCAAATATAATAGCTCAATATATCAATCCAAACTTTGCAACTCCTGCTGATCATCCTGGCTACATTAGTAACGATGGTGCAACTTATAATTATTACTTTAAAGAATTAAAGTACCCATATGGTTCTACACCTAGTGTAATTAATTTTAGAACAGATAATACATCTACTCCTATTTATCCATTTAAGAAAGATTCTTGGGAATCATTTACTGCAGAGTCCACCCCAATGATAAATGGATCAATTAATAAGAGAGGAATAATAAGAACTTCATCAGATAATCATGATGAAAACTTTACTTTAAACTCTAATGTTGTTGGTCAATACGATTTAACGTATGACACATTTAATGTAAGCTACAATACTCACTGGATTGAAAAAATAGAAGTAGTGAATGACACTGAGGGAGTTGTGTTAACTCCATCTAATCAGTTCGTTACACTGGCGGATGAAGAATCCCTTTTTGCTAACTCTTCTATATTAGAATTTGAGGAAGGTAAACTGTCTACAGTAGAAGTTTCTGCAGACTTTGAGGGTGTTTATAGTTCATACCTTAACGTAGGTTGGTATAGTCAAAACGGAGAAGACTACTACGTATATTCATCTCCAATTAATGAGATCTTTGCAACTCCTGGTTTTTATGTAAACCTTAGTTATTCTGCTAAACAAGGTGCTCCAATAATCGTAGAAAGAAGCTCTGCTACTCCAGCTTTACTGAGAGAAGTGGCATTCTTTGATTCTTCTTCTCCTACATATGTTTCCCTGACTAATGCCGAAACGGTAACAGCAAATAAATCAAATAATCTTTATTTAGGCTATGAAGACATTTATGATGTTGAAGTAATTGATTCAGTAACTGGTTATACAATTTTAGAAAATGGAAGCAGTAGTACTAATGAAGTGCAGGTATTTAGTTCTGCAACACCTGGTGTTTATGGAAGAGATTATTATGTCACCTACAAGGTTAAAGACTCGTATGTTGTAGACAATGATTATTATAATCAAAACACTGAAAGTTATATAACTTCAATCAGATTTGACTCTACCCCTTCTTCTCATTACTCATACGAGATAACTTATGAGGGTTCAGTTCTTTCTCATGCAACTCCAATATCTTTAAATGTAGACCCAATGGACCTGTGGGATCAAGAAGGATTTGTATATTTAAGTCATAATGATTACAGTTTCGCAGATGCAGAAATTAAACTTAGTCCATCGCACATTACAGATGATCTTAATGATTTTATTGTAGTCACAATTAAATCTCTTGATGAAAATGGAAACTCAAAGCCGTACCAAACATTTTCTATTACAGGAACGCACTTAGAATCTGAACAAGAATACTATCATACCGACATAAACGGTTTTGTTAGTGCAAGAGTTTACTTCTCCAGCGCAACACCAATTACAGATGTTTCTGGAACATTAATAGTATCTGGAGTAGTAAATGGTTCTATTAACGCTCATGAAAATTCCGAAACTCAAGGCTTTTCTAAGACTCTTAGTTTTGATATATCAACAAGCTATGAGACCGGTTTTTCCTTAAAGGCAATAGCAGATAGCTCTGTTATTCCAGCTGATGGAGTTTCCAATAACTATGTTAGAGGATTCTTGAGAAAAGACTCATCTGCTGAAGTTAATAAAGTCATTTACTGGAGAAAGGGTAGGACGCTTCAAGACATTTTTGATGCAACTCCATACTCTTCTTATGTAAGAACTGATGAATATGGAAACTTTGAAATAGGTCCTTTTACGGCCCAAGAAAAGAGTAATCCTGGATTCTGGATGGTTGCTGTTGAGTCAGAAGGTGCTGCAACAGTTAATGGTTCTCCATCTGCAGTAGTTGGCGATATAGTATTCTGGAATGAAAAGTATGACAATTTAAATTATTCATACGGAGATTCGGTATTCTATGATCCGAATTTACTATATATCAATAGAACAGATATGTATTCCACCCCATCCTTTACGGTTCAGTATTTTGATGGGAATTATGCGACACCATATTCCGCAACGCCTGATTGGCTCCCACCAAAATGGTACCCAATTAATAGATATGATCAATATATGATGGGCTTACTTGGATCAACTCCAATGCACGTAAGCAGTTATCAAAACTTAATGAGAGATTATGAGGAAGAGTAAATGAAGAATTTTGTTGATAAAACAGAATCTTTAAAAGAACCAGCTGTAAAAACTGGAAATTTTATACCCCGAGATGCAGTAAACTTACGGTTGGTTTTCTTCAAAAGAAATTACCCCAGAAAATAATCTAGCATTTGTTGACCTCTCTTCGACTATTTCTGAAAATGTAAACGAAACATCTACTTTTAACAAAGTAATGTTTGCCAATGAAGTTGGAATGCTAGAAGATGAAAATGGAAATCCCTATGTGTCTTCCGACGATGTTTTGGTCAGCGATATATTTTTAAATGAAGAAGTTTTCCTAACTAGCTATCAAAAAGATGAATTAAAAAATAAAGCGTATGCTATGAATTACTATGTTAGTAATCATTTTACGCTCTTAAGAAGTGGAATGCACATATCAAGCGGCTTAAACTATTTCGTTGAAGATAGGTTTATCCCAAATAACATTAAAGTTATAGACGATAATGGCAATATATATTCTGATCCAGAAACTGGAAGATTAAAATATAGAATTTCTTTTGAGTCATTTGTTACAGAGAAAAACTCTATCCAAAATGAGATACCTCATAAAATAATAGTCTTTATCGAAGATGCATATCCAAAGAATTTAACTTTGGTTTATGATAAAGTAGAAGTTGATCAAGACGGTGTTTGGTCTGGTCAAATATTAAAATATTCTGAATCAATAAATGTTCTTCCATTATTTAAGAGAGTTCAAGAAGAGGCTGAGGTAGTTGACCCATCAAATCTTTTTGATAAAACTTATTCTATAAAAAGAAATACAAAAACAAAGTCTATAAATAATCAAACTATTGGCTCTGAAGATAATGTTATATACGTCAATAAAAAAGCAATTGATGACAATAGAGTTTTTGAAGTTTATAACTGGAGAGTAGTAGCAAAAGTACAAAACTCAGTAGATTTTTCCGAAATAAACTATGGAAGAGATTTCTCTACTGATAATATTCTTACAAAGAATGTAAACGCTGCAGTGCTTTACTCAAGTTCGGTGACAAGAGATCTAAATAATATAAATCCTTATGTATTTCTAAACTTACAAAATTCAGTATTCAATTTAGCTAGTTTAAATTTTCAGAATCCAAATTCAACTTTGACCGATAAAAACTTAGCCAACTATTGGCTTGTGGATATAGATTCAGTGACAGATGAGCAAATTAGACAGTACGATGTAATTGCTTGTTCATTACACTGGGTTCTTACGGATTCGCACGCAGAAAAAATTAATTCATTTCTTACAAATGCAGGAACATTTATTGTTGACACAATCAACGCACCAATAAACTCTCTTTTGAAATTAAATCCAGCATTGACTATAGCTGGAGCAGATGTTAACTCTACTCCAACTACAGTTCCAAGTACTTACAACTCAAATAGTTTACTCTTAAATGCAACAAAAAATAATGCCTTCTCTATAACAACTTCTGAGTTTGCAACAGATTGTGGAATATATGGTTATGGAAAAGGTCCCAATAATTCTTACAAAAAGTATAACTATTTTACAAATTCAGGTTTAGAATCAGTTTTAGAGAGAAGCTCACAAAAGTTTGTCACATTATTAAGAACCGTAAATAGAACAGATAGGTTAATGGCCAACAATATTGTTGCGTCGACTACTGGATTTTTAAAATACTGTAATGATTTATACTCTTCAAATACGGCAATATCTACTCCTAATAATGGAGAGTCTTCTATTTCTGTTTCTTCTGGATCTTCTTTCTCTAATTTTGTAGAGGGTCCATATAAGTTTTTATATAACTGTGTTTCTGTTGGAATTAATGACAGGGTCGAGTCAACTAGATTTAAATTAGATTTAAGATCCAGCGTTCATTACTACAGTGGTCAATGGTATAGCGATTGGGTCATTGACACAGATGCACTTTTTGAAGACGAGTTAATATCTTATTACAAAAATACTATAGTTTCTGGGGAAAGAAAATATGTTAGAGAAACAATCTCTTCTCCAAAAGATTTATACACCGCAGAAATATCTTCATTGGCTTCTAATCTTTCAAATGTTTTCTTAGATCAAAATAGCAGCAATATAACACTATATATTGAATATACAAATCCCAATGTGATATGGACAAACACTTCTTCTGTTACCGATACAGAAAAAAGAGAAGTAGCTTCTTCTTATAGCCTTGTAAAGATAAATAACAAGGACATTTCTTGTGAAACTTATACTGATAAAAAATCACCTAAGTTTGACATACCTTCTAAGTTTGGTCCTTATGTAGTTAAAGATAAATTAATTCCATCAAAAAAGAATCAACTTAAGATAGTTCCAAACGTTCCAGTGAGAAGTTATGCAGTCAACCTGCAATCTGTTCGCAGTATGACTTCTGGATCAGATACTCCTGTTAATTTTGACGCAACATTGAACATAACTGCAACAGCAAAATTTAATCAGAATCATGTATTCACAAGGGGCGGAGGCACTGAGCTGGTTACACCAGGGGTTCCTGCAACATCCGGAACAATTCAAGCCGGAGATACTAAGTTTTACACGCCAACAGCATTTGAAACATCTCAAACTGGAGATTATTCTTTGATTGACAAAAAGCTTGGCGATATATCAAGCTTTTATAATGCATTTAATTATACTTACGATATTGACAAAGGTAATACCTGGGATGAATACTTTCAGGGCAAGGGTAGCGCTACATATATAAAATATATACAATTAACTTTAGAGGCTGCCGGAAGTGAATTTAAGACTAGCGTAGATGGAGTTTTCGGTTCAGGTACTGCATCAAAGGTTAAAGCTTTTCAAAAAGATAGAGGTCTTAAAGAAGATGGAATTGTAGACTCCCAGACAAAAATGTGGCTGGCAAGAGTTTGGGCTAACATGAGTCAAGATACTTTTGATGACTATGTTAAAAAAGTTAACGCTAATACTTATAAAGATAAAAATATAGATAAATATCTAAATGGAGCAAGAGTATCAAAAAGCGCAAAGCTTGGATTGCAGGCAAATGAAGGATTTAGATTAATAAACTTTAGCGGTATATCAAGAGAAGCAGACCCAGATGCCATAAGATTGTGGGTCGGGTTTGTATTGCCAAATGACGAAGAAATTTATTCAATTGATTCTTTGATAATTTCCGGAGGAGAATTTGGTACTCAAGTTGGCTCTCCTTCTTATAACGGATTTAAAGTTATAGACTATATTGTTTCTGATAGTTATAGATTTACAAGAAATCAAAACGCAGGAACAGTAGCTTCATATACAAAAGGTTCAACAGAAATAAACTTACCAAATGGGCAAAATATAAAAGGTAAGCATGTCTCAATATTGCTTCAAGGGTCAAAGTTAGGCGGAAGCTTTGGATCTACAGCAGAAGGTATAGCTATTGGTGGAATCCAGTGTAAATATAGTGTCAAGAAAACAACAGTTGGCACTCCAGCAAAAGATCCAGTTTATAGAACTATTCCACCCGTAGATTATCCGGAATCAAAACAAGTTACTGGAACTTTATCAATATCTGTTCCAGTCAATTCTGTGTCGTTTGCCGAACAAAACTTTAATATAGATTCAACGTTTTTAAGAAACGCAACATTAAGTGCAATATCTATTTATAGAATAGATGGAAATCAATTTAGTTCTGAATTGCTGTCTTACTCTGGTATATCAGCTACACTAAACCAAACTGAGTATAAGCCAGACACAAATAGAATAGAAAAAGTTAATCTTTCAACAATACTAGCAGATACAATATCACTTCAGTCTGCAACTGTTTCATCGGTAAAGCAAGCTGGCACTAATATTTCCTATAGTTCGTCCAATATAGATTTAACAACTAGTGGAAACACAGTAAAGTTAAAAAGCAATCTATCATCGTATGCTTCTGAAACAACGGTTGTAAGAAGCCAGAGTATAACTGGCTACAATGTTAGAAGCGTAGATAACTCTTCTATTAGGCCGCAAAAAAATTCTTTCAACTATTATGATGGAGTAACTCTTTTATGCAAGCCCGATGGAACCCCTTTTGGTATTGACGTTTCTTCTGGAATGACATCGACCAACTCTGCGCTAGATGTATACTACTCTAATATTGAATTGATCAATACACTTCCTGCTCAACCAGGTCTACAGTATGGTTTCTATGACATTAGAAATAGGCAATTTATTGGCAAGAATATAACCTACAATAAGTATAGAGAAGTTGGTCCACAAAATCTTTACATAGGACTATATGCATATGACTATGACGGAGATCTTTCAACGCAAAGAGAATATACTGGTTCAGCAAACGGCGATATGTATCAGCCAGTTCAGGTTCCTACAAAATCTGCATACCCTGTATTTAAAGTATCTTCCGTGCCAAAAAACAAAATTCAACTGATGAGAACTCCACCAAAGTTAAGTAAGACAGAACCATGGCCTTTGTCTGTAAGTTCTGGCTCTTTTGTTAAGTCCGTACAACTAGAGCTGCATAGACCAAAAGATTGGCTTATTGGATACAATGGTCAAACACTAAAGGCGAAGTACGATACTTCAAATATGCCGGCAGTTGGTTGGTCAAAGATTTTTGGCAGAGGGTATTATGATATAGTTGATGAAACTCCTGTTTACAACAATGGTCAATCAATAACATTAAGAAATGTTCCAATACATATTGTTCATGAAAAGTCTGATGATTTAAGCAGGTTTGCTGCAGACTTTAGACCAGTTGTAAAAGTATATACAAGATCTACGGTTTCTTCTCCTTGGCAAGAGGTTTCGTATACTCAGTTTAAAAATGTAAACTGTAGAACTGGTTTAGTAGAATTTAATTCTTCTATAATTTCTTCTGATGAAAGACTAACAAAAGTAAGTTACACAGTTTCTTCATCTGATGTAATGGTTAGGGGATCCAATGGTCAACCAATACCGCTAAATCCATTCTTGAACAAAGATATAGTGAGAGTAAACAAGCCGTTATATATTTACTTAAAGCCAACAGAAATATACAAGCAGAAACAAGCGCCAGCAAATAGCATATATCCAGCAGTAGTAAGAGACACACTGGTAGAAGAATATACTCCTGGTCCAATAGTTAATTTTACTTATAATAATAATATATTTAATAAATATGATATATCAGAATATGATCCATTTGCCCTTTTGATAGGCATTGTGTATGTAGTGAATACTTTTTCTGATGAAAACTTTACATTTACAGACCTTAGAACTAGAGGTGGTGGCATTTCTAGTGGGTTTGATACTAACAAGGTGCTTATGGATATAGAAGAAGCTATATCATACTGGGACGTATACCCTGCAATGGGAGAGGCTTATCCAAAGGGCGGATATGTAATGGTTAAAATTCCAAAACTTGTTAAGAAAAACTTTACAAATCCAGATGAAGTGTATACAATTGTTAGAAACAACATTACGGCTGGCGTTGTTTTTGATCTTCAAGATATGGAAGGAAAGGATTGGGGTAGCAGTGTTACGACAACTTCCTGATGTTTTACAAACCTTTTCTTCTCAAAGTAAAAGGACAGTTAGCTCCCTTCTTCAGAGTGTAAAGGGAGATAAAACTCAAATATCAACATTGGTTCAAAACCTTAAAAACTTTGACAACAATGCTAACTATACTCCTTCTTTAGCAATAAATTATTCACTTATGAATGTGGAGTCTGTATTAGAATTTTTTAGGGATTCTAGCCTAAGAATAAACGAATTCTTTTCGGCAGCGTCTTCTATATCAAATGTTTTGAATTCTATGGTTTCCATATTTTCTTCTGAAGTTCAAAAATTAGAAAAAGATATATCTTATTTAGAAAATTTTATAGATAATTATCAATTTATAGTTGGTGAAGATGATTTATTTAACTTTAACTATATAGAAAACTTTGATAATAATATAAATTCTTCTATTAACGAAAACTCAAATATTAAACTAGTTGACAGAGATGGTGTTAATTTCAACGAAAATGGAAACTATAAAATTGACACAGTCTTAAGTAAAATGTCAGTTTCAACTGGGGCAAGTTTTATTAATCCACTTGAAAATATTCAAAGTATTTCTAATACAGATAATAATTATTCACATTATATTACAACAGATACTGGTTTTGATTTATTATTTAATGAAGACAAAAAGGACAACTGGTCCGTTACAGTCAAGGCACCGACTTTATTGACAGCTCAGATGCCACAGCTTTCTAAATACGTAACATACGACACTTCTTTTATCAGGGGTGCCCAGTCCGTAAATGAAGTTAACTTTTATACTCCAATAGAGATGGACTTTATAAGAATAGCGCCCAGTGATGCAAATGGTTTACAGCTTCTTCAGGTTGTTCTAGTTAAAACAGATCCACTTGTTTCTCAAGCTTCTAATTCTGTACAGGGAGAGTATGTTGATTTTCCAGTACTCCATACCCCTCTTCTTTTGAACAAGTCAGTTGATATTGTTTTTGAAAAATCTAAAGTTAAAAAAATTATATTTATATTCAATCAATCTAAATATATAAGAAGTGAAAATACTCCTATTAAACAAGAAATAAATTCAAAAGTTTTAAGAGACATTGTTAATAAAAAGAAAAATAATAGAAAAAACAAATCCCAAACACTGCAGGATATAGTCTATTTCTACTTTAATGGAGCTAACTCTTCACTTACTCCAAGAAAAAATACCACTTTATATTCAGATTATTATTCAAATAAGTATCCAAATAGTGAAAACTATAACGAAAAAAACTTTATAGAAAGAATGTATGGATACTCAGATGAAGAAATCAACGCAAAAGTCTATGATCTGGTTGAAGACAAAAACTCTACTCCAATTGAAAACATCGTGCAAAGCATCGTGCAGCATGCTATAGATTCTAGAAGTAATATCTTCAATACTAAGATATATAGATCAAGTTCATCTAATGCAAATGAAAATCTTATATCTACCACAAGAACTGATGGATTTATACCAGTAAAAAATGATGAGGAAACCTATTCTTTAGATTTTCAAAATCAAGATGCGCTTTCACCTGGTCTTTCTTTTGATGATGTTTCAAAATACTTAGAAAATAAAGAAATATCTAATTCATATGAATATAGCTTTTCGTTGAGCTCAATTGCTTTTGGGGTAAATACAAACCAAAACCAAAACAAAGCATGCTTTGTCTCAAAGAAAGTTGAGATGGATGGAGCACCCTTGGGTATTAAGGGTATTGTTAATGTTGTGAGGGAAAGAAGAGACTTGTCTTTTTCTAGATATGATCTTAAAGAAGCTGGCTCTTACGAGTTAAGTGTCTGTTGGAGTGACGTAATTGATTCAGAAAGATCATGGACGCCATTAATGTCTGAAGTTGACGGAAAGATAGATTCAGAAGTATTATTCTTTGATGGTCTTAATTTAGCTCAATTAAGATTTTCTCCAAATCCTGCATCAATTAAGATCTATAAAAATGGAATGTTTGAAAATCCAAATCTATGGAGCTATTCACAGGTAGGAAACTACATAACATACAATGAGCCAGTTGACAAAAATGCTATCTATGTAGCAGAGTATGAGGTTGACTTAATTAACTATAAGCAAAACATTGTAGATATAGACCAAATTTCTAGTTCTAATTTTGCAGTCAGAACCTATGCTGCATCAGGAACTCCTGGAGAAAAGTTTAACGGAACTAGTTCTGGAAACAAGATAACACTATCGTATATTCCTTTTATAGAGGACAAGTTTTCAACCGCTGTATATAATAGTTTATATGGTACTATTAACACTACTGAAAACATTGGTTACTCTCCAGTTATTGTTACATTAAATAATGGAGATACAGCTGTTAACTTAACTAATTATACAAAAAATAGCTTTGAAAAAGGATCCTTTTATCAGACAGATCAGTATCTGTTCTTCCAAAACGGTAAAGAGCTTATTTTCAATAAACCAATTGCCGATCAAGTGTCAGTAAAGTATAGTTATATACCATCTTCTTTAAGATTTAGATTAATTATAAGAAATAATATTCCAGGTATATATAATGGAATATCAATTGACAATGTTATCTTAAAGTGTAAAGTAAAAAATTTAGATCCATTCTCCGAGAAACTTTTAAGGTTAAACTAAAATGACTCAATTATCCACAAATACTGTTGTATATGATCAAATAATTTCAAAAGTTTCTAAGTTTATAATTGATTATAGAGAAAATAAATTTCCAACAAATAAGAAGTTGTTAGAAGAGTATCAAAATCTAATCTCATTTCTAAATCAAAGAGTTTCGCGGACCAATGACAGAGTTTGTTCCCTACATAAAAGGGGAACCGCCTATTTCAGAAAAGTTTAATAACTTTACATTTAACTATTCAAATGACATAAACGTTATCGCAAAGCAGTTGGACTACATATCTGCTGGAATAGTTAATTCATTTAACTTATTTACTTCCGAAATAGAACAGGAAAATAAGTTTATTAATAGAATTAAAAGTAAAGTAAAAGTTTTGCAGATGTACTCCAGTGGTCCTTCAAATGATCTTTACTATTTTGGAAATTCTTTTGATAGTTCTGACTATATTGATTTTTCAAAGATTCAAAATTCCACACTGATGCCACTTATTGAAAGTGGACAAATGTCATTATCTATTGGCCAAGTTAAAAACTGGATGCCAAAGTATGTATCCATAGAAGATGAGTCAAATGGGTACCCAGGAAATAATCATGAAGCTTATAGATATAGCGAAACAGATTCTGATTACAGATACTTCTTTAAGGACAATCCTACATCTAGAAACAAAGAAAATGTAAGAGATAATAATCCAACTACATTCTTTGAATATGAACAAGTAAACATAAAGAACAAACCTACAACAGCAAAAGATTTTGAATTTAAGTATTTGACATCCACAAGTGGATCAACAACAACTACCTATCAAGATTGGTCTTCTTTTTCTGGGTCAAAACTAGTTCTAGCAATGTCAATGGAATCAGATTATGCTCAGCCTGCAAACTTTGTTAATGTAATTCCTTATTTTGGAAGTGGAAACTTTATATCAAAAGACATAATGGTTTCTAAAATAGAAGTTACTGATGAAAAAAATTCCGTAGAGAATGTTATATCAAGTCCAATATGGATTAGCTCTAGTTTTATTCCTTCATCTTTAGATAAAGCAAAGTATTTCTATTACAGGGAAGCAAAGATAAGGTTTGAGGAAAGAAACGTTAAAAAAATAAAGATTGTATTTGAACAGTATGAGTCTGTTGATACAAAAATAAAACACTTATATTACAAACCAGATTCTCAGACAGTTGCTGGAAACCCATATTATGGGCAAACAAGATTTGATCCAGATAATCCTTCTGTTGTTCAAGATCTTTTGTATCCAGAAATACCTTGGTCATCTAAAATATACGATACAAAAGCTCTAGTGCCAAACGTTAATTCTCCAAATTCATTGAAGGCAGAGGTTAATAATACAAACTCTATTGATGTAAGGCTTCAAAGAGAAATCCCAAACTCAAGAGGTTATTGCGTTGTAGCTAGAGGTTTGGACGGAAGAACTTATAGAATAACAAATAGATTTTTTAATAATTTTAGTCAGATTACATTCAGACTACCAAATTATAGTCAAATAAATGACACAAATAGAGCCACATATATATCCGATGCTAATGTTGTCAGTAGCTCTAGAGCTGATTCCTCGCCATATATTACGTCTGATGCAACAGATGAGCTTGCGGGATTGGTGGATTCAATTGTCACTTGGTTTAATACCACAAATGCAGATGGAACAAAAGCGCAAAAATACGCCAAGTTTGGCCTCAATGAGTCTTTTAGTGTTAGAAAAGAAATAACAAATAGTTACGACACAAAAACAGAAACAAGAAACTATAAAGTTAATTTAGTTAGACAATATCAAATCCTCGATGCAGAAAGAAAAGCTATAGGACTTAGAGATGTATCTGTAGGCCTAGAGACTTACGCTGATGCTGCTCAAGTTGTATCTAGAAGATACGATGTTCCATCTGAAATAGAATACTTAACGATTTCTGCAGAGTCTTCTTTTTCCGGTTTAATTAGTGCAGATATAAATGAATATATAACATACAGTGTTTCTTTTGATGATGGAGTAAACTGGGTTCCAATATCTTCTATTGAAAGTCCATTTAATAACACTCCAGAGGTTTTGGCAATTAATCAAAATATAGAAGAAAGATTTAGACTACCAGGTGTAAGCTATTTATTCCCACCAAAAATACCATCATCAGTAAAGAATTTTATTGTTAAAATAGATATGAAGAAACCATCTTCAAAGAATGTTACTCCAATATTATATTCCTATAAGGTAGGCGTAAAGGTTAAGCAAGTATGAGCATTTCAGAAATACAAAAAAGAAAATTCTTAGAGAACCTATATAGATATCTCTACTCAGGTGGGGTTTCCGAGTCTAGCAACTCTTACAGGCAGCCAAATGATGACGAAATAAAAAAAGAGTTTGACAACTATTTTTCCGTTAACAGAATAGGTCTTCCATTAAGGAATGACATTAACCTATTTAGAAATACACCAACAACAGATCCTGACCTAATGAACAACTACATGGCAAGATCTATATTTAACCTAGATGTATTATATGATTCAATAGATGATAATACAGAAAAGTTGATGGATTCTATATCTTTCTTAAATAAAAGAATAGATTTTTTAAAGCAAAAAAGAGTTGACCTTGAGAAAAAGATAGATTCTATTTTATTTTCAATGTCAAATACTGATGGTTTCTTCTATTCTTTTTCAGAGTCATTTGTTAATCTAAATAATGTTGATTTGTCATTCTCAAACGCTTTCGTAGATACAGAAAACAAAAAAGCAACTCTACCTAAGTTAAAGTCAAACGTTCTAGATTTTAATGCTCCAGGAAAAATTAACTATTCAAATGTAAAATATAAGATAATGTTTAACGGTAATGCAGCTGTAGATGACAAGCAGATGCCAGATGTCAACAACATGTTTGACGGACTCAATAACACAATGTCAAGCGTTGAGTTCAGCTCTGATGTCATTGGTCCATGCGCTTTGGTATTAAATATTCCTTTAGATGTTCCTTTTGTTGTTTCAAAAATAGACGGAAGACTGTCAACTAGTTCAGCTGTTACAACTATAGTTGAACTAATAAATCCACAAAATATTAATTCTTCTCAATTTAGAAGAAAGCAGTCTAACCTAGATTATGATAGATTCTCTTTTGATTTCAACCCACAGCTATCGGGTGTAGTTAGAATTACAATTATTAAATACGAACCAGACTATATAGATCAAAACAGCGGTAGAAATAAATATAAATACAACTTTACAATAAGAGACTTGATTGTAAGTGGTCAATACTATGATGCAAACGCTACATTAATCAGCTCCCCTATTTCAATTCCAGCAGGTGATGACAATAAAATAATTGACTCTGTTAGCATTGAAGCTGCTAATGATAACCCAGAAGTTGGAAATATTAATTTCTTTATTGCAAGAGATGTAGAAGGTGCAAGTTCAATTTCTGACTTTAACTGGATACCAATATCATCTTCTACTGAAAATACAGCAGCATATGATCAAGTAATTTCTTTTTCTAAATCAAATAAAATATTTAGAAGCATTAAATCAACACCATCTTCAAATGATCTAAAACTCTATCCCCAATCTACTGATTCTAATTTGTCTCTAAAAAATCCATCAAGTTCTATCTACAATGGGATTTCTGTTTATAGAGTGGCAAAATTAAATGAACAAGAATCTCCATATAATTCATATATTCTAGATTCAGTTAATGCGTTTAGCTTTAAATACACATCTTACTCAAGTGGTCTTTACTTGGATACTACTAAGTGGTCTTCTATTATAAATAAAACACTTGAAAATGTTCAGGTTTTTGAGCCAGGAAACATACCAATTACAAATACTCCATCGATACCAATCTCGCTCAATCTAACTGGAATAAGTGGATTTCTTCAGTCATCTATTTTGGTAGATGAAGATACAGAAGTAATCAACTTTATATCAAAATCTGACACATCTGTGGACTGGGATTTAGCTGTTTACTTAAACGGTACACTGCTTGTAGATATGCCAGCAGGAGTTTCTAGAAAAGAAGTTTCCTGGTCATTCAAGAAGGGCGTAAATAATATTACGATTACATTTGATGCAGCGGGGACTTCTTCTGGCTCTATATCTTTAATGAGCGGTGTTTCTATTTCTACATACGGAGTGCCTTTTATTAAATATTATTCATATGTAGATCCTTTTGACTTTAGAGTCAATAGAAATGAAAACGATGCGGTGTTTACAATTGATAACTACTTAGGAAATAATGAAATACTATGTAGGTCTTTAATTAATGATAACTCTAGAATTGTTTTCCAGAGTAATTCAATTGATCCAGTTAAAGCAATAAGATTTAGAGCTGATTTTTCAAGATTCTCAAATCCATTTGGTACGCCTTCATTGGGTTCTTTTAGAATTAAATTTAAAAATAGTATTTAGGATTTTATTATGGCAAAAGTTTATTTCGAAAGAAAAAGAATAATACAGCCTCTGTATCAGAGATTTCGTAGCACCTTCAGGGGGCCCAGAAAATCCGAATATGAGAACCTGGAAATGAATAAAATTCTCATCGACATGCATAGGTTGGACGGGTACATACAAGGTATAGACGAGCAGATCTATGAGCAGCAGAGAATCTTTGTTGGTCAATTGGACCCAGAAAAGGTTCAAATACATGAGGAATATAACGATGGAAAGTACTATATATTTGACGATGTTCAGATTGAGTACTATAGCGATTCTGCTACTCCAGACTATTTAGAAATAGATACATCAGATACAATTGCATCAAAAATGACTAGACTGTCTAGAAAAATTAAAATGCTAGAAAAAAGAAGGCTAAACGGATAAAATGTCTGAATTTATATACACACAAAAAAGAACGAGACAATACAATGGCCCAGTAGACAGCGCTGACCATAATGAAAGAATTGAAGAGAATTATAAGGATTTAGTTTATTTATACAATAAGTATAATGTAACTGACCAAAAGCTTTCTGAGGCATTTCAAAGGGTCTTAAAGGATCATATTTTTATTAATCAGTATATTAAAGATATGGACGATAGAATTAAGGCTCTTGAATCAAATGATGATTTAATATCTATCCACAGCTATTCTCAAATAGATAACTCCGCTATACCAGACGGCGAGTTTGCCATGCAGGGCGACGAGGTTCTTTCCTATGATCCTATTTACAATATAGTCACACTTCCAAAAATAGACGGTGCATCACACTCAAAATTAAAGTTCTTTACTGGTACAGATGGTCAGATAATTCCAAACTTTTTTGAAACAAAGATATCAAATACACTGCCTGGAGTCGATGTTCAGGGAGCCATTATAGATGGAACAAACGTCTATAATTCAATATTGGATAGATCTGACAAATACTGGAAGCGTAGCATTATCACAGATACTACATCGCCCTACGGTGCTCAGATGTTTTTGTATGTTAAAGTTCCACTTGAATACACTGGCTCAAAGAAGACTAACTTTATAAAATTAAATCCTTTTCCACTCTTTGGCGTAGATATTTTGTCCATAGAGTACACCACAATAACAAATCCTACAATGACAGAGTACGATACTTGGTATCCTTTGAATAGAGATAGGTTATATGACGGTAACACAGATGCTGTAGGAAAGGTTCCACCTGGAGCTTGGACGACAGCTGGTTCTGATTACATTTTAAATTCTGGTCCAATAGGTTTTTATTTCCAGGATTTAGAAATAACAGCTTTCAGAATAGCTATGAGACAAAAGAACTATCTGATTGAAAATAATAAAAAAGTATATACTTATGGTCTAAGCGACATGGACATCAGATATGATAAATTTTTGCCATCTGGTAGAATGATATTTAAATTTGACGCTCCAGAAGGGGATACAATATCTTCTATTACAAACGTCACACCAAAGATCTACAATGTATCACCCTCTCTTTTGTCTCAAGCTTTTAGCTATAGAGTAATCTATAGAGATGGTTCAATATACACCCTTGAAAACCCTGGTTCCTCTAATTCCGTATGGATTGAGGTTACACTAAATCAGCTTTCTGACGGCACTGCTCCAGTTTTGTCTGATTTAGTCGTGAATTATAACTAAAGATAAACATATTCATAATTACTATATAAGCTTAAGAGCTTATCCAAGGAGACTAAAATGGCTACTTTTTACGTAGGACCCCGTCCTGTACTTAAGGGTCAAAACACTGCACAGATGGTTAATCCATATACCACAATGACCGGCAAGGCCAAAGGTGCAGGGACCTATTCGTACTATCCACTTTACAGCACAAGCCATGTTCTAGATGGTGCGCCAGATAATGACCACACCCCTGGTACTGGATACCATCCTGGCAATGTGTTACTTTCGCAAATTTTTAACGGCACTAGCCTTTATATTCACCCACTCGCTGGGACATTCCCAGACGGTACTGCAACATATGATGGTGCAAGATTCCGTCCAATGGAGTACAAAGGTTTAGCTGGTGCAGCAGCCTTCCCAAGCGGTTTTGGTCACGCAGACAGAACAAGCGATTACAGCTACAATAACTACATATTTGATGGTGTTAGCTCAGCTAATGTTTTTGCTAATACAGGTCACGCTCCAAGAACAGATGCACAGGGAGCACCAGCTTCATTTGGATCTTTCAGACCAGACGAGTATAATGGTCTTGCTAGTGCAAAAGTTTTTACAGATGGCTACGGTCAAGCAAACGTAACGGGTGATTATGGTAGAGAGAAAGTGCAAGAGTGGTACGGAGTACCATCTGCAAAAGCTCTCTAATTATTTTAGCTCTCCTGTTGAGCTAGAAAAAGATTCTAGAACAACAGGTTTAATTGGATGGGCAATACTGGCGTCTTTTGTGGTCGCTTATGATATTTATGCAATAAAAAGCAGGAAAGCTGAAACGCTAACAAGAAGTTTTTGGAGGCTTTCTGAGAATAAAATCTCAAAGTTTCCTGTTCTTGCAGCGTGGGTAATAATAACATTTCACCTTATGCTGGAAAAAGATGTAAGAAGAAGAATAACTAAATAGCCTTCATATATATATTATCGGACTTACGGTGGTATACTATTGTAGGCGGATGAATAGAAATTCCCGCTCTTATGAGCGGGTTTTTCTCTTTTATAAGCGCTTTTATAGGTTTGAGCAAGTTTAAGTAGAGGTATAAGGGTTATATGTTAATCGAAGATCTGCAGAAGGTTGTTGACGGCGAATCGCTTCCGACCAATGTTGCAGACATGTACTTAAAAATATATGTGTCTGACATAGACTGGAAGCCTCACATTGCAAAGCACTGGTCTAATACAAAGAATAAAATGTCAGAAGAAGATACAGCTAAAGCACACATAAGAAAATCTATTGCTTGTGCTAGCTTGATTCCAGTATATGACAAAAAAATTATTCCTGATCCACCACAAAACTTATTATTCTGGTGTCCTACTTGGTCTCAGTTTAATGAGAGAGATTGGATTGAGTTGTATAAAAGAGTTGTCGAAGACGATATAAAAATCAGAAATCATAGGAAGAAACTTTTGTCTTATGGTGTTATAGATTCAATCGACTATTTACCGCTTACTAGACAAGCTTTTAACTGGCTTTATATGAAAGCTGAAGAAACCAGTGCGGTTACAAAAAACAAAGAAGATCTAATTAAAAAGTTTGAAAACTTAGTTAAAATATACGGTGGCGCAGTTATCTGTAATGTTTTTTCTAAGCATGAAAACAATATAGCAAAAGTACTTAATTGGAGAAGTGGATATTTTATAGAGAAAGAAATATATAAAATATACACACCAGAACAAATAAGCAAAATAAAGCAAACGGAAATATCTAAAATAGATCCGAAATACGTAAAGAAACTAACTAAAAACAAGGAGTCATGATGTCTGTTGAGACGATAACACAAGAGCAAACTACCACTAATTTTAATCCAAGTATAAGCAATAATAAAACCACTAATATGTTCTCGTTCAGAATAAGTGATGATTTTTTAGCTTCGTATAAGACAAAGACTCCTCCTTTTGGCTATAAAGATGCTGGCGGAAACTCAGTAGGTGAAATTACATTTCTTCGTACCTATTCGCGCCTAAAAGAAGACGGGACCAAAGAGACGTGGGTTGACGTATGTGAGAGAGTAATTAATGGAATGTACTCTTTACAGAAAGATCACTGCAAGAGAAATAGACTTCCATGGAATGATGCCAAGGCACAAGCTTCAGCTAAAGAGGCATTTGACCGTTTGTTTAACCTTAAGTGGACACCACCTGGAAGAGGACTTTGGGTTATGGGCACGCAGATTGTTAATGTACAGAGAAACTCAGCTGCACTACAAAACTGTGCGTTTGTTTCAACCGCAGAAATGAACAAATTAAATCCAGCAAAACCATTTGCATTTCTCATGGAGGCGTCAATGCTTGGCGTTGGTGTTGGGTTTGATGACAAAGGTGCAGATAAGGATTTTACAATCTATGAACCATCAAAACCTGTAGTCACTGAAGCGATAGAGGACAGCAGAGAGGGTTGGGTACAGTCAGTAACCAATCTAATTAACTGCTATCTTAAAGCTGATCAAAACCCAATTGAGTTTGACTACTCTCTTGTTCGTCCAGCTGGAACTCCAATTAAAACATTTGGTGGTACTGCATCTGGTCCTGGCCCGCTAATTAAGCTACACAAAGCAATCAACTCTTTATTTAAGGGCAGAGACGGACAGAAGCTCACTAGAAAAGATATAGCAGATATTGGTAACCTTATTGGAGTTTGCGTAGTGTCTGGAAATGTTAGAAGATCAGCAGAGCTTTTGATAGGAAGAATCGATGACGCAGACTTCTTGAACCTTAAAAACGCAGAAGTATTTCCTGAAAGAAATTCGTATGACTCTGAGAATCCTGGTTGGGGATGGATGTCAAACAATTCGGTTGAAACTTCTGTCGGCCAAGACCTTTCTCCAATTGTAGAGGGAATAGCTAGAAACGGAGAGCCAGGAGTAATTTGGCTTGACATGTCAAGAAAGTATGGCCGTTTGGCAGATGCCCCAAACAACAAAGACTGGCGTGTAGCTGGCTATAACCCATGCGCAGAACAGTCCCTAGAGTCCTATGAGTGTTGCACTCTAGTAGAGACATATCTTAATCGTCACGAAAACCTAGAAGATTATAAGCGTACTCTTAAGTTTGCTTATCTTTATGCAAAGACAGTAACTCTGCTTCCAACCCATTGGGAAGAGACAAATGCTATCATGCAACGCAACCGTAGAATTGGAACATCAATGTCTGGCGTTGCTAATTTTGCTGACAGCGTCGGTATGCCAGTGCTTCGTGAGTGGATGGACGAGGGTTATAAGACCGTTAAGAATTACGATACCGTATATTCAGAGTGGCTTGGTATTCGTGAGTCAATTAAGATGACTACCGTTAAGCCTTCAGGTACAGTTTCAATTCTTGCTGGTGAGTCACCTGGTGTTCACTGGACCCCTGGTGGAAAGTATTTTGACAGAGCAATTAGATTCTCTAACGATGACCCAATGCTTCCTTTGTTTAAGATGGCAAACTATCGTGTTGAGCCTGCATCTGAATCACCAGATACTACAAGTGTTGTATTCTTTCCAATTAAGTCAGACGCCAATAGATCTGAAAAAGAAGTGACTATTTTTGAGAAAATGGCTCTTGCAGCAGCAGCTCAAAGATACTGGTCTGATAACTCTGTTTCTGTTACAATTTCTTTCGACGCAGAAAAAGAAAAAGATTATATTGGTACAGTTCTTCACATGTATGATGGTCAGTTAAAGACTGTTTCCTTCCTTCCTGAGGGTAATATGACTTACCCCCAGATGCCATACACTCAGATTACTGAAGAAGAATATGAATCATATACTGGAAAGTTATTCCCAATTGATTTCTCTGGAGTCTATGCTGGGATGGCCTCAGATGCAATAGGTGAAAACTACTGCACTACAGATTCATGTGAAATTAAATTTATAAAGGAAAACAATAAGTAAACGATAAGTATGTCAGAATTTGAAGATGATGATATAGATAAAATGTTTGAAGAAATAATAGGGTCAGACGGACTAGAGGATATGAAGTCTCATGAAGTCGATGCTATTATTAACATAGAAAAAGTTTCCACAGAGATTCTCTTAAAGGAATTGAATTTTATAATTCAATCTCTATCTAGGGCTACTACTCATGTTTCCGAATTGGCTATTAGCTTTATGTCAATAGAGGATTATGCCCTAGATGATGATTTAAGAGATCTCTTGGGAACTATCTATAAGTTAACTGAAGATTTAGATGAATATATGGTAGAATTATTTATAGAAGAATCAGAGTTATTAGAAGAAGAAGATGAAGAAGATGAGTGATAATAATTTAGTTACAGTTTTAGATAACGGTTACGTACGCCTCGTTGACCATATGGGGTCTGATCTCTCTGTCGTTAATGCGGCAAGAGCTTCTTTTGCAAAAGAAAGTAAAGAGTTTTCTACTAGCGATGCTAGATTGATAGACTTTTTGGCCAGAGAAAATCATATGTCTCCATTTCGTCACGCCTTTATGACTTTTGAATTTAAGGCTCCATTGATGGTTGCACGACAGCATTGGAAATATGTTGTTGGTTCCGATCACACAATGGACTCTTGGAACGAGTCTTCTAGAAGATATGTGACAATGGAGCCAGAGTTTTATATACCAAAGTCTGATCAGTGGAGATTAGCTCCAGAAGATAAAAAACAAGGCTCTGCTGGACTGTCTGATCCTTTTACTGGAGCTGCTCTTTCTGAGCAATTGATTAGATATATAGAACAAGGTGAGGCATATTACAACCTGGCAATGGAGTCTGGAATTGCTCCAGAACAAGCAAGATTATTCCTTCCGGCATATGCTATGCATGTAGTTTACAGATGGTCATGCAGCCTTCAGTCAGCATGTCTTTTCTTAGTGCAGAGACTAGAAGAGCAGGCGCAAGAGGAAATTAGAGACTATGCAGAAGCAGTCCTTTTGCTTATAAAAGATTTGTATCCTGTGTCCATCAAGGCACTTGTTGGCAAGTACTCATATGCTTGATGTTTTATATATAATTCTATTTTCCATAGCCATTAATTGGATGATTAGCTTGTCTATTCTTTTTCAGGTTACTGAAGATAAGGCAATTAAGATAAGATCTGGTATACTGTTGTTCTTATCGGGAATTATTAGTGGGTGTTTGATTTACTTATTATGACTTACGGTGACTTAACAAGAAAAGATCTGCAATACATGCAGATGTGTTATAGTGCAGCTACAATCTTTTCTACATGTGGAAAGAAGAAATACGCTGCCATATTAGTAGACGAGTACGGTCACATTGTTGGCTTTGGCTATAATGGTGGTCCTAGTGGGTCAGTCCATTGTGAAGATGGAGGATGTCCTAGATACAAGGAAATGTCTCCTAGCGGATCTAACTACGACAATTGTATTTCTATTCATGCTGAAGCAAATGCCCTTTTGCATTCTGACTATAGCTCTAGACCAAGAAAGATATATGTCAACGGACCACCATGTCTTGGTTGCGCTAAGCTAATAGCAAATAGCACAATCACTGATGTTTATTATGTAACAGATAATGATTACACTAACTGGGATAACATAGAAACATTCCTTAATTCATGTAATATACAAACCCATAGGATAAAATAGTGGCTGCATCAAAAGTAAACTATATAGTTATTTACGCTGGACACAGTCAGGTGTATGGGTGCTCTTCAAAGAAGATAGCATTGGAATCTGCTCCTCCAGAAGGGTGTTCTTTATCTGATAAAAAGGTGTTATTTATAACATTTGAGCCTGATACAAATCAACTTTCAGTATATAAAGTCGATGATGATGAGGTTATCAATGCTGATATAAAGCTAAAAAAAGAGAAAAAAACAGAAAATGAGTAAGAAAAATTCCTACAAAAAAAAGATAAACGTAAAACTTTTACCAGGACAAGCTGCATTTGTTGCTGATTTAGAAACACTTCAACATATCATAGATACATATAAGTATTTATCTGAGTCAGCTGAAACAAAGCAAGAGAAAGAATCTTGGTTAGCAATCTGTGAAGATATAGCTTACTGGATAAACGAAACATACTATTCGGATCAGGACAATGGACAAGAAGAAGAATGGTAAAGTTTTAGTTTTTTTATTAGGATGCTTTTCTGTAGGTCTAATAGCTGGATCTATCAGTAAAAATAAGTTTAAGAAAAACTTTATTAACAACCCTCTAACAATAGAGAACTACGTAAATAGACTTTCTGAGTTTGATTTAACACCGCAAAAAGAAGCCTCTGAGCTATTCTTTGATCTTATCTCTAGTGGTTTTAATGCACAAAAAGCTTTTGAAGTAGTACAAAAAGAATGTATTGAAGCTGGAGAAAAATTTTATGATTGATTTATGTGTTGTAAACCATAACACAAGAACACTGTTGCAAAGATTTTTGGACACCTTGCACTCAGACATGTATGGTCCAAATGGCGCGCTCGCAAAAAACTGGAATCTTTACATTATGGATAATGATTCTACGGATGACTTTGTTCCATGGCTTAGAAAAAACGAACAACGCTATTGGATTAATAGAACCTATTTAAGAGAAAACGTAGGCTATTCCGCTGCCATTAACTATATGGCTAAAACAAGCAGCGCAGAAATTGTAGGTGTCTTAAACGGCGACGTATGGATGACTAGCGAAGACTGTTTGAATATAGAAAAGATCTTTGCAAATAATCCTGATATTCACATTCTTGGCCCTAAGCAGAGAGATGAAAATGGCTACATAACACATGCAGGGATTATTGGATCAAATACCGCTCCAAAACATAGAGGCTGGAGAGAGCATGATCCTGAAGATGTACTGTATAAAGATCAAATAGATTGTGTAACAGTATCAGGTTCTGCCTACTTTGTTAGAAGAGATGTGTGGGATACTCTAACTAATAACCCTAAATATAGAGAGTTATATCCAGATGCAGTAGGCGCATTCTTACCCACGCCTCATTATTACGAGGAAACCTGGTGTTCATATTTTGCAAGACATTTAGGATATAATGTAGTTTATGATGGTTCTGTTTCCATAGGACATAGCTGGCATGCATCAACTCCACGACCAGGCCAAGGAGTAAGCCAAGCAGATAGATATTTTCCTATCTCTAGAGAAATTTTTAGAAAAGCATGTGATTACATGGGCATAGAAAGAGATTAGTATGAGCGATAAATTAAATCCTTGGATATACAATGCAGAAGTAAAAAAGGTTATTGACGGAGATACATTTGATATCGTTATTGACCTTGGCTTTGACACTCTTAAGAAGGGTAGAGTTCGATTATATGGCGTGAACACACCAGAAAGCAGAACTTCTAATGTGGAAGAAAAAAAGCAGGGATTAGCTGCAAAAGAATTTACTGATCAGTGGCTTCAAAAAGCAGGAAGCTGGGTAAAAATAGAAACAATTATTGACAAGAACGAAAAGTATGGTAGAGTCTTAGCCAAGGTTTGGGATAATGCTGGCAACTGTCTAAATACAGATATTATTGCAGCTGGACTGGCTAGAGAATACTATGGCGTTGGCGATAAAACCTGGACTGAATTTAAAAAGTAAAATGCTTGTAACTGATTTAGAAATACCATTTGTCAAACACACATATACAAGAAAAGAACAAAGACAAGAAACTTTTCAATTAAGAGAGAAAAGTTGGATTGGCAAAAATAATATAGGTTATGTTCTCTTTAGAAATGAAGACATTAATCACGTACTAAGAGATGGTCGTTGGCACACAGCCATAGGTCTTTTGGCTGATATAAATCCAAATCTTACTGTTGAGTTTAAAAACAGAAGAAAAAAAGGATTAATGGCTTTAAATGGTGAAGCACATGCTAAGTTGAAGAAGTTAGTAATGCCAGCTTTCAATGCAACTCATGTCAATAGCATAAGACCTTTTATGAATCATCTAATGGGCGAACTACTACATTCTCTAAGTGAAAAAAAAGAAATAGACTTACAAAAGGATATATTTAATTATTATCCTATTCCAATACTATGTAAACTTTTTGGAATACCAAGTGAAGACTGGGAACTTTTTAGTGACTGGTCTCATTTAATGTTTAATATATTTAATCTAAATGGAGAAATTGATCAAAAAAAAGTAGCATCTGCTCAAAATCTTTTTGACGAATACACGACTGAGCTGATAAAGAATAAAAGAAAAAATTTAACAGATGATCTTTTATCTGATTTAATTAGATCAGAGCAAGACGGTGACAAACTGTCTAACGAAGAGCTGACTATGCTGATTGAAATAATTATAGCTAGTGGAATAGACACAACTAGATGTCAGCTAGGTCTTTTTACTAGAACTCTTTTAGAAAATAATCTTTTTAATAAAGATATGAATTTTTCTTTAGATGAAATAATTAGACACGACTCAGTTTTAAGAGGAACCGTAAGAATAGCTTCTACCGATATAGAATATCGTGGAATTGTTTTTCCTAAAGGAACTCTTGTTTATTTAAATATTGTGTCTGCAAACTTTGATGACCTAGTATTTAATGATCCATTATCAATAATTAACAACAGAAAAGACTTTAATAAAACATTGTCTTTTGGAGCCGGATTACATTACTGCTTAGGTGCTGCATTAGCAAAAGCAGAAATAGAAGAGGGAATAAGTGTGTTAATAGGTCAATTAGCTGATAGAATAGATTCTTGGGAGGCAGAAAATCTGCCTGTAACATCAGTAATTAATGGCTTAAGTTCACTAAAGGTTAGATTAAATGCAAACATTTCTTCCATATCCTGATTTTATTCAATCAGTAAAAGTGCTAGACTACCGTCGGCTAGGAAAACAGCGTGTTGAAACTTTTCAAGTTCTCAATATTCTCTTAGATAGAACTCCAACAAAAGGTTGGAGAAATCACCCAGTAACAAAAATGTGGACTGGCTATGAAGAAGCTCTAAAGTTATATCAAAATTTTACCATTCTAGAATGGATAGATAGAGGATATAAAAACACAATGAAATTTGAACACATAGATCATTCATCATTAAAATATCCGGAATGGTTTGGTAAAGAAGAGTTTCATAAATCACACAGATCAAATCTTCTTAGAAAAGACTATGAATATTATTCTCAATACTTTGACGATCCAGCTGATTTAGAGTATTATTGGCCTTCATGAGTATTACAGTATATTTAGCAGGAGCGATGGACTATGTTGGCGACTATGCCAAAGGTTGGCGTCAAGAAGCTGCGTTTTTACTTTCCCAAAGAGGGTACAGAACCTTGGATCCAACTTCTATCCCAGAAGATTATTCAATGACGCCAGAGGAAATTGCACAAAAAAATCTCTTCATGCAGAAGAAATGTGATTTATTGCTGGTAGAATACATGCTAGAAGATAGAGCTTACATAGGTACAGATTTTGAAATGGCTTGGGCTAAAATGCACAATCAACCCACCATAGTTATGTGCTCTAATCAAAATAAAGATCGACCATATATGAAATATATGGCCACAAAGCTTGCAGATAACCTGCAAGATGCTATAGAATATATAGCAATCCATTATCCAACTAACTAACAAAAGGAATAAATAAAATGTCAGAGAACAAGTTCAAGTACTTTACTGTAACGACAACTACTTTGGTAAAGGCAAATAGCAAGACCGATGCTCAGAAGCTTGCTATGGGTCGCCGTGGCGTTACTGGTGAGGTCATGTTCAAGGATGTTGAAATCGAGCGAATCTCAGCTGTTGAGGCTCGCGAGCAGATCATCGCCTGATTGTAGTATTGTCCTTAGGGGAGGGTCGGTTTCGGCCCTCCCCTTACCCTATAGAAAGATAAGCATATGATATATGCACAAATGGTTGGAAGAAATGAATCTTCCAGATTTCTAGAGCCAGTTCTAGAAAGACTATCTACTCAGGTAGATAAAATAATTTTTACTGACGACTGTTCAACAGATGATACCGCAGAAGTAGCATCTAAATATGCTGAGGTGTTTACTACGCCAGAGCCAATGTTTACAAAACACGAAGGCCAACTTAGAGCTTTTGCTTGGGGTAACTTAGAAAAGTTTGCATCTCCAGGTGATTGGGTTATCGCTATAGATTGTGATGAAAAGCTCTACCATGTAGATGATCTAAATATTAGATCAGTTTTAGCTAAGTCTCAATTTGATGTTGTAAACGTTCGCTTTTATCATATGTGGAGTGAAACACATTACAGAGTAGATAAACTTTGGGCACCTAATAACTCATCAAGAATCTTTAGATTTAAAGAAGGTGCTGGATTCCAAAACAAGGCACTTGCGTGTGGTTCTGAGCCAACATATGTTCCTCAGTGGATTCGTCAAAGAAACTACTGGGTAGACTCAGGTCTGATAATGCAGCATCTCGGTTATACTTATGATGAAGATAAAAAGTCTAAGTATGAGAGATACTCTACATTAGACGGTGGACAGTTTCATGCTTTAAATCATATTAATTCTATAATAGATCCTAATCCAGTATTAATTCAATGGGGAAACTTCGGTATTTAAAATGAAAGACAATAACTTAATATTAGATCCAGTCAAGTCAATTGTAGACTTGACATATAAGATGGAACAGAAAAAGAAGTTTGCATATGTAAACATCTCTCGTTCCGCTATCAATTTAATGCTTCATAATAGCGATAAGAAGCCCCCAAAATACTTTGTCAAGTCATTAACAAAGTGTATGAATATTCAGGATCCAAACTTTCTAAAAGCTATTCCTGTTGAATTTTCTGAAGAAATTGAACAAGGTAAGCTAGCTGAGTTTGGCCTACAGAACGGTAGTAGTTACTACGATGCTGGAATGTTTGAATATTTTTTTGCAAACAAAAAAGAAGTAATAGACATATTTATTAATCATTATATTAGGGAGTCAAAGAATGTCGTTTTATCTTTTCATGATAAGAAAACTGTTCAAAAAGTTTTTGGGCAAAATCAATATGTAGTTTCTGTTCCATATAATAATTACTACGATAAGCTTGACTCAATAGTTGCCCAAGTTTCAGAGTTTGAGGGTGGAGTAGATAGCTGCATTTTAGATTGCCCAATGCTAGCTACAGCAGTAGCTCCTAAGCTATGGGAAAATTTGGATATGTCTATACTTGACTTTGGTAAAATTATTAGCTCTGTTAGATTTCTTGCTATGCAAAACGCAGAAAAAGAAAAGTCAGATGTAGATTCAAAGAAGAAGTTTTACAAAAAGCGTAATGAAAAAAGATAATTGGGATGAAGAAATAGACAACACTGAATACATGGTTGATCTATTATTTGACACCTCATTAAGCTTGAATGAAATAGCTAAAGAAGTTGGTTGGCCCCTAGCAAAGGTAAACCAAAAGATTAACCAGCTTGGTTTATCTTGGTTAAAAAACTCTAGAAAAAAAATGTCTAGGGGTCAAACAGCTCTTACTGCGATCATGCAAAAACTTCTTCCAGGAGAAAAAGTAATTAATGAATTTGTCCTAGGTGACAAGTTGAGACTAGATGTGTACTGCCCATCATATAAAGTTGGGGCAGAGTATCACGGTAGACAGCATTTCTTTTATACTGCTAAATTCTTTAATTCTAAATATGAGTTTGAAGAAGCTCAGAAAAGAGATCAGAAAAAGATTGAACTGTGTAAAGAAATGGGCATAGCCTTAATCATTTTCCGCTATAATGATATGCTCACAGAACAGGCAGTTTACGATAGATTGTTAGATGCTATAAGAAATTCTCCTTTTAAAAAAGAAGAAAAAGAAAAGAATAAGTTCTACTCCAGTAAGGCTTATTTAGACTCAAAGAAGCGTCGTTCTGAGCTTAGAAAAAAAGCATACAGAGAGTTAAAACAACAGAGAAAAAATAACAATGGAAAGACCTGAAGAATATCAAGATACGCCGATTGAATACCAGGTATTTGCCCTGTCTCTAAGACAAGAGGGGGCAATAGCTTATTTTTCTGAGAATCTTCCAGAAGACATTGTTGGAATTAACCATGGTCAAAATGGTATACATGAATTCTATTTAGCCCTTTTAGCGTATCATTCTGCAACACAACTTCCTATAGTTGATCCAGTGGGATTTAGAAACTGGCTTGAATCAGAAACGGATATTAGAGAAGGTCTTGGTGGCAACGCTGGCGTGGACGTAATAATGGACGTCTTACTTTCTCTTGATTTGTCGACTACTGACTCTGTTATTCAGCTGATTAAGCACAAGGCCAATAAGAAGAAGCAGATTGATTATCTTCATGAGCTTCAAGTTATTCTGAATCAAAAAGGCGTAAAGTCAGACAAAGACTTAGCAAGAATATCTTTAATTACATCTGAAATTAGGGAACTAGAAAACCAGCTTAACTATGATCCACTTGAGAAGTTAACTACGGCTATTGATATTTCTAATAGAGCTGAAGCCCTTTTGGATATCCCTAGCTTTTTGCCAACTCAATTTAAATCTCTTAATAGAGCAATGGGGTATACAGACGATGGTGGATTTTACAAAGGTGCTGTTCACGCAATTATTGCCCCCTCTGGAAAAGGCAAAAGTACATTTGCTAAATGTCTAGCAAATAACTGGGTAGAGAATGGTCATACTGTTCTTTATGTTAACTTTGAAGAAGCAGTAGGCCACTGGGAGAGAATTCTGATGACTCAAATTATTGGAAAGAACGTCTATGCAGAAGCCGAGAGATGGACTCCCAGCGAAAGAGAAAAGTATTTAGGAATCTTTAGAGATAAACTAAGTCAGTGGGGAACAAAGCTAATGGTGCGACATGATCCCGATACTCCATACTTTGAAGACCTAGAAAGATGGCTAAGAGATATCATTGACCACGCAGAAACTCCTGAGGTTGTTGTTATAGATACAATACAATCAATGTTTACTAAGGGCGGTAAGGGTAAACCAAGATGGGGTGAGTTTGAAGAAATGATGGTTAAACTTGAAAAGCTAGCCAGAGATATGAATTGTGTTTTAATTATTACAGCACAAGAAAACTCAAATAGAATGAAAGAAAAAAGAGAAGTAGTTCAGCAGTCTGATACTGGCGGATCGCTTGCTATTCAACAAAAATGTGCAGTCACAATATTTATTACTGAGAAGAAACTAATAAGTGGTGACGACTCTGAAGATGAAAATATAATGCAGCTACAAATACCAAAGAACAGAATTACTGGCTCTAGCTTTATATACAATCCACCACTTGTTAAATATGTTGACTCAAGAAAAGCATATGAAGAATATGAACCAGTTAACAAAGAAGACTATGACGACACCAGCTCTTTGCTGGACGATCTTTTAGACGATGAGGATTTTGATATATGAAAGAACTATCAGTAGAAGCAATTAAAGATTATCAAACTTGCGCACTTCTCTATAATTATAGACATGAAGAGGTGCTTCCAGAAACAATACACTCTAGAGAATTGTTTAGCACTAAGTTTGAAAACACGCTAAAGAGCGTAATAAATTATTTCTTTTACAAGAAGCAGGGTGGGTTTACCCCTTCATATTCATCTTTATTAAACAGATGGGAAAAACTATGGTTTAATAAAGATACAACCGCTTATGACATAATACATGAGCAGCATGAAAGCTTTTATGGAAATACAGCAAGTCTGACTTCAAAAGCCGCATCTGCACTTCTTGATTTTTATAATCAATTTGCAGATGATGACTCAGTTCCTATGGCTATAGATCAAGCCTTCTATGTGCCAGTAGGAAGTACTGTAAAAATTCATTCTAATTTTGATTTAATTCTTTATAAGAATCAACAATATTATGTTTACAAATGGGTTTTTAATTTTAGAACATCTCACACCTCTTTATATCAGATAGATTTTTCTATTTTAAATGAAGCTTTTAATCATAAGTTTCCAGGAAAATCGTCAAGAGCCCATTTTGGATACTATGACATCTTAGCTTCTTCTCAAAAGTTTGTTGAATACGAAGTAAGTGAAGAAGACTCCAATGCATTAAAGTATTGGTGTAGTACAATAGAAGGTGACAAAAAGTTTGTACCAAGAAGAGGGCTAACTTCTTACTGCAAGAAGTGCCCATTTGATAAGCCGTGCTCTAAGTGGAAAGATTGGGAGATTGATTAATGTCTAAGGAATCAATATTAGATGATATCTTAAATAAAGAAAAAGATTCTATTTCAATTGGTGAGGAGAATAGCATTCTTCAGCCAATAATAGAAGAGCTTGATATGATTTCAGATGATCATATTAAAAGTTTTGTTAAATCAATCCTTTTAAGAGCAGACTCTTTTTGGACTATTCCTTCTAGTTTTTCTGGAAAATACCATCCAGCTGATGAGCATAATGAAGGTGGCAATCTACTTCATACTAAAAGAGTAGTTAGAGCTGCAAGTGTTATTTCTGACTCCTACTCTTTGTCTACAGAAGAAAAGGATATAGTATTTGCAGCGTGCTTGTTACATGACGTAACAAAGGGTATTCAAGACGCAGATAGTAAGTACTTCCATTATGACCCCATGCACCCGTATACTGTAGGTAAGCTTGTTAAGAAGTGTCAAGAATATGACAAGAAGTATGCAGGAGAATCACAATCCTCTACTTTGTTTATATCCGAAGAGACTGTACAGTCTATTTTGAGATTAGTTAGATGTCACCTTGGACCTTGGTCTCCAGTTCCAGAAACTGTGCCTATTACATATTTAGACATGATAGTTCACCTAGCGGATAACGTTGCTTCAAAACTGCACTACTTAGTTGATGGAAAAAATGTAGTAGAAGAAAGATGGAAGTTTTAATTTTGGAAGACAGAATACCCAAAAGATATTATTTACTTTCTAATTTAGATTCTTTAATACAAGAATCTGTTTATTATCGTTCTTTTTCAGACGATATGAAAAGCGATAAAAAGGTACTTTATATATACGAAGAAGAATCTGGTAAAATAGAAATACAATGAAGACTTCAACAGATCCATCTAAGTTTACATATTCTTGGAGATATGTGGAATTAGCTAAATATATACCTAGTTTAAATAGAATTATTAGAGAAAAGGTAAAGGATATACCAATTCTTCTAGATATAAACGATGTTTCAAAGTATGCAAATAAGCATAATAATACTGGTATATACACATCTGTTTGGCAATATAATAGTCAGGATTTAGAAAAAGCTACTAGACTTGGATCTCTATACTTTGATATAGACAACGAAGATGTAGGTATTTCTCTAGAAGAATGCAAAAAGCTTTATGAGTATCTTCGTAATTATATTCCAGAGAATTCTATTATAGTTTATTACACTGGTAAAAAGGGTTTTCATATTGAGTGTGAAGCACTTGCTCTTGGAATTAATCCATCCAACTCCCTTCATCATACATTTAGATTTATAGCAAATGATTTAGCATCTAAGTTGCACATAACTTCATTAGACTTCAGTGTTTACGACCTAAGAAGAATGTGGAGACTTCCTGGCTCGAAGCACCAAGAAACTGGATTGTTTAAAACAAAGCTTCCAGAAAGTATTTTATACTCAGATATAGATAACATTATAAAATACTGTTCATCTGAACAAGATAACACTGTACCTGAGCAAGAGTTTTCTTATACCGCAAACGAATGGTACAGAGAATACTCTTACAAAATGGAAGAAGATAAAAATAAACCTAAGGATATCCTTGCCTATTTTAATCAATACGGTTCAAAGGGTAGAATTCAGGTAGATGAATCAGCAAAAGTTTTTGACAAGAAGAAGCTGCTGGATAATTGTTCCGCTTTTTCCAGAATAGAGAAAGAAGCGCAGGAAAAACATCATCTAGATCATGAGTCTAGACTTTTTTTGTGTTCTATTCTTACGTATACAGATGATGCAATTCTGTATCTAAATCAGATACTAAGTAATTGTGATGATTATAATCCAAGAAAATCTTCCGCTCATATAAATGATTGGATTAAGCGAAGAGAGATTGGAATCGGAGGAAGACCATATACCTGCGAAAGAGCTAATGCAGCAGGTGTTGGCTGTGGAGATTGCTCCTTAGAGCAAAATAAAAAATGGGTTAAGATAGGAGATAAATTTGTTGAAACTGATGAAAAAGTATCTCCTTCGCCAATTAGATTCGCGTATAATGTAGAAAAGAAAGGTGGTGAGAATAAAAATGATTGAAGATCCAGATGATGTTATCGGAGTATGTAGTGAATGCCATTCCGATCAACCAGAAGAATACATGTACAGGAGCCCATTTGCACAAAATGGAACAAACGTTCCTTGTAAGTATTGTGGCGGTGTAGTTGTAATTACATATAGAGAATCTAGAGACGAAGCTCTAAATCAAAGTGATAGAAATAGAGGAGTAAATTGAAAAACTGGACAAACCTGCATAACCATACTGTCTACTCAATGTTAGATGGTCACGGTAGGGTAGAGGAATATCTGTCAAGAGCAAAAGATCTTGGCATGGTGGGCCTTGCGACTACTGACCATGGAAACATACACTCCTGGTTAGACTTCTATGAAGCTGGAACTAGCGTTGGCGTTAAGCCAATACTTGGATCTGAGTTCTATCAAGCCAGAAAGACTAGGTTTGATAAAGACGAAGAAGAGAGAGCTGGTAAAGCAAAGAATGAATGGGAGCAGAGAGGTCCATATCACTTAACAATCCTTGCTAAAAACAACGTAGGGTACAAGAACATAATTAAGATATCCTCTAGGTCTTACACCGAAGGATTTTATGTTAAGCCAAGAATAGATCACGACCTTATTGCAGAACATTCTGAGGGAATAATTGTGCTCTCTGGCTGCTTGAATCGGAGAAGTAGCTCAAGCACTTCTTAGAAACGATTATGATTTTGCCCTAAACGCTGCGCTTAAAATGCAGGATATAGTTGGTAAAGAAAATTACTTTATTGAAATCCAAAATCATGGTTTAGCAGAACAGTTAAAGATTACTAATCAGCTAATTGAAATAGCCAATAAAATAGGAGCTAAGATTGTTCCTACTGGCGACTGTCACTATGTACATAAAGAAGACGCACATGCACACGACATTATGCTTTGTGTTGCCACTAACAGTAATATTTATACAGAGAATAGATTTTCTTTTAGCGGAGATAATTTTTATCTAAAATCATACGAAGAAATGTCTTCTACTTTTGATGAGTCTTGGCTAAAGAATACTCTTCACGTTTCTGACATGGTGGATGTAAATCTAAGCTTTGGTGACTTATATTTTCCTAATTATCCAATTCCAAATAATCAAGATGTTGATACTTACTTAAATGGTTTAGTATGGTCTGGGTTAAAAAAGAAGTATGGAGAATCTTTATCTGAAGAGATTGTGTCTAGAGCAAATCATGAATTAAGAGTCGTCAAAGAGATGGGCTTTCCAGAGTACTTTTTGGTTGTTTCTGACCTAGTAAACTGGGCAAAGAATAATGACATTAGAGTTGGCTGGGGTAGAGGATCCGCTGCTGGAAGTATTCTCTCTTATGCACTGGGTATCACAAACTTAGATCCATTAAAGTTTGGTCTAATGTTTGAAAGATTCCTGGTTGAAGGAAGAAAGTCAATGCCTGATATTGACTTGGACTTTGACGATAGGCATAGAGATAAAGTTATTGACTATGCTAGAACTAAATATGGTCACGACAGAGTGGCTCATATTTGCACGTTTAATAAAACTGGCGCTAGACAGTCCATAAGAGACGCTGCAAGAGCGCTTGGTCACGACTTTGCTACTGGAGATAAGGTTTCTAAGTTAGTTCCCCCTCCGGTTTTAGGTATATCTAAAAACCTAAATGAGTGCATGCAAGTTGCAGAGTTTAAAAAAGAATACGACTCTAGTGATGACAGTAAAACTATTATCAATGCAGCTTTTGGCCTAGAGGGTTTGGTTAGACAAACTGGCGTACACGCTGCAGGTGTAGTTATATCTAGAGGTCCGCTAACAGACTATCTTCCTATTATGCAAAAGGGTGTAGATTCCCCTATTGTTACACAGTGGGATATGGGAAGAGTTGAGCAGTGTGGTCTATTAAAGATTGACTTCCTTGGCCTAAGAAACTTAGGTGTTATAGATCACTGTCTTAAGCTTCTTGAAAAGAATAAAGACATTAAGATAGATCTCGATTATATTCCATTAGATGATAAAAAGACTTTTGATGAGCTATGTAAGGGTAATGCCATAGGAGTTTTCCAGCTTGAATCTTCTGGAATGAGACAGCTCATGGTTCAACTTCAGCCACAAGACATTAAAGATATCATGGCCTTAATCTCCCTTTATAGACCTGGTCCTATGGGATCTGGAATGGATAAGCTATATATCAATAGAAAGCATAATAGAGCTCCTATTGACTATGAACATCCTGCGATGAAATCTGCGCTAGAAGACTCTCTTGGAATCATGCTTTATCAGGAAGATGTTTTAGCTGTAGCAAAAGAGCTGGCTGGATTTACGGTTTCCGAAGCAGATGATTTAAGAAAAGTTATTGGCAAGAAGCAGATGGATAAAATTCCAAAGCTTCGTAAAAAGTTTGTTGATGGCTGTATTGCTACTGTTGATATTACAGAAGACAAAGCAAATAAAATATTCTCTGACATTGAATACTTCGGTGGATATGGATTTAACAGAGCTCACGCTGCAAGCTATGCAATGGTTTCATATATTACAGCCTATCTAAAGACTCACTATACAGCTGAATATATGGCTGCGCTTCTAACTTCTGTTGCAGGAAATAAAGATAAATCAGCTTTATATTTATCTGACTGTAGAAACTTGGGAATCAAAGTTGCACCGCCATCTATTAATCTTTCAATGCATGACTTTGAAGTTGTTTCTGACTCTGAAATTTTATTTGGGCTCTCCGCTATCAATGGAATAGGTCCAGCAATAGCTGATGCAATAATCGGATGTAGAGACAAGGAAAATCCATATGTCTCAATGCATGATCTAATGAGAAGATGTGATTCAGTTATTCTTAAAAAGTCTACGATTGAACACCTAGCTGCTTCGGGAGCTTTTGATGAATTGATATTCCTAAAAGAAGATATTGAATTAAATAGAAGAAGAGAACTAGAGATTCTTGAGAGAGAAAAAAGCGAGCTAGGCATCTACGTATCAAAGCACCCAATAGAGGGTGTGTGGGATGCTATAAAGCCAAAAATAGACTCTGAAATATTTGATCTTTCTGACTATGCAGCTGGAGCTAAGGCAAAAGTTGGTGGCGTTATTACTTCATGTAAGAAGTTAATAACCAAAAAGGGAATGAAGATGTTTAAATTAAATATTGAAGATCTGACTTCTGGCCTAGAAGTAATTATATTTCCAAAAGAAGCAAGACAAATGGAAGACGATTTCTTTTCTGAAGGTGACATAGTTATTTTCAACGGAACTGTTTCTAAAGAAGGAGACGAAGAAGCTTCTACTGTTAAATTAATTTATTCTTCCTGCGAAAAAATAGACAACGCAATACTTACTGGTAGTAGACCTATAATTTTAAAAACTGACTCAATGATTTCTAACGAAAGCATACAGTCTTTGTATGATATAATTAACAATACAAATGGTGCATCAACTGTGTTTCTTGAAATGACAGATGGTGCAAAGAAGTATAGTTTTAGATTTAATAAAACTACTTCATTAAAGATAGAAGATAAATTACAATCAATAGTTAATTTAGGATAAAAAATGATTAGTCAAGTAACAATAAACCCAACCCATAAGCCATGTTGGACCTTTTGTTCTTCTTGTAACAGATGTCAAGACAAAGGCAGATACAGTAAATGCGAAGACTGTAGTGGTAGATATGACCCAAACTTAAAGATTCTTCCTCACCCAGATGATTTCTGCGACTGCAAGAATGGTGTTTTAAGATGGAGAACACAAGAGGGTAGAATAATCATAACCAGATTTAAGTCTAATCCTTTCAAGGGTAAAGTAACCTACGAAAAGAAAACTGAAGATGAAAGAGACTGGGACTCATATGTTAGAGATATGAGAGAGAAATTAAATGATCCAAATTGGAATCCAATTACAATAGTTGAGGATTGATTTATATGATTTCAGAGTCAGGAAGAATTACAAAAGGTTCTGCAACTCTAATAGAGTATGCGGAAAATGAGAATAGCATACCAGATAGATTCTTTTTACAGAGCGGTGTAGTTGGTATGTATGCTTCTCTGGAAGAGTTAAAGGATTTATACGTCATTTTGAATTACTATTTAAATATAGAATCTTTTAATGACTGTAAGGTAAGAATAGGGGGCGAAGATGTCATCATTTAATAACGATGATCACATGGAGATTGCCGAGACTGGATGGATGCCAGTTGGCGAAGGCTGTTATCTAAATAAGTTTAATGGTCATGTTCTAGATCAGCTTGGAAGAGAATATGACGAAGATGGAAATCTAATTTACGATCCAGAAGGAAATAATGACAAAAATTAAGATTAGATCTATAGATGAATTAGATCCATTGGAGAGACTTAGTCTTAACGACTTCTCCTATTCAAGGCTTGACACCTACAAGATGTGTCCAGCTAAGTACTTTTACAGCTACATACAAAAAGAACCAAGAACATTTAACGACGCAGCAGTTCTTGGAAACATTGTTCACTCCGTACTGGAAGAATGCTTAGATAATAATTCTGAGCTAAATTTAGACGAGTTGCAAAAAGAGTATGTAAAACAAAAAGAAAGCTATGACCCAACTGGTCATATACCTGAAGATTTAATTTCTGTTGGATCAGAAATTCTAAATGAATTCTATGACAAGCACTATGAAGATTCTTTTGATATTTATGATAAAGAATTTGGTTTTAGCTTCGTAATAGGCAATTATATGATCAATGGCTTTATAGATAGAATAGATATCTATGATGAAAATACAATAAATATTATCGACTACAAAACACGGTAAGTGGGAAGTAACTCAAAAAGATGTTCCCACTAATCTACAGCTAGGTATTTATGCGCTTGCTGTATCACTGGCTTTTCCAGGAAAAGATATAAGAGCAGAGCTTTATTACCTAAGATCTGGTAGAAGAAAAGCACATACCTTTACCGCAGAAGATATAGAACAGGTAAAAGTTTCTTTATTAGAAAAGATAAATCAAGTCGTTGAAGACAACTCTTTTCTTCCTACATCTAACGAAAGAAACTGCACCTTTTGCGACCACGCAAAGTCAAGAGCTTGTCCTACTGGTGTAAGCAGATTAAAAAGAATGGGTAAAATATAAAAGCCGGGGTATAAACCCCGGCCAGTATATTTAAGCTCAAAAGCTCAATCAGAATGACTCTACTGGATTCTCCATAGCGTCGTCAACGATAGAGAAGTTATCCTCAACCACAAGCTTTGTAGCTTCCTTGTGGCTGAAACCAATCTGAGAAAGATTGTCGATGACAGTCTCGTTGATGTTCTGGCTGATGCTGTTGATGATTGTGTTTAATGTGTTCATGGTGGTCATATTACCATCTGTCTCCTTGTTTTGCAACCTATAGGTTGGATTTTTTTTGTATTTTTATTTGTTGTAAAGTATAATATTAATAACAACTAATAGAGTTTGAGGTTACCATGAAGGACCCCCAAATAACAACTCCAGAAAACTTTTTTTTGGAGAGATCAAAACTTAAAAAACATCCTAATTTTTCTAAGCTGAAAAATGACTATGTGGACTCCTCTATTCTACAGGAGGAAACTAAGAAAACAACAGCAACAAAAGGTAACGCATACAAAAACACCAAGTCTGGATACAGGCCTGATTTGGGTTTGAATCTCAGGTCAAATTGGGAAGCAAATTTTGCGAGAATCCTAAATGCATATAAGATTAGTTTTGATTTTGAACCAGTCATATTTCCCTTTCCTATCAAGAAGGGAACAAAAGCCTATACTCCGGATTTTTATATCGAAAAGTCAACAGAGTGGGTTGAGCTAAAAGGTTATTTGGATGACAAGAGTAAAATAAAACTCAAAAGATTTAAAAGGTATTACGCAGAAGAATTTAGCAAGCTTACTTTTATTATCAGTAAGTACTCAGGAGAGGCAAAAAGATTCGCGGCAGAAATTGAAATACCAAATGTTGTTTATTACGAGGACATAAGAAATTTTTATGCAGATAAAATACCCTGCTGGGAAGGAAAATAATGGCGTCTTACAAAGAGCAATATTACTCTTTGAGCGAAGAGGAAATGCAAGATCTTATAGCTAAAGCTAAAAAAGGTCAGTCCAGTGCTCAATACGAATTACTAAAAGTCTTTAATAACTTTTTAACCAAGTATGTCACAATGCTTTATTATGGAAAGTACAACTTATCTGATTATGACATCAGGAGGTTTACGTCTCTTTTTGTCAAGGATAATTTTGTAAGATTTAATTTGATGAAAAATCAATTAAACCAAGCTGGCTACAAGCACGTTAACGAGTGCTTGCGACGGCATAACTTATATGGCTAAAAGATACGGGGATGAGGAAGATGTAAGGCAGACGGTAAACATGACCTTCTTTCAGTGTATTACAAGGTATCAAAGAAGGGATTCAGAAAAGGGGCCAATTCCATTTAGCGGATTTTTATACAGCTATTTCTTTTATTTGCTAAAGAAAAACGTAGATACATTTTTGATTGATCAACTTGGTAGAAAAACTTTCCCATTACTTGCAGACGATGATAACTCTGAGGATGACGAGGAAGCTCAACCTGGCTTTAAGGCCCCTCCGGTTGAGTACACTATAGACCAAATGCTTGGAACCCAAGAGATTAATGAGCTATGGGTTGTAGGTCAAGATTGTCACCCACCCTATGATCAACTTTCCGTTCAAGAAAGACAGTTGATTAAGTGGCGTTATGTTGATAATATGAAGTCATCAGAAATTGCACAGATAATAACAGAGCATCCAAACACTGTTAGAGATCATATTGCAAAAGTGAAAATCAAGATTAGAGATGCTATAATAGAGAACAACATGGAAGACTTGGTCTCTATATTTAAACTGGAAGATTAATGAACCTTCAATCAATAGAAAAGCTTAACGAACTACTATCAGAGTTTTTAAGTCCACAAATTACTGAAATACTAAATGCCTACGGCTCTGGTTCATCAGCAGAACAGTACTTTGTTAATATACCGGAATCAGACGCTGTTGATATGACTCTTGCAGACCTAGCTTCTTTGGTGGCTAGAACATCAAATGTTTACGGTAGAGTCACTAGATTTGCAGGAATGGCTCGAGCATATTATAAAATATGTGAGGGCAGATACAAGAAGGTATATAAGTCTAATAGAACTGGAAAGAACGAAGCGGAGAGAGAGGCTAATGCTCTCGAAGCTGCAGAGGAGCAATACACAGCTATGATCACTGCAGAGTCAGTTGTTCAACTTGCCGAGTCTATGGAAGGCGCTGCTAGAATAGCATCAGAGTCCGCTAGAAAATTATTAGATAAAGTACAGTCTATGCAAATAGCTTCATACAGAGAGGAGAAGGGGTCCTATTCAGATAGTGACTTCAGTACCTACTAAATTATGTATATAGGACATTACAAATCCGTATCTTCACCTGAAGAATTTTTTTCATCACCAAGAGAATCTTTAGATTTTCCAACTCAAGTTGAATTTGAAAAAAAGAGATACCTACTTAATGCTACGCATCATGTTATTTCTAAGTCTAATGAAAAAAGAATCGTAGCTTTTGCTGAGGCTAATAACATTAGATGTAATGTTGAAGTATGAATATAGAAGTTTTTTGTGACGGGGCTTCTAGAGGGCAAGGTCAAAAAAAGTTTGGAGAAGCTGCTTGTGCTGTTGTTGTCTACAAAAATAGAAAAAAGATAGCACAATTTGCAAGAGGCTTGGGTCCAAGAACAAACAATGAAGCAGAATATGAAGCCGTTATAGCAGCGCTGTTAATGTGCTCTATGTCTGACTTAATTGATCCAATAATCTACACTGATTCTGCTGTTGTAGCTAATCACATCAACGGAAAATGGAGATGCAGAAACGCTGCATTGGTTCCTCTCTTAATGACTATCCAGGATATAAAAGAAGAATATAAATTTAGAGTAATACAAGTTCCTAGAGCTTTTGTTTGGGAGCCAGACTCTTTGGCTAATGAATTTCTAGATCAATTAGAGATGAAGAAGAGCGAAATATCTCAAGAACATGATACAATAATGAAATGAGTAAAATGTACAATCCCGACTATCCAATTGTAGTTGGCCTTGCTGGCAAAGCTGCAACTGGTAAGACTTCAGTAGCTGAAACAATAGTACCAAAGGCATCCTTTGACAAGGTAAGATCAGGTGTTTACTGGGATCATATCTTTTTTGCAATGCCACTATATGAATTACTTTCTATTAGAACAAAAATAGAAGGAGCTAATTCTCAGTCCAGAAAGTTATTTGCAATTCATGAGACACTATATGATCTTTATGGCAACTCGACACTTGGCGATATGCCAAACTATTATTCCTTCATAAGCCTTGTTGACAACATCAATAGGGAGCCAATAGATTTAAATGGGGCAAAACCAAGATCATTTTTGCAAAAAGCAGGAGATCTCTGTAGAGCCCATGACCCCAAGTGCTTTGCTAAATGGGGAGTAAGAAAGGCATACGAACTTCGTAGAGATTACGTTAAGTCACTGGAAGAAGATGAGACTCCAAATCCTTACTGTGTTTTAGTATCTGATGTACGCTTTGAGAATGAGGCAGAGTCAATACTAAAACTGCCCAATAGTATGTTAATTTTATTTGAGGCTTCAGACGAAGTCAGAAGAGAAAGAGTCTTTTCAAGAGATGGCGTATATATGACAGACGAACAGTTGTCTCATAAGTCAGAAAAAGAAATAGACAACTTTACTCATCTCGTAGATGCTACAATTGATTCCTCTTCAATGTCTGTTGAGGATCAGGCGGTTAAAACAATAACATTAATAAAAGAAAAGTTTGGTTTAGTTAGCTATGCCCAAGATAAATAAAAGTGCACAAGAAGAGAGTCTAGGCTCCCCAATAGAACAGGTGGTAAATTTAGTGTCAGGAGAAATATCAGTATCCTCAAGTCCAGTTTTTATTTGCGGTGTTAACAGAAAGGTTAATATTGGCAACTTTGAAAACATCGACATATATGCTGGAATTACAATTCCTTTAGCTGGAGTGGACCCAGCCGACAAAGACGCCTTTAATGACGCCGTGAAAGAAGCAGCTGCATATGGCTTTTCTTTGGTTTCAAAAGAAACTGGTGAGAGATATATGTTAATTAAAGAGGGTCAACAGGGTAAGTGATATTACTATAATCATCTAGCGGATCTCGTCTAGGTGGTTGTATGGATAATTACTACAGCGTAATAGTTGCTGTCATAGCTTCATTATCGTCGGTTTTAACTTACTTTTTAACAACTTCTTATCAAAAAAAAGCTCTTTTAAAAGAAAAAGAGCTAGAGTTTTATAAAGTTAAAACAGAAAATCTTACAGCTGAAAGAGAAATACTTACAGCCGAAGAAAAAAACCTTCGAGAAATGTTGCGCCAGCAGCTAGAAACGTGTAAAATAGAAAACGAAAGACTTGACAAGGAAATGGAAAACCTAAAAAGAAGGTTACTAACTATAGAACAAGAATTAAAAGCTTGGGAGTTAGGTTTAAAAGTTCCTAAAGGTTTTGAATTAATTCAGTTAGATACAAATGAGACAGAGGTAGATTAAATGTTTAAAAAATTGATCAAAAAAATTAAGGGTCTGGTTGTTCCAGCTAAAAAAAAGTTGGACAAACAAGTAGATCAAATTTTAAATGAAGCGGAAAAGCTAGCAGAAAAAGCTGACGAAAAGATTGAAGAGATCAAAATAGAAGCAGCTGAAAAAGTAGAAGAAGCAGTCAAAGAAGCAGTTGCAGAAGCAGTTGCTCCCAAGGCAAAAAAGAAGTCTCCTGGTAGACCAAAAGGTTCTTCTGCCTCTAAAAAGGCACCCGCTAAAAAGCCTGCCCCTAAGAAATAATAATCAATCTCATTTGTAACAAAGGCTCCCCGCTTTATGTGGGGAGTTTTTGTTTTTTATGGTAATTAGTTACTATGTAAGTATGTCGTTAGCAAAGTTTCGTAAGATCACAAAGGGTAACGTAAAGCCCAAAAGGAAACCAGATGCCAAAGAAAAAGACGATTCGCCAAAAGAAAATAACCAAGGTAATGGATGAATTTGGCAAGGGTGCTCTTCATTCTGGTAAGGGCGGACCTGTAGTTAAAAGCCGTAAACAAGCGATTGCTATTGCTATATCTGTAGCTTCTAAAAGAAAGAACAAAAAGTAATGGCTTTTAAAAAAAGTATTTACATTAGTGGACCAAGGATGGGAACTAATAATTACATGCACGGCATAGAGATTGTTGACATGAAAAAAATGTCAAAGAAAAAAGGAAAGAAAAATGCCCGCAAAAAAAGATCCTAGACTGTCAAGAGCACGGAGTCAGTGGCTTCAATAAGCCAAAACGTACTCCTAATCATCCGAAGAAGTCTCACGTAGTTGTTGCCAAAGAAGGTAATAAGGTTAAAACAATTCGTTTTGGTCAACAAGGTGTTAGTGGTTCACCAAAAAAAGCTGGTGAATCATCTTCATATAGAAAGCGTAGAGAGTCGTTTAAAGCACGTCACTCTGCTAATATTAAGAAGGGCAAAATGTCCGCAGCCTACTGGGCTAATAGAGTAAAATGGTAAGGAGAAAAATATGGCAATGTATGGTGATAATATGAAAAAGGGTGGCATGAAAAAAGGTGCTACTAAAAAAGCTGCCATGAAAAAAGGCGCAGCCAAAAAGAGTGAGGGCATGACCGCAGCTCAAAAGAAGCTTCCCCCTTTCATTCAAAAGGCTATCATGAATAAGAAGAAAAAGGGTAAGTAATAATGGCAGCAAAGAAAAAAGCTGACAAAAAATGGATCCAAGGTGCAATTAAAAGACCAGGTGCTTTTACTGCTAAGGCTAAGAAGGCAGGTAAGTCTGTTGCTGGAATGGCAGCAGCTGTAACAAAGAATCCAGATAAATACAGTGCAACAACTGTACGTCAAGCTAATCTAGCTAAAACTCTTAGAAAGATTTCTGCTAAGAAAAAGAAGAAGTAATATGGCCAAGGTAAATAAACCAACTAAACCAGCTTTGTGGTCATCTGCAAAGTCTCAAGCAAAAGCAAAATTTGACGTATACCCATCAGCCTATGCAAATGCATGGGCTGTAAAAAAGTATAAGTCAATGGGTGGTGGTTGGAGAACTGTATCTTCTACTAAAGGTAAGAAGAAGAAATAATATGGCTGGTCCAAAGGGTGTTGGCTTAACTAAATGGTTTAACCAAAAATGGGTAAACATTGGTGCCCCAAAGAAAAAGGGTAAGTTTCAGCCCTGCGGAACATCTGGTGCTAATGGTACTGGATATGCAAAGTGCGTTCCTGCTGCAAAAGCTAGGGCAATGACTCCAGCACAAAGGAAAAGTGCAGTACAGAGAAAAAGAAAGTCTGGCACTCCTCAGAAAGGAGTTAAAGGTCAGGCCCCTAGAAATGTTTCTACTTTTGCAAAAGGAAAAAAGAAAAAGTAATCTAATGTCAGATGAAATAGAAAACAGCTTTAGTGGCTTTATGCCAATGATAAGCTATGTTAATGTCAGCGAAGCAAATACGATGCTCTCCACAGAAGGAGAGCTTGTTCGAGCGCATACGGTCAATATCGTTACTAAGAACGGGGATAACTACGTTTTTAGTATGGATCCAGTTGATCTTATGCGCTTAGCTTTTTTGGTATTTAAAGTAGCTGGACAGTAATAAAAAAGGTATAATTGTTATATGAGTGAACAAATGTGGACATGGCTTTTATTTGCCATGGAATTAATAGGGGTAGTTGGAAGCTATCTAGTTGGAAATAAGAAATGGTATGGACATTTAATCGTTGCCTTGCATTCTTTTCCGTGGGTGCTATACTCTATAGTGTTTGACAAGCCAGGATTTTTGGCTATGTGGGCTCTGTGGCAGTGGGTTCACTGGAGAAATATGTTTAGATGGAGAAAAGATAGTGTCAAATCCTAAAGCTTCCATAATTATTACTAGCTATAATCAACCAGAATATTTAAAGCTATGTATTGATTCTTGTATTAACCAAACTTATGAAAACATTGAGATCATAGTTGGTGACGATAATTCATCAGATGATGCGGTTTGGGATGTTATTAATAGTTATTCAGATGAAAGAGTTATATCCTTTAATTCAAAAATATCTGACGAACAAAGACCACTAACAGCACGTTATGCTACACAAATAAATACGGCTGTTAAAGAATATTCATCTGGTAAGTATCTTTTCTATTTACCAGATGATGATATTTTTTATCCAGACAAAGTAAGAATGCAGGTTGAGCACGCTGAAGAAACAGGCGTAGACGTAAACTACGCTGCACAGGATTTTATTGATGCTTCTGGAAGAGTAGCTGGAACTAGGTATGATGGTACTGGTGAAGTTTCTGGAAGAATACTTGACGATGGTCACGGTATTCTAGATCATGGTCAAGTTATGAATACTCGCCAAGCTTATGATAATGTTGGCGGATGGGAAGATGATCCAGGAATGTGGGGTGGAGCAGATGCCTACTTCTGGAGTAGATTAAGTAGAGCTGGTTATAAATTCTATCCACTTCCTTTCTTATGTTTATCAGCAAAAAGATACAGAGAGCACTCTGTCCAATGGAATGTAGCACAAAATTTAATTCCATGGAAAAATAGTCGATGAAGCTAGTTGTTGTAGCGCCTGGTAATTTTGCACCATCGGGAGGACCGGAAGCTTTACATCAGTTAGTACACATGGCTAATGTAGTTGAACCAGGAAGCTGTGGCATATTATATGAACCTTCAGATTTTTTACAGCAGTCCATAGAACCATATTTAAAATATAATTGTCCCATAATAAGAAAAGAAGATTTACCTTCCAACGCTTTAGTTGTTCTACCCGAGATATGGCCAGAGTTATCTAATAATTTTTCCAATAAATGTGCACTGTGGTGGTTGTCGGTTGATTTTTTTGGCACACAGGGTCATTCTAAAATTAATGGAATAGATTATCATCTAGCCCAGTCGCACTACGCTTATGAGCATGTTTCATCACTCACAAAACAAAAGCCATTAATGTTGAGCGATTGGATTGATATAAATATAAAAGAATCAAGTAATTCTAATAATACAATTTGTGTAAATCCAGCCAAAGGCGCTGATTTAATAGAATTATTTGAGTCAAAAAATCCTGATCTTTCTTTTATTAAACTAAGATCGATGACTAAGGTTGATGTTATAAATTCTTTATTATCTTCAAAAATTTATATAGATTTTGGACATCATCCAGGTAAGGATAGAATACCAAGAGAAGCTAGCTTATGTGGCTGTGTTGTTTTAGTTAAGAACTCTGGCGCAGCAAAATACTATGAAGATGTCTCTATAGATAACTATTACAAGTTTGATGATCTAGAAGAGTTGAATATAAAAGTTAGAGATATTTTGTTTAATTTTTCTTATCATCAAGAAAAACAGTTCACTTATAGGGATAAAACAAGAAATGAAAAAGAAATTTTTAGACTAGAAGTTTCTAAATTATTAGAATTAGCGAGTTTACAATGAACGCAAATAAAGTTATTGAAGATGTAAAGAATATTTTTAAAAATATAGATAAGTCTTTGCTCTTGGATCAAAATTATCTAGAACAAAACCTTATTGTCGATCTTGGTTTAAATAATGAAAATCTTACTGAGCAGCCGATAGAATTGTCTGAACACTTTGGTGGAGGATTAGGGCTTAGAATTTGGCAGTACCCAAATCAGTTTTCTAAATACATGGTTGAGTTATCAAAACATGCCGATAAAATAACATCTTACTTAGAGATAGGTTGTAGGCATGGTGGAACGTATGTACTTACAACTGAATTTCTTAAGGTTATAAATACAAACTTTAAAAGATCTACGGCTATAGATATTATAGAAGCTAATGAAATACTTCAGTCTTATGTTGGTCTTACAAGTGAAGCTGAGTTTATAAAAATGAATTCAGGTTCTCAAGAGTTTAAAGATTTTATTTCAAGTAATTTTTTTGACATAGTCTTTATAGACGGTGACCATTCATATGATTTTGTGAAGAACGATGCAGAAATTACAAGAAACTACTGCAATATTCAAGTATTTCATGACACGGTAAACGATGCTTGTCCAGGTGTTGGAATTTACTGGAATGAATTAAAAAATACCCATAGTAGTATGTATGATTTTTTTGATTTTACAGATCAGTATGATTCCGTTGACGGCACTTACCTTGGAATAGGAGTTGCCGTACGCAAAGAGTGGATTACTATATAAACTATAATTATAATAAAAAGGAGAAACAAATGCCCAGAAAGTATACTGGAAACACCGATGGCAATGGCGGTAAGGCTAAGCCAGGTACTACTAAATTAGTAGAATTTATGCAGAAGAGATGGGGTTTCACCAATCTTGGAATTTATGCCAATAGATCAATGAATAACCCTAAAGCTACACCTGGTGATCCAAAGTGGCTATCAGTCCACGCTACAGGTCGTGCATGTGACGTTGGTTACGCCAATAGAAAAGCTGCCCTTCAGGCATGGGATTGGTTGCTTGCCAATACTGCTGCTTTAGGTATTGAAGAAATACACGACTACGCCTTTGATAAAGATGGTAAAGAAGGTCCAGCAAAAGCTTGGGGTCGCGGTTACCGCTGCTCAAGAGGCGAAGGCGCAAAAGGCGTAAAGGTCTATGACGCTAAAGATAACGCTGGTTCAATGGGCGGTAAGTGGCTGCACATTGAGCTTTCTCCAGAAATGGCAAACGACGCTGCTAAATTTGAAGCTGCGTGGAAAGCAATTCCAAAACCAGATCCAATTATTAAGTAGCAATTTGCCAGTAGTACTGGTATAATATACTCCTTGCTACGGAGGCCGGTGCTAGCCCCAGTGACTTAAGTGTCACTGGGGCTTTCCCCTTTATTGGGCCGCCACTAAATTACGCATAGCCTATTACTATAAAGGGTGTCTACCTGGAGGGGTAATAATGCGTATAAAACCACGTCGCGGATCTTGGATTCTTGCTGTACTTTTTAGTATTGCTGTATCGTTTCCACAAATACAAGCAAATGCTTCTCAAAATGGAGAAGTAATATTTGGCTATCAACAGGGAACTATTTCTCAGCAAAACAATGTAAATCTGTCTGGGAAAACATTAGTTTCTTATGAAGTAAAAGCTAGAGAGACGCAGGACTGGAAGCCAGCTGACGACCCACTTGGGATAATGTTATCCTTTTATGACGCTTCAAATAACTTGTTAGGAACATCTCTTCCATTTAATACAACCCTATCATCATCTACTTATCAATCTTTTACTGGTTCAGAAAACCCTTCTTCTTTGCAATTTTGGAATGATGTAAGCTCAATAAAGGTATCTGTAACTGGTGGAGATGGTGAATTCTGGGCTGGAAATTACGGAACCGCTTTAGATTTTGTTAAGCTATTTGTGGACGGGACTCAAGTATTGTCTAACTCAGAGTTTAATGATGGTGACACTGGTTGGAGTTCCGATATTGGTTGGCAGGCTTGTTCTGGAGGAAGCGGCGGAGCACCTTGTGTGAATATCTCCGCTCCAGCTACTTCATTAGAAGTTACATCACTTGCCGACACACTTGATTCTGGCACTTTGAGATGGGCTATAACACAGGCAAATGCTACTAGTGGTGGTATTTATGACAGCATTACTTTTGCCAGCGGTTTATCTGGAACAATAACCTTAACGTCAGCACTGCCAGCAATATCTCAAAACTTAACAATAATTGGACCAGGACAAGGATCCTTAATAATTGATGGTAACGCTTTATATAGGCCGTTTATGGTCAACCAAAGTGTCACATTAGGTGTTTCAAATTTAACTCTTAAAAAGGGTCAGAATGTTAGTGGTGGATTAATTTACAACAACAGAGGAACTGTTACAGCTTCTAATGTTAGATTTACCAGCATGACTGGAGGAAGTGCAGTATTTAATAACAATGGCGGAGCGGTAGCCACATATACAGACTGTACATTTGATAATCTTTCTATAGGAATTGCGGGCGACTATGGATCAACTCCATCATTACCTGCCGGCACTACCAGTTGGGAAAACTATGCCGACTCTGGTTTTCAAAATAGAACTTATGTAAACAGAGGAACATTTAACAATAACTGGGCAGGTATCTATAATTATAGATTTACTAAGATTGAAAACTCCACATTTTCCAATAATAGTTATGGCGCAAATGTTACTGGTTTAAACAGGACCCAGATTTATAACTCAACATTTAATACCAACAGCATAGCCGTTTATCACAATGCCTGGATTCCTCCAACATTTAACATGGGTACTGATAATAGATTAATTACTGGTAATAACTTTATTAACAATGGTACATCAATTTATCTAGACGATGGATATAACAACGGCAATAAGTATCAGGGTTGGTCAACTATATCTAATAATACATGGGATGAAAACGGAACATGGATTCAATATTATTATTGGAACGGTTCTACAAACGTAGGTGCAACAGCTACTCCATATAGCACTGGGACACAGTTTATTCAATCTTCAAACACTGTTCCAACAACAACAACCACTACCACAACAACTACGACTACCACAACCACTGTACCAGAAACTACTACTACAGAGCCAGAAACAACTACAACTGAGCCATCGGTTGTCCCTCCTCCTGTTGAAACTATTCCAACAGAAAATACTACTGTCTCAATTCCAGAGCTAGATCCAACTCCAGTTTCAACTCCTGAAACAGAAACCACAACAGTAACTATTCCAGAACAAGATACAACACCTGTTTCTACTCCAGAAATAGATACAACCCCAGTAACAATTCCAGAGCCAGAAGATTTACCAAATGAAACAATTCCAGAAGTAAGTATTCCAGAACAGACGCAAAATACAGCAGATGAAACAGTTACTGATATCTTTAAAAATTCAGATGATGCAGATGAACTTGGGGCTGCGGTAACTGATGCAATTTCTAACGCTGACTCTCCTGAAGAAATTGCAGCGCTAGTTACATCTCTTTTTGATGGACCAATGAACAATGAAGAGTTTTCAGCTGTTGTTGATTCCGTTTTTGCCGATGATCTTTCAACTGAAGAATTAAGTGCGGTTTTGGACGCAGTCTTTACTGAGCCATTGTCAGATGAAAAATTTACTGAAGTAATAGATGCAGTTTTGGACTCTCCACTTACTGATGAACAATTTGCAGAAGTTGTTGAAATACTTGAATCCGACAACGTTACTGAAGAACAAGTTTCTACAGCGGTTGACAATATTTTAGAAAATGGCATTACAGAAGATCAAGCAACCGAACTTGCTACAAGCGAAAAAGTTTTGGAAAGCATTGACGCAGACCAGGCGGCAGACATCTTCGAGGAAATTCCAGTTAGTGATTTAACAGAGGAAGAAGAGGCAGCACTTGTTGAAGCTGTTACTGACGCTCCAGAAGAGGTTAAAAATGCATTCGAAGAAACAATTGACGTATATGCAGCAGGTCTTGATGACTACGTTGCCGTTGGTTCTAACATTGATGTAGGGTCAAGAAGAACTCTACTTGCAGCCACAACAGCGATGGCTAGCGTAACTGTTGCAGCAGCTGGTTCTGCTGGAGGATCAGGTGGAGGTAACGGTGGTGGATCTGGTGGAGGAAATGGATCTGGATCTGGATCAAATAATAACTCTGCTAGAAAAGAAGAGGAACAAGAAGACGAGGAAGAAGAGTCCGCAGAAATAGAAGGACCGGAAGGCGACGAAGAAGAAAATAATTTTACAAGAAATAGTATATTTAAATATCAGGAGGGAACAATGAAAAGAACTTTTAGCCCTTGGGGGTTTGTCAAAAAGTTCGCAAAGGAAACAGCTGCACTAGCCTTTACTATATCAGGAACAGTAATAGTTTTTGCAACTCTTTCTGGCGATACAAGAAAAATAACCTTAATAGCAACCAGCGTTGCTTTTGCGGTTCATTACATAAATGCTATGTTACAAAACGACGAGTGAGGGGAAACAAGTTGAAAAAATTAGGTTTACTTTTAATATTCTTGGGAGTATTAATTGGTACTAATACAATTTCTTTTGATAGACAAAATAATCAGTTTATTGTAGCTGGGACTCCAGCCCTAGCTACAACCGGTGGACGGGCCAATAGTTCTAGATGGAATGGATCCTGTCTGTCACTCTGGATATGAAGGAACATGGGGTTATATAGCCCAGGTATTAAAGAAGACATACGACGGTGCAACAAATGTTAACACTGGAAAAATTGCAATACTTGGAGCAAATGGTGCAAATAACTCTTGTGGTGGAAACTGGAATACTCTTTTAACCACTAAATATTTAGGACAATTTACCACTGCTCCAACTGTTGTTTTTTATAACAGCTTAACAGAAGTAAATAATTTCTTTACAAATATTAATACAATAAAGCCAACTGTTATTTGGATCCCAGATAACTGGAGTAGACCAGCAACTGTTGAGTCTGCATTTACAACAAACGCAGAAGTTATTGCAGACTTTGTAAACTCTGGTGGTGGTCTTTTTGCAAACATGGGCAGCTATGGCTGGCTAACAGCATTGCTCCCTAGTGCTGTTTATAATAATGGAGGCTGTAATGGCGGTCCAGAAGCTACAGCAGATGGCATAGCTGACTTTGATTTAACCAATGCAAAAGTAGCAGCGTGTTGGCATGGATACTTTACTGGTAATGTTGGAACTTTAAAAGTTCTCGTTGACTATCCATATCCATCTTTAACTGATACTAGAAAAGCGGTGTCAATAGGTGGAGGATCAGTGTCGCTACCAAGTTCCTTTACATTGGCAATTAGTCCAACATCTCCAAATGCAGGAGAAGATTTAATTATAACAGCTACTGCCCAAACTATTTCTGGGGTTCCTCAAGCTGGAGTTACAGTAACCATAACCGTAAGCAGTGGCCCAGATGCTGGCCAAGTTTTAACTGCAACTACAAATGCTTCTGGAGTTGCCACAATAACAGTTAGGACTAATACTCAAGGAACAGCTGTTTATACTGCAACAGCAACTGTTAATGGTGTAGCTAAGACTGTTTCAGCTACTGTTAATTGGAATCCGCCTACTACTACGACGGCAGCTCCAACCACAACAGCAGCTCCTACAACTACGACTGAGGCTCCCGCTACAACAATAGCCCCCACTACGACAGTAGAGCCAACTACGACAGTAGCTTTAGTGACCATAGTCGAGCCAACTACCACAGTTGAGACCACTGTTGTGCCACAAAGCACACAAGCTCCGACAACAACGGTGCACGACCACAGCACCCATGACCATGGACCCCTTCCAAGAACTGGATCGAGTTTATTTGCATGGGTTTTAATAGCAATTGGTCTAATGTTTTTTGGTATATCTGTTCTTAAAATTAAAAAATAAAGGAATACAGAGAAAAGAACAAGACAAGGAATAATTCATTACTATAGGAGGGAAAGTGAAAACGATTAGTAATATTTTGTTAAGGATAGTAGCAACATTTGCTGCCTCAGGGTTAAGCGTTATAGGAGCCGGTGCCATAGCTGGCGTTCCCCTATGGAAGGCTTGCTTTATGGCACGGAATGGCAGGAGTTGCTACAGTAGTCGAAGGTTTATCAAGAGCTTTCTTGGACGATGGCAAACTATCCACAGCAGAAATTAATCAGGTTTTTAATAAGGTTGATAAGAAGGCTTCTAAACCAGAATAAGGATTGATTAATGTCATTACCAGTACCTCCTAATATAGAACAGGGTCAAATTGCTTTAGACCCTGTTAATGGTGTTGTTTATTATAAAGACGATAATGGCAATTTAGTCTCCACCACTTGGTCTTGGCTCAGAGACGATATGTCACAGATCAGCACTGATGATACCGTGACCATCGACGCTGACCTTACTGTGTCTGGAGACTTAATTATCGAAGGAGATACTGTAAGTTTAAATGTTGCTTCTGTTTTAATAGAAGATAATATTTTAGTTTTAAATTCAAATTATACAGGTGCACCAATACTTAATGCTGGCATTGAGGTAGAACGCGGCAGCGAAAACAACGTTCTAATTAGATGGAACGAAGCAGATAATAAGTGGCAATTTACTAATGATGGAATAACTTATTTAGATTTAAATTCTATTATTGAAAACTCTGTTACTTTAGGTTTGCATACAGTTGGTGATTACGTTAAAAGTTTGGTCGCCGGCACTGGCGTAACAATCTCTAATAATTCTGGAGAAGGTGCAACTCCAATTATCTCTATTGGACAGGATGTCTCTACTGGGGCTACTCCAACATTTGCTAGAGTAATAGCTCCACTGACAGGAAGTGTAACAGGTAATGTCACTGGCAATGTTACTGGAAACGTTACGGGAAATCTAACGGGAAATGTAACTGGCAATCTAACTGGTAACGTAACTGGTAACGTAACTGGAAATGTTACTGGAGATTTAACTGGAGATGTTACAGGTGATGTTACTGGTAATCTAACAGGTGACGTTACTGGTACAGTATCAGATATTTCTAATCATCAAATTAATGATATTTCTGATGTTAACATAGTAGATCCAGCCAATGGAGATTTTTTAAGATACAATGGATCCGACTGGATAAACGACCCAGTTAATTTAACTACTGACACTGTAGGTGATTATGTAGCTAAGCTTGCTGCTGGCACTGGCATAAGCATCACGAATAATTCTGGCGAAGGTGCAACTCCAACTATTACGTTTAGTGGTTCAATAGATAATGTTTCTGACATTGTTATAACCTCTGCAGTAAATGGACAGCTTTTAGAATTCGATGGGACCAATTGGGTTAATGCTGTAAGACCATCATCGGAACCAATTGGACATGAAGATAAAACTGACAGCGTCATTTCCTTTAATGAGTCTACAAGAGAGTTTTCTATTTCGCCGGTCTCAACCAGTTATACCGTATGGTGTACTGGCAAAAGATATGTTAAAACCTCTACAGAAACTATAGAAATACCAGATACATCTGGTCTTTATTATATTTATTTTAATTCATCTGGTTCGTTAGCATATAAAACTACATTTTTTACGTGGGATCAAGATACTCCAACAGCTTATATATACTGGAACGATGTAGATAATAAAGCTTATTTCTTTGCGGACGAACGTCATGGTGTCACTTTAGACTGGGCCACGCATGAGTATCTCCACAGAACACGTGGTGCCGCAATTGCAAATGGTTTTGGAGCAAATAATTACACACTCACTGGTGACGGTAGTTTAGACGCTGACGCTAAAATAGACATAGCTAATGGTACGTTTTTTGACGAAGATCTACAGGTTGATATTGAGCATAGCGCTTCTCCAACAGTAGATACATGGCAACAGAGGTTGCAATCTGGAGCTTACATACCAGTATTTTATAGGTTAAATAACCACTGGAAAAAAGATACAGCCACTCAATTCCCAATTAAAAACGGCGGAACAAGAGCTCAGTACAATCTAAACACAGCTGGTACCTGGTCGGCAACAGCTATTGATAATGCCAAGTATGGCGTAATGTTCTTAGTTGCTACTAATAACTTAAATGAACCAGTTCTGGCTATAATGGGACAACAGCAGTATACAGATCAGGGTTCAGCAGAAGCGTCAACTTGGGATGAATTAGATTTAGCTGGATTCCCCGTAGTAGAATTTAGACCTCTTTATAAAATTGTTTTTCAAACAGCAACAGCATACGCTAATGGTCCAAAAACAAGATTTGTAAACTTATTAGATCTAAGACAAATAATAGCATCCGGTGCTGGAGGTTCTTCTACAGCAGTTTCTGACCACGGTTCTTTGACTGGTCTTTTAGATGATGATCACACACAATACTTGCTTGCAGATGGCACAAGAACTGCTACATCACTAACTGTATCTGGATCAATTACAACTTCAAGTTTAATACTTGATGGAATAGAAATAGACGCAGCTACACCATCTGATACAAACGTACTTAAATATGATGCAGGATTAAATAAATATATTCCTGGTGTAGCATCAACCGTAGCTGCACTTGACGACTTAACCGATGTAGTAATATCTTCAGCTACACCAAATCAAGTATTAAAGTATGATGGAACAAACTGGGTTAATGCAGTTAGCCCTTCATCTGTTGAAGGAACGACACATTTTTCAACAATAGGCAATGGATCAGATTCTACCTTCACCATAACCCATGGCCTTTCAACAAGAGACGTTGTAGTTTCTTTTACCGAAACAACGTCACCATATGCTTCATTTAGCACTTTATGGGAGGCTACAACTTTAAATGCTATTACAGTTTATTTTGAAGCCCCACCTTCAGCCAATAGCGTTAGAGTAAGTATTTATGCTGCTGTTTCTGGAGTTGCAATTACAACTGATTTAGACTCACTTAATGACGTTTCTTTAAGTGGATTAGCCAATGGTGACTTCTTAAGGTACAACGGTTCAGCTTGGATAAATGATCCAGTAAACCTTTCAACCGATACGGTTGGAGATTATGTTCAATCTCTTGTTGCAGGAACTGGAGTTACAATAACTAACAACTCTGGTGAGGCTACGACTCCAACAATTCAAATAGGTCAAGATGTAGCAAGCTCTGCAACTCCTACATTTGGAGCATTAAATGTATCTGGAGAAATTAGTTCTCCTGGAATTACTGTAACTGGAACAGCTAGCATAAGTGTACTTTCCGTTAACTCAACACAAATAGATACATCTGGAGCGTCATCTGGTCAAGCGCTTATATTTAATGGAACAAGCTTTAGTCCAGGATCTCCTGCTGCAGATACTAGAGATATAGAAGTAAAATTAGCAATGAACGTAGATTAAGTTTGAGGACTTAATCTTTAAAAGAAAGGAATGGTTGAGGCCATGCCAAATTTTTATAACCTACTAAGAGCAAGAAAATTTAGTACAGCCGCTGACACAGCAGTAGAGATAGCTCCTTCATCTAGCGCAACACCTAACTTTGTAATTGAGGCTGGACGGAAAATTAAAATGGAGTTCTGGTTCAGCTAATGCTGATACTAATTTATATAGATCAGCATCTAATGTTTTAAGAACAGATGATAGCTTTGATATAGCTTCTGGTCATACCTATAAGATAGATGGAGACGATGTTTTGTCTGCAACTACCTTGGGAGATACTATTGTAAATTCATCTCTAACTTCTTTAGGGACATTAACTTCTTTAAATGCTGCTACACCTACGTTTACTGGACCATTAACATCTTCTGGTCCTTCAACGTTTTCTTCTACGTTAACTGCAGCTACTCCTAATTTTACTGGTCCTGCTACTTTTACTGGTAGAACTGACATATCAGAAATGAGAGAAACGATATACCCTTCTTCTGTTTCTGGTGGAGTTTTGACCTGTAACTACAATAATGGTTGTGTATTTTACCTCCCAAGCGGTGCTAGTAGTACATTCATAGTAGAAATTTCTAATGTTCCAACAGATAATAACTATGCCACTACAATTTCAATTATAGTTAATCAGGGATCACCAGCGGGCTACCCGAGTCCAACTACATTAAACATTAACGGTTCCGCAGTATCAATTAAATGGGCAAACAGCACAGCTCCTACTTCTGGTAATACAAATAGAGTTGACATATGGAACTTCACTTTAATTAGATATAGTGATTCATGGACAGTTCTCGGAAGCGAGAGCAAGAATTACGGAGCGTAAGACATGCCTTTCATTGGCTCTGTAGGTGGATCTAGATCTGGTAGATTGTTTTCAATTGGAGCAAAACCTGGTATTCCACAGTCTGTATCGCTTGCCATAAATGGAGCTGGATCCATGGCTGTTACTTATACTGCTCCAGCAAGTAATGGTCGGAGTACCAATTACTTCGTATGAATACTCAACTAACGGCGGATCCACTTGGACTACTGCTCCTTCTAACCCATTTACAGTTAGTGGATATGGAAATAATGCAAATGTTTCTGTTTTAGTTAGGGCCAAAAATCCAATTGGAGCAGGTGATTCAACTTCTGGTTCTGGAGTTACCGCAAATGTCCCTTCTGCGCCTTCGCTGTCAATGACAGATACTGGTACTACTGTTGATTGGTCTTGGACTGAACCATCTAATGGAGGATTGGCAATAACTAATTACGAATACTCTATATCAACAAATAATGGTACATATCCTGGGAATTCTAGCACTACGTCTCTTGGTTATCCTAGCTCTATTTCAAATACAAGAAACACTAGTTATTATAAACTAAAAGTAAGAGCAGTTAATGCAGCAGGACCTGGACCATACTCGGAGTCTGCAAATTCAACAGCTTGGGCCTTGACTTCTGAAACTAAAACTGTATCAGAAACTGGACAAAACGAAGCATGTACATCAACAGGATGCGGAACATGTGGATGTCAGGGCCGCGAAAGAAGTAAGACCAGATCTAAGAATCAAAGAAAAGATACATATACTAGAGCTGGAATAGATGATGTAGTAGACTGGTATGATACTTCTTCTTATCCAGAGTGGAGCACCATTTCGTTTGGCTCTTGCTATAATATTGGAAGCTGTAGCGAAACAACGTCAAATAACAACTATGAAGATTTACCAGAAGTTGACTGGGGCACAGCTATAAACACTGGCATGGTAGTATATGTAGGTTGGTATACTGGAGGTCCAGAAAATGAAGCATATAGGTACGCAAGTCCGGTATTTGGTTGGTATGTATCAGACTCAGCGGGCAACGCTACTGTAACTTGTGCTGGTGGTAGTGGACTCTTGGTGTCAGATGGCATAAAGCACTGTAACATATGTGGAAACGATAAATATATCCCATATGGCGCAACATGTAGTATATTTAGCTGCTGTTAATATGGTATAATTATAAAAAAGGATTTAAAGTATGACAAACCCAAATTTTGTATTTGTAATTGAAGGAGAAGTCGCAGGTAATTTTAAATTTCCTGTAATGGGGTTAGACGAAAATGGAATTCAACTCCCAATGCCTCCTGGTATGGAAGAGATGATTGCAATATTTAGAAGTCGTCCGATTATAATAGAAACAGTAGATGAAATTCCTAAAGGTTCTATGTGGGATGGAGAGAACTTTACCCCTCCTACAGAGTAATTTTATGACTAATCCTTGGCAAGAATGGAAAAAGAAAAACGCAGAACGTCAAGCTTCTGGTGTTGTCCGTCCATGGGATGTGTTTAATCCAGACACAGAATACGCAGATAACCCAACCGCATTAGATAGATGGAATATCTGCAAAGACTGTCCAGAATTAATGGCGACAACTGGCCAATGTAAAAAGTGTGGATGTTTTATGAAGCTAAAAGTAAAGCTTAAAGAAGCTACCTGTCCAATTAATAATTGGTAGTTACTTCTTAATTAGATCGTTAGGTATAATCCAAAGCTTGCAAATAGCATTCGCTTCGATCTTACCTGCTACTATCTCGCAGCCCTGACCACCCATAAAAAAGACGCAGTTAGAACAAACTAATCCTTCTTTAATAAAAGGATTCTTTGCAGCTGGTGCATAGTGAGCACCATTGCCTAGGGCTGTTTGATCAAACTTACCATGCATTTCTACACATGATTCGTATTGTTCATACATCATTTTTTGACGATCATTTAATTTTTCTTCAGGATCGTCTGGATCCTCTTCGTCTTCTGGTTCTTCTTCTGGCATTTCCTCTTCGGGCATTTCTTCATCATCTGGTGAAGAGTATTCTGATAACCAATAGTTAGGCATTATTTTCTGTATCCTTTAACTACTCCGTCTGGAATGGCAGCTAAGCGACAATATCCATTGTCTTCTACTTGTCCAGCTGCAATCTTACAGACACCATTACCTTCATAAAAGGCACAGTTACCGCACTTAACTCCAATTGTTAAATTATCATTTTCTGTGCCGGGAACATAACCAACCCATATGCCATTGCTGTCACCGTTAGATAGTTTTCCGTATTTAGCTACGATACCTAACATGGCATTAACATATTCTTGTTCTGCTGGAGGAAGCTTTCCTTCCATTTCTTCTAACAGTTCTGCTAACCAATAGTCTTTCATCTTTTACCCCTAAAAGTTCCTTGCATATAACCAATGCCATAGGCTGCAACACAGCATACATATAATAAAATAAAACTCATGTAGCCTCTACTTTTTCTGGTTTTGGAATACAGCCTCTACTGCAATATGAGACACCTTCGTGTTCATATATTATACCTTTTATTAAGTTTCTTTTACAAATAGGGCAGCTAAATCCCTCTGTCATCAAACCCATATAATATACAGCTTTTCCTGGTAGTGTAACTACTTCTTTTTTATTAGTTGAATTAACTTTTGCAGGCTTTTTGCCAGCCATCACATACCTCCAAACATTGGTTACTATAGGTAAATAGTAATGCAAGATGGAGTTTTTTATGGCTTGGATGAATTTTGATGATTTTTTAAATCAAAATCCACAATTAAAAGTTACAGGAACAGAGGGTCCAGCTGCTCCATTGTCTTTAACAAATGATAAACCAGCTATAAAAAGAAAAGGTAATGTTAAAATACCTAAAGCCGGCCCCAATAACCCACCAGGTAAAAAAACAAACACCAAAGCTAGAAGGCAAAGTAGAGTTTTAAATTCACTATCTCAACTTGGAGAAGGTGGTCCTAAAAATGCTGAGCCATTTGAGCCCGTAACAACTCAAATGGTACAAAGAGACACAAGACTTCATCTTACAAGAAATCTTTCAGACAGACTAGATGAGGCAAATGCTGCTGGTGATCGTTCTGAGCAGAACAGACTCAGGCGTTTGATGCGCAATTTAGAAGAGTTAAAAAAGGCAAAAAGAAGGCCGTTTAATTCTCCTGGTGTACTAGATGATCTTCAGAATAAAATTGCAAGAGATAGAGCAGCTGATCCGCAAAGAGCTTTAGCTAGAAGCTTAATAGAAGATACATTAGATCTTGAGGTCAATATGTATGACCCAAGAGCTGCTAGATGGTCAGCTTTCTTGGCTGATGAAAATACAGCGGAAAGATTAGATATAGGCTCCTCGGTAAAATTAAGAGATGTAAAAACAAATCCTAAAAAATTCCGTCCAGCCAATAAATCTCAAAGAGCAGAAGCTAAAAAAATTGCTAGGGCAAAGCATAAAGAATATTTAAGAACAAATCTAAAAGAGCATGAGAAACTCTTTATGAGAGGACTTGCAGATGACATTGGAACTGGTATGGGCGTTCCGTTTTATGCAAAATCTGGTGGAAGAAAAATACCCATGCTTCAAGGCATGGAAGATACTGGATTGCCCGCAGGAAGTAATCAAAGGGCTTCGGCTGTCAAGCAAGCTATAGCAAACTTAGAAGTAGATTCTTTAGGAATAGCTAGTTCACCAGACGCTTTAACTAAAGTAAGCGTTGCTGAGGGTAGAAGTAATTTACTAGGAAGAATTAATGTAAATCTACCATATGACGCTATGCCTTCAAGCCCAACTGGTAATTGGTCAGTCCAAAAAAACTACAAAGAAAGAATGTTAGCTTATCAAGAAGAAGCAAAAATATTAAAAGAACAAAGAAAGATAAAAAGTAGACAAGTTAGTCAAATGTATGAGGATGAAAGATTCTTTAAAATGTCACATCAAGCTCTTGATCCATTTGTATCTAACGACACTAGATTTGTAAACATTGGAAGAGGATTGCCTCCAATGCTTCAGGGTATGGATTATTCAGATTCAATGTATCAGCCAGTGGCCAGAAAAATTCAAACTCAACCAAATAATTATACCCCTTCTTTCGTAAGAAGGTTAGAGCAGATGAATCAAGCATCTGCTAGTATTTCCTCTAGCCCAATGCCAGGTTCTAGTGCGGTAGCTGGCGCAACAGACAGTACTACAAGAGCTGGATCACGAGTAGCTGAGATGCTAGGAGAAGATACTGTGAGAGCAGCAAGTGTTAATTTCGAACAAGAAGTTCAAAATAGGTTTTAATTAATCTCTCCAGAGCCATTCGGGATGCTTCTTGGTCCACTCTACAGTGGTCTGTAATGATTGTTCTAGTGGCATAGGAGCCTTCCAACCAGCTTCAGCTAGTTTACTTCCATCAAGCGCATAGCGCAGGTCGTGTCCAGGTCTAGTAGTGTGGAAGTCTTCAAATTTAAACTTTAATTCTTTGCCCCAAAACTCGGCAACTAGTTCAGCCATTTCAAGGTTGTCCACTTCTCTTTCACCAACAATATGATACTTGTCTGGTCTATCAGAGTTTGGATAGGCGACTGGTGGAAGATTCTTGAGAATAAACAAAAGCGCATCAGCTTGATTTCTTGCGTGAAGATAGTATCTTGATCCGACTTTGTCTACTGTTCCATGAATTGTCATGGGGATATTCTTTTCCAAGCAATACATGATCTTTGGAACAAACTTTTCAGGATCCTGACGTTCACCAATAATATTCATCGTGTTTGTAATAACAACTGGAACACCAAAAGTTCTCCAATAAGAAATACATGCTGCTTCTTGTGCCGCCTTTGAAGCCGAGTAGGGATTAGAAGGCAAGATTGTATCCCACTCTTTGTGAGCATAGCCGTCTGGTGCTGGACCATAAACTTCGTCTGTAGACACATGCAAGAAAATTTCTGGTTGAATTTTACGTGCAAGCTCCAGCATATTAACGACAAGCGCTACGTTATTTAATATAAATGGCGCAGGATCAGTAATAGATCTATCGACATGTGAATCAGAAGCCATTGAAATAATATAATCAACATGACCAATTTCTTTAATCATTACGTCAGAAAAAGGAACAGTAAGATCATGAGTAATAAGCTGAACACGGTGACGCTCTGCTTCCCAACATCCGATTGAAGTTATTCTGTCAGTAACTCCACGATGACGGAATGAGTCACTGATAATGACATCCCAATCTGTGGTCTTTAGAATGTGCTCTAGCGTGTGGTGTCCAACGAATCCGCCAGCACCTGTTAATAATACTTTCTTACTCATTTTCGTATAATTCCTTGTATTTCTTTGGGTTTCTTTTTTTCATTTGTAGTTTTCTTTTTGCTTCCTTGCAAAGCTCACAACGACATCTATGTTCATTATACATGTTAACAGTACCGTGCTGTGGCTTTGGTCTTTCAGCAATTGTTTTTTTTAAATGACACGACTTACAAAGAACCTGACAGTTTGATAATTCTTTCTGTCTAGCTTCTGCTGTTCTACTCCATATAGAACCAGTGTGCATAGTCTTTAGTGCTGGGTTTATATGATCTACTTCTAGTTGTTCCCAAGAACCACAGTGTTTACATGGACCATTTTCCGACACCCATTCTTGGCGTCGACTTCTCATCCATTCTCTTTGGTACTTTTGTTTTTTTTCTAGTTTAGTTGATTCCATAATTTTATATTTAGATTGGAGCGGTTGAAGGGAGTTGAACCCTCACACCGTGGGTCGGAAGCGCACGTACTCTACCATTAAGTTACAACCGCAAAACTTTATTTGAGTGGCTGACCTTTGTCATCTAAGTCGTATCCGCCAAATTTAATTTCAGAACATGTTTGCTCTAGTATACCAGCAATATCCTTAGTTAGATCAGGAAAGTTTTCTTTTGAAAAAACATAGATATCATTCAGTGCATCTGTAATTCTTAGTGACGCACTGTGTATTTTTTCATGTGGAAGATTGGTCTGATTTAACTTTTCGTAAATTTTTTTATATGTTCTTGTATAGTTCATTTATTTTTTCCTCTTTTGGATGAACCATTTTAGCTGATACCAAAAGACTATCAGTAAACTTTAGGTCATACTCCAACCAGAAGTTGGTTCCATTGTCATCTAAGTATACCACCGTGCTAATAAGTATATGTCCGTGTTGGTATATTTTATTATACACCGGCTCTTCATCTGATTCAAAGTCAGGAAAATCGGCACAAAAAATTCTGCCAATATTGTCTACATGATATCTATACATCAGACACTCTAGGTCTTTTGTCTGAAATCCATCCTCATTTATGGCACTATAAATAAAGCTTTTATACTCTTCTGGAACATAAGATTCTATAGGCAGAGGGTAATCAATTGTAAAATAATCAAACATTCCCATGCGTATATTATAGCAGTTTTTCGGTGGTCTGAGGTCCTAGTGAATAAAACAGTTACTATATATATAAATTAAGTTAAGGTTTTTGCATGTTTGAAAATTTTAAAAAAGCAGAGCTACCTATAAGGTCAACCTCTTTGGTGCCCGAAGGATACTCGTTAACCATTAGAGCGCCTATTGATAGAGTCATGCCAATTATAGAATCTGGTGGATTCAGAAACTCTATGGAAGTAGATCCTGCTGCTTCTTGGATGCAACGGAGAAAAAGCAGAAGGTTATTTTGCTAAAAGGCGCAATGTTGAAGAGTTTCTTTTTGGAATACCTCAGGATGCACCAGGTTCTTCTAGGCCTATCTACGGATATGCTCGCCGTTCAACTGATGTCACTACAGCTGGCACTTATGGAAATGCTCTTTTTAATATAAAACCAGATCCTTTAGCAAATGTTTCTATAACTTCTACGGACAGTTTTGGTACACCAAAAAATGTTTTTGAAGATCCAAGAGTTGAAGAATACAACATATTTAAAAAGCCAAGAATAACACCGGTTGTTTCAGACGGCCTACCTAGAACATCAGCTTCTGCCTCTGGAGATTTTAGGGCTATGACAGAGAATATGGTTCTTGCTAAAAAGGCGGATGAGGACATTTTTAAGTTTGGCGAAACATTAAAAAGGTTTGTTGGATTCTATGAAGAAGATCCAATAAAAGACCCTCGAATGTATGCCGAAGTTCAATTTCATGAAAGAGTCTCGTTAAAAGATGTTGAATCAATAGATTTAATTAGAGCCGATCCTGGTACTGCAGAATCTGTTTCCTTAGCCCATACCGGAATAGACACTGAAGAATTTGCTAAAATGTCAAAAGCGGAACAAGCAGATTTTCTTGAGTCTTATGCTTTAAAGCAGAGAGAAGCTGCTGGTGCAATTAAAGCTAGATTAACTCAAATGGGATTTCCGGAAATACAAGTTAGAACTGGCTTTGTCAATAGAGAACTCGTAGGAAAAAAGAAGAATCCAAATTATATGCCAGGAGTAAGGGGTACTGGACTAGCTGCACAAGAGTACATTTCAGAGTATGCAGATACAATAGTTTATGATACTGCAGATGAATTGGCTGAAAATAAAATTGGTCTACTTGATGCTCTTAGGAGGTCTCATTTTGAAGGAACTGGAATGAGTGGAAACTTTTCTAGAGCACACGACGAAGCTGCATCTTTAGCTGGACCATCTATGTCTGACATTAAAGCTGCTCTAGCTGGAGCTAAAGAAACAGTACAGGCAAGTGCTCAGACAGCAAATCAAGTCGTTCAATCAAGGAGCATGGCAAGAAGGACTCTAGATTCCGTTATCTCAGCAGGAGAAACTGCAGCTAAGGTAATGAGGTTTAGAGCTTGAGGTCCTACTGTTAAACTTTTCTTTGTATGAAATTTTTTAATTCCATAAAATTAAGAAATGTGTAAAAGTGGATTTGGCCTCGAAAATTTTTTTTACTTTTTACCCTATATAGGTTTTTTAAATTTAAGTTCTTTCAAAATAGATTCAAGAGCATCTTCTAAAAGTTGTTTTTCGCTAAGACCAATAGTTTGAGCTATTGTGCGTAGCTCAGATGATTCTTGTTTTGAGAACTTTATTTTCTCAATCTTTTTTCCGGTCTCTTTGGACCTAAGAATAAGGGTAATTCTTTTACTACGAAACATCTGCAGTAAATAAGAATCCAGGACCGTTTCCCTCTGGATCCTGTGATGGAATCAATGCTTGACCATCGTGAAAGATAATAACCATAGGAATATCATTAAAGCCTACTAAGCCATTCCAGCCTAGTTCTTCAATTTCAGAATCTTTAAGTGGGCGAATAGTATGAACCATTTTTCCAATAAAAGATCCGTATTCTTTGGTAAGAATCTTTTGCATGTTTGCTTCTGTTTCAAGCATTTTAATCCCATTCTTTTTTGTCAGGTGGTAGTTTCTTTTTAGATGGTATTGTTTTAGATTTAAGAAAATTTCTGTCTGCAAAGTTTTGTCTATCTTCTGTAGACCAAGCAGAAATAATTTTTCTAATCTTCTTGCGGGAAATTTTCATGATCAAACTTACTGGAGCATCTGCTACAGTACCATAGTTTGTATGTTTTATTATCAGATTCATTTTTTAAAGATGTTCTGAGATAAAGTATTTTACCGTCTTGTGGCAAGAATCCAACTTTGCAATCATTGCATTGATAGCTGAAATCTGTTTTTTCTAAGTCTAAAGCTCTCAAGTAAGCTGCTCGCATTTCTTCATGATCCATCGGTTACAATGCCCCAGTCTTGAACTGTTATTTGACACATTTGTTTACAGACTGGACATTTAGCTACAGGGTACTGACCCCACATAGAGTGTGAGGGTATTTCTCCGCAATCACACTTTAGTATTACTTCAGGTCCCCAACTTTTTATAAGCTTTAACTTTGATTCTAGCGTAACTGGAATCTGAAGTGGCATGTCAGTATTTCCAAATTGACTTAGAACTCTTATTAACGTGGGAATAAGAATCAAGTAATTGATCTAAGGCAGAAGACAAAACTGGCCATTTTATTTTAAGCTCTCTGACAATATGATCGTGGTGATGAGGGTGATTACCTTTATCGGTTAAAGCCTTCTTAATAGCAAGAAGAGCGTCATACTGAGCTTTTGTAATTGCTACTGAAGTACTACTGTTTTCTTCTCGGTAAGAAGTAATTTTTACATTAGAAGAGTAAGGGTTAGAAGTAGTTGTTTTTGAAGGTACAGTATATGAATTATGCGTTTCTTTCTTCAAAGAGTTAGCAAGTTTTTCTATAGCAGATGCTATGTTATTTAGTGCGTTCACTAATGATTTCATCAAATTCTCCTTGTTCAAGTCTTTTTAGTATTGATAGTCCCCAATCATACCACTGGCAATCTTCGCAATTGTCACATGTGTGGTCGGGGTAAGGTTCGCCAATTATTGCAGCTTGATGAGCTTCTTTAATTATTCTTGGAAGAAACTCTTTTAAAAGTTTAAAGTATTTAGATTTCTTTGTTAAGAATATCATTATACTCTTTCATTATATCTGGACAAGTACATTTTTCATATCTATAAAAAACAGAGCCAAACCACGTAAGCATACCAAATGTATGCCAACCTTGTTCGTCTGAACCTTTAATAAATCTTATAGGAAAAAAAGAAAACCTTTGTTGACCAGGTTTCCAGAAAAAAAATCTACTAGCATTAAACATCAGTACTTTGCAATCTGTGATAGTCTTTGAATTTCGGCAATTAAACCTTGAACATGTTCCGATATAAGCCTATTAGATTCAATAGTAGATTCTAGTTTTGATTCTATATAACCAATGTGAGTTAGTGTAAGCTTAAAAACATTAACCGCATGATGCATAAGAACATAAACGATTGATGGATCATGTATAGATTTATCTGCCTCATTAGCAAGTTCAGACATAAGATTATTTATTTTTGCTTCGAGCAATGGATCCATATTTAACTCCTGCCTTTTAAAAAAAATAGTGGCCCTAGAACGCGTCCATTCTAGGGTAGTTCCACTACCGAGACTAGATAACTCTGTCACAAAACACATTACTGTGTTCGGGGCGATAATCCTTATTCCGCGAAAACAAGGACTACGCTACACAAATTAACTCCTCAGCTAATTACGGTATTCACTGTAGCTTCTCTAGTGCTAAGTATTATATCAGAAGATATCATCAGAAGTAGGATAAACTCTTCTTTCGATCTGAACTTTGTAAAGATCTATAGGAGCATCTTTTACAACTTCAATTGTAATACTAACTAGGTCTTTTGCGGGAAGACCAAAAGCTTCAGCTACTTCTTGGTCAGACAAAGCCATGCCACTAGGAAGTTGCATTATAACAGGTGGAATTTGGTCTTTAGTAACTTCTAAAGTAATCTTAGCTGTTCCTTCAGATTCATGCCATATGTTATCAGCGCTGTTAAAAGCTTGAAGATATATTGAGTTATCAAAAGCTTCTACAGATTTATATTTTGCAATAGCATTGTATGCATTAAACTTAGGTGGTTTTGAAATAAGTTTATCTAAAAATGAACTAAAGTCAAGAATCTGTTCAGCGTTTTTTACTTGATTTATTGCATAATCATCTATAAAGAGTGGTAGTTGTTCAGATATTTTTTTTTCTATCTTCTTTTTCTTCTTCTTCTTAATAGACTGATCTTTTGAAGCTTCGACTACTGGAGAAGGAGTAGTTTCCCAAGCAGGATAAACTATCATGCGAGAACCTCCCGATTAGTATATGTTTTAAAGAATACAAAAGCAATTTCTAAAATTGCTACTAACAATTGTATGCACAAATTTGGCATTGTTCTATCTTTCTTAAATTGATACGAGTTTTTAGATAGAATATATTATTGGAGTTCTAAAGGAAATATTTTCTTTAGTCTCTTTTTACAAGAATGTGTAGGAGCATCGTTAATACCGATGCCAATTTTTATAGATACGCCACAAGAAGAACAAGACCATTTGGTATTTGGTCTATATTTTGTTCTAGCTGGAGGTGGCTCTGGAGTAACAGGTATTTCCTCTACTTGGTCGTCTTCATCTTCCTGTGGCATTTTACTGTCGTTGGGTGCCTGAAGACAAGACGGACAAAGCTTTGGTTTTCTACCTCTTGCCTTAAGACGATTCCATTGAAGACCACACTGGATACAAGTTAACTGGTCATGTTCCATGGTTTAAGTCCTAATATCTCTCCTGAACGTAGCAATGAAAAGGTGCTCCAGTATATGGATCATACTTTGAAGCAACTGCAATAGCTTTTAAAGCATTCTTTTTAGCTTGAGCTACTGTCATTATTTTAGATGAACATAGTACCTGCAAAGCCCCCAGTGCATAAGAACTTCCAGTTCCCATAGCATATCTTCCATTGATGTCTGAGGTCCAAGAATAATCACCGTCAACTACATATATAGTACCAGAGACAACAACAAGAATTGTTGACTCATGCTGAGCCATATGTGTAGCTGATTCACTTTCTGGTGAGGTAGCATATCCTTGTTTTTCAAAACAATCTCTAAGAGCTGGAACAAACTTTGTGGTAATAAAGTTATCTAGTTTTTTACCATTAGTTGCAACAGGTAGACTTGGAGGAACAAACGCATGATGAAGAATGTTAATTGCTCGCATGTCGCCGGCAGCACCCAATAAGTACTTATTGTTTTCTGCTATCTTGGCACTGTTAGTACCAAGGGTGGTTATCTGAGAGGCAAAGCCTCCATCGTCCATTGTTGATATTCTAGAGTCGCTACAAACAAGAGCGTAATCTGGACCCTGTATGCCGATAATTGTGGTCATGTTATTCCTCAGTACACTTTAGTTAAAGATAGTATACAGGAAATACAAGATATTATCAATTATCAGAAGGATTGTAGTACAGGGATCCAAAAACTGTATAAGCTATAGCATGAATATCTTCTGATTTGACTTCTTTAAAAGTTTTTTTAAAATTGTCATATCGAGAATCATAATAATAGTTTCTCTTGCCTTTGCGGTTTTTATTACGCTTCTTGGACAAGATTTAAACCCTTTTTAAATATTAAAGTACCATGTAAAGTATTTCTTATATTTGTGTTAAAATACTTTCCAGCAGACTGTGCTTTTTTAAGATTGTCAAAGTGTTCAACTGTAGCGTCTGCATATAGCCAAACTGCACCAGAATTAAAGACAACAATTAAAGCTTCTTGATCTTCTGACCATGCGCAGGAGTGCAATACGGAACTATCAATAAACTTATAAAATTTAATTTTAGAAAAATTTTCCATAAGCGGAACGAGGAGGATTCGAACCTCCGAGGGCTTTAACACCCTGACGGTTTAGCAAACCGTTGCTTTCGGCCACTCAGCCACCGTTCCTAAAGGTTAATCACCTTGATATCTACCTTTAGGGTAAACATCTTTAGCATTAACTTTGCCAGAATTCATCATGTCAACAACAAATTTAATAGATTCTAAAATAGAATCTTTTTGTGTTTTGGTGTTTTCCGTGATTTCTTCTTCGTTGTTTTCTGTTTCATTTGTCATAGCGCCCCCGGCATGATTCGAACATGCGACCTGCGGATTAGAAGTCCGATGCTCTATCCAGCTGAGCTACAGGGGCTTATTAAGCGTAATTATACTGCTCTTTTGTGCGATCATCAACATAGAGGTTTGCCTCTAAAAGAAAATCTTCATAAGAAACTAGATAATAAAAACCATTACTCCAATAAGCACCTTGTACTAAATATCCATCAAAAGGATTGTACTGCAAAACATGGTGCCAGTTAAGACTAGCATCCATACAGTATCTAAAAGTACCTATTGGCTTTGGAGTCCAAAACTTCATGTTTAATTTATCCGGAAGATCAACACATGCATGAAGTAAAATAAAAGAATCTATCGCAGAAGAAACTTCTTCTATAGAAATGTTTCTAGAAGAATACTCATTAAAGTTTTTCTTTAACAAATTGTTAAGAAAAAAATGAGAATCTTCTTCGTCTAAAGTAGGCTCTAAAATACTAGTCTTCTGCAATAGAGTGATCATATCTAATCCAATGGTAAGTTAATCATCTTAACATAAAGCATTTTGCGCTCAATAGATGTTAAGAATTTAATGGTGTTGATGCGCCACTTGTTTTGTTTTGTGATGAAAGATTCAATGTCGGCTGTTGATGCGCCCATCTCTTTCATCTCTAAAGCTTTAAGTTTATTCTTCGCTTTATTAGAAGATAGTTGAAATTCAACATCTCTTCTGATAACTCTAAGGTTATATAACCACATATCAACATTGTTCTCTAGTATGTCTTTTTCATACTGAGAAGCTTCGTTTTTTATGTCTTTAATAACTATTTCTTTTAGCTTTTCAACATAGTCTACATCAACTATATTTGTATTTTGAGTCATTGTTTTCTGCCTTAGCATAACAAAAATCGTAAGCCTGTTGAATATCAGAAGCAAATTGCTCTGTGTACTGAGCACCCTGTTTAAGACAATATATTGGTGAATATGTTGACAAAACCGGCCAATAACCAATCCAAGAAATAGAACCTCTATATTGCTTTAACTGTATGTCGGAGTTAAATATGACCGACAAAGGTAAAAGCCCTAAAGTTACTATTAGCTTTGGATTAAGTAATTGTATTTCAGTATGTAGATACGGAGCACAATTAATAGCTTCTGAATTCTCAGGCTTCCTATTTAATGAACATCTTGTAACATAAGTTAAACAAACCTTAGAAGATTCAAAGCCCGCAGATTTCATTGTAGAAACAAATAGATCTGCAGATTCTTTATCTATCTTAGGATTGTCGACTATGAACAAAACATCTGGATTTTGAGAATTCCATCGAGGAAGATCTGATGAGTCTAAAACATTAGGACACTTTTTACAGTTCTTTGTTACTGTATGAAGATCCTGTAACGAAAGACTGTTCTTTGAAGACAAGATGTCATTGCGGACATCCTGAAACAAAGAAACAAGTCTTTCATTAGGAATGTGTTTAGAAAATGTCTCATGCAAATGAGACAACATGTTAGTTTCAAAAAGACCTAATTGAAGGCCATTTTTGGGAATTAACTTTGACTTTTCACCAGAAAGTGCTTCTTCAATTAAAGAATCTAAATCTTCCTGTGAAAAATCTTCCATCAGAACTCTTCTGGAACAGAGGTGTTAGAAGTTGTTGTCTCAGACTTTGAGTCAGAAGACTTAGGAGAAGAAGACGCTGCGTATGCAACATGCTCTGCAATGACGACAACCTTAGAACGGTTCTGGTTATCTTGCTGCCAACGCTCCTGAAGGAGACGACCAATGATGGAAATCTGTGAACCCTTCTTGAGCTTACCTCCAGTGATCTGGCTGTGAATGAACGAAGCGTTCTTATTTACAAAGCCCTCGCTGTCTTTGAGGTAATAGGTAACATCAAAGTATCCAGCTGTTGACTGAGATCCTTTTTCGGATCCAGCGTATTCTACAGCTACACGGAACTTTGCAATCTTGTCGTTAATCATCTCTGGATCAGCAACAACACCAGCGGTGAGGTTGATGACATTCTTTGGGTCTAACATTTTATTTATTCTCCATATAGTCATTTAGTGTGATAGGGTTATCGAGAACTTCTCGCACATTAGCGATCAGTCTCTCTAGGTATTTGCATGCTTCGTCTGCCCCTTGTGCAGGGCCGTAGTCTATTGTGTAATAGTCTACAAGACTTACAAACAAATTATATATTCCGGACTTAATGTCCGAGATTACGTCAGTAGAAACATATTCATTTACTGTTTCTACAAGTTCAGGATTGTCGTTTTCCATTTATGAAACTCTCTTTGATAAAGCTTGATCTATCATTTCTCCAAGAACCTTAGAATCTTTATATCCTTTATCATACAATATAGATATGATTGGTTTTGGATCAATGTAAGAATAAGTTAAAAGTTGAAGATTTAAAACATCATTTAAAGTGTAAATTCTGTATTTATTTAAATCTCTTTTTGGATTAGGATACTTTTTGCTTTTTTCTCTATTAGCAATAGTCAAGGGAGAAACATTTAGAATCTGAGCTAACTCTGATCTGGTAAAGATTGGTTCAGAAAGCTTTTTAGATTGCATGTTAAATTATACACCTTTTTAAATGTTTATATATATTTATATAGTAACATAAAAAGGAGAAAGAATCAAGTGGAAGAAGGTGTGTTTCTTACGTTTATAAGCATTTGGCTGATAAAATTATCCTGGGAAGGTATTGTCTTGATAGCATTATTATAAGACATTCTGTGATTTGAAACAATTTCAGTCTTATTATGTTGACTAAACAAAATACTTTCAATAATATTATCATATGTCTTGGATACTCCGTGGTAGTCTCCAAGCCATTCGGAAAAATCACTTAAGGTAACTTGATCCTCAAAAGTGTTATCGTCATCTACTTCAATGCCGGTATCAGAAATGTAATCCTGTCTAAAACTATCTATGTAATACAAGTTATGGATTTCTGAAGTAGAATCATAGTAACTTGTATAAGATGGTGGAAGCCAAGCATAATCAATAATTTGCTCTGGAGTATAACCAGAGATAATATCATAAAAAGAAGAAACTAAATCATTAAATTTATTAGTTCTAAAATGATTAATGATTGGATTTGACCTTGGGCCATAATTAAGATTTGCTGTTACGCCGTCAACAAGATCGGCATTGAAACCAGTATTCCAAACCCAATCATATGCAGAAGCAACAACTCCAGCAATATCCATAGAATACCTGTATATCTCATCGCTATCTTCAAAATGAGGAGCGCAAAGTGTAGCGTTGGTAAAGAAGTTAGGAATATAAGGAAGATACAATTTAACGTGTTCATGCGTTAAAGGTTCATTTGAAAAGAACATTTTAACGCAATTAAGAATTGGCTTACCAAAATTGATAGTATAAGAAGCAATATATATCTGCCAAGGAATTGGAATATAATAACTACTTATATCTGGGTAGTCACCTTCTTCATTCTCATGTTCAGAAATATTGTCTACACTCATAGGAATATGCTGAACCAATTGCATTCTAGGAGGACGTTCAAAAACTACAAAACCGGGATAGATAGCCCTAACTCCGGGAGGCATAAGACCAGATGGTACAGAAGACTCAAATTTAGAAGACAAAAAGTTAGAATAAAAATTAGAGTCTATATCAAAAGATGAAGCAACATTTAGAAACTCGTCTTGTACAGAAATAGAAGCTGAAGCAGAACGAAAATAAG